AACAAGAGTTTTCAAGTTCTGCCTGACCACCTTAACTACAAGATGATTCTGGAGGCATTGCCTACTGCAACATCTGACGAGTTGATTGAAATGATTGATATTGAGAAGGCGGTTGCTACTTTTAGTGACGGTCTTGTTGAGATCAAGAATGGTCAGGTAACTTATGAGGGTGAGGTTGTTCATGGGTCGATTAGCAAGAGAATTCTGGAGTTTATGAGCAAGGGTCTGCCTTTTCAGCCTCTTGTTAATTTCCTGAATAATCTTATGGAAAATCCTAGTATGCAGAGTCAAAAGGAACTCTATGATTTCCTTGAGCATGAACATCTGCCTATTACTGAGGATGGTTATTTCCTTGCTTATAAGGCAGTCAGAAGTGATTATAAGGACAAGTATCGTGGAGTTTTTGATAATCGTGTTGGTCAAATCTGTGAAATGACACGATCAAAGGTTGACGATGATCGTGGTAGAGGTTGTTCAAATGGACTTCATGCTGGTGCATTGAATTATGTGGCCGGTTATGGTAGTCTGGAAAGTGGTGATAAGATTGTTATCGTTAAGATTAATCCTGCTGATGTTGTGAGTGTTCCTAGTGATTGTAACTATGAGAAACTTCGCACTTGCCGATATGAAGTTGTCGGAGAGTATCAAGGCGAACTTCTCAAGCCTCTTTATTCATCTGTCTTTAGTGAGGATGATTACGAGGACGAGGACGAAGATTATGACAATGATTATGATTGGGGATGGAATGAGGATGATGACGAAGAGGCTTATGCTGAAGATGACGAGGATGATGAGTTCGACAACTCCTATCCTGGTTGATTAAAATCGAAGGAATAGTCTGGGGACTGGATTAGTTAGTGCTAACTCTTAGGGTTCGATCCCCTAATTCCTTTTTGCCGACCATGATGGTAGCGTTTACTATCCCGGCTTATTTTGAGGTTGTTTACAATTACAGGTAACGGTGAAATATGTTTAAGATGGAACTTGGTTTTAATCCGTATGATAAGGCTAACAGCAATACTGGAAAGCGTCATGTTAATTCGTGGAGTAGACTACAGCAGCAGTTTCTAGATTCTTTTAATCTAAATACTGGTCATATCTTTTGCTACAATGGAGATCCTCGCAGAAAGATTAGTAGCATGAAGCATACTAGTGATCTAAACGAGGTACATGATGCTAACGAGAATAGCAACTCTGATGCTTACTTCTACGTTAACGGTGGACGAAAGCAGTATGCTATCAACACTATTGCTTGTTGCTTTGTGGATATTGATGCTGGACGAGATGATGCTGGAAACTATCTGCCTAGTAAAGAGGTTATGAAGTTTAAGCAGTCCTCTCTTGACAAGATCAATAATTTTCCTGTTAAGCCAAGTTGGGTAGTAGATACTCGTAATGGTTATCAGATTTATTGGATTATGGATGATCAAAGTCGAACTCTGATTAATCAAACCACATGGAATGGTATTCAGAAAAAACTGGTAAATTATTTTGGCGGAGATGCACGAGCCATCAAGATCAATCAGATTTACCGAGTTCCTTATACTTGGTGGCGTAAGTGCTGGGAAAAGAAGGCATCTTACTTTACCAGTATTCTAAATGGTTCAACTGGTCAGAGCGTTAATGTTCAAGACTTAATCTCTGCATTAAATGGTCAACCAGCAACAGTAACCATTGTTCCTAATGCTACTAGTGATGCTTGGTTTGAACAGTGGAGAAAAACCTACAAAAAGTCTGATGCTACTGGACTTCCAGTGACGGTTGATGCTGCTGCAAAGATTCTGAACGAACTTAATAGTCAAAGAGCAACCTATACAAATAGTACCTCTGATTGTTGTGGTCAAAAGAACTCTATGAGTAGTGCTTGGGCGTCTTATAATCAGACTCCAGACAGTTATAATGAGGATCTTTCAAAGGCTTACAACAGCAAGTTTGAAAAGGCTTATGGTGATCCGTCGCCAGTATTGCCTTCTCATGCTGGTGACAGTGGTTTAGTTTTGAGTGGGGAGCAGTCCAAACTTTTAAAAACGGTGGTCGAGTACCTCAACCAAGCGTCTACAGCGTTGTATTTCAGCAACAATCGATTCCTTTCTGGTGCTGCTAGAGACTTAGCAAGCCAGATTAGTGATAAGTTTTGTGTGGGTTAAAAATGACAGACAAAGACCCACCATATAATCCGTTTACTTGGTATTTTCAAATAGATACTGAGTGGATTAAAAAGTATCAAGAACAAATAAATAAACTAAGTGAAGAACTATGGGATCTACCTTTATTACCAAAAAATGTAACTCCTGTTGAGTTACCTGTGAACGGTTACTTCTCCAATACAGCAGAGGATAAAACCTCTCTGTATTTGGGGAATAACTGTTACAATGAGGGTATTTGGAAGTTAAAGTATTTTGTTTATAATAAATTACAGAAAGAATATGAGTTACATTTACAAAGTCATGCTGGGTATGTGGTTAGTCTGCCTAGATACTATCAAGGATTGCACGAAATACTTAATTAGGAAATTTTATGACTGATGATAATTGGTTCGTTATAAAAGATTTAGATATTTTTACAGATTATGTAAGAACATTAACCTATACTTCTTTTGGTGATAAAAATAAGCCATCAGAAAAAGATGAATTAGATACTATCTCTGATTTGTCAACTGAGGATCAAAAAGAATTAGAATTAATATTATCTTATGATGAATCACTGATGATAGTTAAATCAGTAATGCAAAAGCAAAAGAATAAAAAGACTGACGAGATAAGATATGTGTTAAATGATGAAATATTTTTAAATCTAATTCAAAGTCTAAGCGACAGAATGACTAGTAATATCCTACAAGGATTAGTGAACAAAGGATTTATTGAGATGGCATTTGATGATAAAATCAATGACTTTATATTTTGGGTGAAAGATGAAAATAAAGAAAAGCCTGAAACCGATTGATTATGATATTCATTTGAAATATCTATGTCCAAACCCATCTTGTTGTTGTCAGCATTGGCTATCATTCAAGGAAGCATCTGCCAAAAACTTCAGAGTGGTTTGTGAATGTGGACAAATTTTCAAAGTTAAAAGACTACAAAAATTTAATGTTGAATATTGTGAGAAAGTAATTCCTGCTCCAGTAGTAGAAACTAATACAGTAGAAAATACTCTAGATCGGCAAATTCCTGGGTCATTTGAAAACGAAAATAAAGAAACAGATATAAAATCAGAATCAGTATCTCTATTAAAGAAATATGGATTTACTGAAACTGAAGCAAATGTTCTTATTGAAAAGACATTGGCTGAGAATCCTAATATTGATGATCACGTTAAATTGGTTAAACACTCTCTTTTTTGGATAAAAAATGAATAACATTATTAGACCGTCAAAATTTGAAGATATTATTGGGCAGAAAGGTGTTGTGTCTAGACTTAGAATATGCACAAAGGGATGTGCAATATCTAATGGTGTGATGCCTCATATTTTACTTGATGGGCCTCCGGGTTTAGGCAAGACAACAATTGCTAGTGCTATAGCAAATGAGATGAATGTTAATTTATATACATTAAATGCAGCAAATTTAAGGAGTATTAAAAGTTTGCTTCCTTACCTAATGGGTATTGCTCCAAGATCAATCCTATTTATTGACGAGATTCATAGGCTGCCTAAAATTGTTGAAGAATTTCTATATCCTATTATGGAAGACTTTGTTCTTAATATTTCTAGTGATTCTAAGATTGAATCTATTGATCTTCCACAATTTACTCTTGTTGGAGCAACCACTAGTGGTGGTAGTTTAAGTCAGCCGTTTTACGACAGGTTCACTCTCAAAGAACATTTGGTCTATTATGATCACGATGAATTAGCTGAACTAGCAAGGTCGAATTCTGCTAAACTTAACATAGTCATAGACGATGAGGGTCTTTTGGAAATCGCCAAAAGAAGTAAAGGAACACCAAGAATATTAAATGCAAGATTGCAATGGTATAAAAACTATATTTTGTCAAGTGATAAAGAGACAAATATTGACGATATCTTTAATGCTCAGGGTATTGACCAATATGGTTTTGATATTTATGATAGAATGTATTTGCAAGTTCTTATTAATGCTAAAACTAACCCTATTGGCCTAAAAAGTATCTCATCAATGACAGGCATTGCTATTGAAACTATCGAAAATAGTATTGAGCCATTTATGGTACGAATGGGTTATGTGATAAGAACTCAGAAGGGTAGAATATTCAATCTACAGTCTAATATTAGTGTATAATATTATATACTACCATTAGAGGTGCTACAATGAATAGGCTTATCTTTTTTCTATTTTTATTCGTAATTAGCACAATATCCACAGCCGGTACTATTCATCCGTCAAATAAAGATTCTCAATATATTGATTATGCACAAAAATATAATTGTGTTCTAAAATTAATTACCAAAAAAAATAATAGAATAACAAGTTCATCATCATGTGTTATTATCAATCCAAAATGGATATTAACAGCAGCCCATATATTTGAAAATAAACAAGATCATGATACATTTGTAATTATTAATAATAAACAATATATTGTGTCTAAAATTTTTGTACAAAATAAATTTGATGCAGATAAACCAGGATACAATGATATTGCTCTTGGTATGTTGGCCGAAAAAAATACTTTAGAGATAAATTATCCAGAGTTACATACTGCAAAAAATGAAAAAAATAAAATAGCAGATATTATTGGCTGGGGAGTAACAGGATCCTTTAATAGAGGAGCTTTTACAGATGATTCAAAACTTAGATGTGGTACTAATAGAATATCTGATGTTGATAAGCATTTGTTAATGTGTGATACTAGTCAAAATGATCAAGCCTCAGCCTTAGAATTTCTAATATCTCATGGGGATAGTGGTGGTGGATTATTTATTGATAAAAAATTAGCTGGTATTAATTCTTTAGTTTTTTGCACAGATGGTAAAACTGATTCTTCATGGACTGACGAAAGCGGCCACACCAGAATTTCTCTCTTTATCGACTGGATAAATTCAACAATAGCCGATAATGAATAATTAATGTCTATCAAAAATTGGTGTATGATAAAATACATCAATCTCTAAAGAGGCATTAAATATGTGTAATATTCTCGTAGAAGGATCATTAGATATAACTATTAGTGGAAACAGTTTTGGATTCACATGTCCATGGCAAACTAATATAACCTGTTGTTCAGAACCTGGAACATATGCTGTTTTTTTTGAGAATGGAGGAATTGGTATTTGTCCACCAGGACGTCCTTATTGGGATCCCAGTATAACATATTGGGATATCTGTGGACTTAATAAATCAACTACCGGTAAATATACTCAAGTATTTTGTGATCCATGTTTGGATAGATGTAATAAAGATGGTTCTGTTATGCGTTATACTGGAAATCAACAATGGTTATTCACAACATATGTAAATGCTTCTCCAGAACCAAGACCACTTATTCTTACCACATTTTCAGTTAGTAATGAATGTTGCAAAAATGGTTGTGGTAGTTTTGATAGCAAACTTTCTGTTAATGGAACAGAGTGTTGTTGCGGAGATGTCGATGAGTTCGGCCAATCTGTAACTTATACTGTTTATGTACCAGAAGTTTCAAAAGACATTAAAGAGTTATTACAAGCTATGCCACAACCATATATATCAACTGGTGGAGATCCTCAAGAAGCTTGTGCTTGTGGATGTCCTGGTGCTGGATGTGGTCCTAATTTATATGGTGTATGTGGTGGAATCACTGAGCTTTTACAAGCATGGAGAGAAGCTGAAGTTGAATATAACTGCAAAGCCGCTGGCGGATTATTCTAAAACTAATTATAGGGGTAACATAACATGGGCCAATTAGATCCTTTACTAATCGACAATAGATATCCACCAGTAGACGGCGAATGTATGGTTGGAGATTATATTACCAAGTGTATTTGGTATAATTGCTTTCAATTTCTTGGTGCTCCTCCTGTTAGCCCAGTAGGTAATATTGGTGACTACAGCAATAGTCAACTATATCACGATTGGAGATTATCAGCATGGGAGAGTGGAGACGTTATAATAAGACTATTGGCATTTGATGAAGTTCCAAAATGTGGAGATTGTCCAACACTTCCTTTTATCAAAACATGGTTAGAGAATAATCCTACCAAAATATTTCCAGAAATAGTTGATGATCCAGTAGCGTATTTACAGTTAAAACAATATGTAGAATTAAATGGTGGAAAATTAAAAATTGGTGTTCCAACAGTTGCTTTGCCTGAAAAAATAACTTATCAAGGTAAAGATTATTTATTAAATGGTAGGAATGCAACAACATGGAAAAGACTATTGAGTTCTAATCCTACAAATATTGGTAGTATGCCAGCATATCCAGATGAAGATAGATGTATAGATATGCCAGGAAATACTGGATGTCCTCAACATGGTAAAATGCCATGGTTTCAAGGTCCATTTCTTTCTTTAGAGTTGACTAATACAGGAATAACAACAAGCTCAAGCAGTGTCACTTGCAAGCATTCAAAAACATCTCCCGGTTTATGTGCCAGCTGTTTAATGAACCCTCCTCCTAATGGTGATTTACATTGCAATGTATTGTATGAATTAGATGATGCTAATGTAAAGAATAGACCAATAGCAGTAAATTCATATGGTCCAGCAAAAGAATTTATCTCAGTATATCAAAAATGGGTAGATATTAATAAAAGTCATCCACAGTTTGATGAAAAATATAAAAATGCTGTTGTCTTATTCTATGGATATATAGAAGGCGGTATCGACCCTGCTACTGGACAACCAACATATACAAATAGTCAAGGAATACCTGATGCTAATATATATAAAGTATTTTTAGAAACTTGGAAACTAGATAATGATTATAAACTAGTAAGAGATACAAACTCTTTTCAGAATGATCAATCAAACATAATAAGAAAATATATCTATATAACCCCAGCACCAACAATTGCTAATCCGGCCCCACCGGTTAGTAATAAGAATCTTGTGATCTTATTTGATACGAATACTGGTCAATTAATTGAAATCATTGTTGATCGTGAACCAGAAGTACTTATACCAGAACAGATCATTGTTAGGTACATTCCAAATACTGCGAAATTTCTATCAGAAACCAATCCTACAGAATTTTCTAGATTAAAACTTGAATATCAGAAAAAGTTTGCTAACGATATTGGCACTGGAACTTGTTGTTTTATGAGTGTTGATGCCAAATCTGTTTACAGAATTGGTTGCTTATCAGATATGACTTCTGAAGGTTGCACAATTGATAGATTAAATGAAGACTTATTGACAAATCCAGAAAATAAAGTTGTAATTGTAGAAAGTTATTTTACTACTGGTGTTGATTGTTCAGAAGCAAATTGTCAATTTGATATTCCAAGATCATATCCATCTGCTTTGGGAACTTGCTGTTATATAACAGAAACAGATCCAGAAGTATGGGGTTGCAAAGTTAATACTCAATCTGAGTGTAGCAATCTTGAAGGCTTCTGGCAACCAGCACAACCAGACGGACTTGGCGGATATAATCCTCCATCGTGTTCATCTGGTGGTATACAGTGCGTTCCATTAGATGATTCAACAGTTACCACTATTTTTATTGGTCCAAGAGATTGTTCAATATACGAACAGACAAATCCAACAATTGGTTCAGATAATCCCGGAGTAGTAAACGGAGCCTGCTGTTCTATTGTTGCTACAAAAACTATTGATCCATTAATTTTAACAAATTCTGTCATTCACACTAAGACCGTAACCATACCAGCATATCGTAGTAATACAGGATCAGTTGTATCTTCTTCTGATGTTAACTTTACTATGTTAAATGATGGAAGTATTGTTAAATTATGTTTTAATAATCCAACAGTATTTGATAATTATATGAATAGCGTAAGTTATGATAATTCAAAAATAGAATCTGACTTTTCGGTTATGAATAATGGTCAGGCAACTTCAGATTGGAAAACAACAGTTAATAAGATTGAAGGTAATTGTATAATATTATCAGTAGATAAACAATAAAGAGAGGCTAATAATGTCTGAATATATTTTTCCAAAAACATTCTCATATACTGAAGGTTCAGGCTCTGGATCTGGTGGAGATATGATTCCTTGTGAAGCATGTGCATTTCCACCAGGAACAAATATAGACACTCATTATCAAGATACCTCTGTTCTTGTTAGAAGAGATGCTGAAAATTCTTGTTGTCCAACATTACCAAGAACAAAAAATTGTTTTAATTGTGGTTTTACTCCGGGAACCAATGCTGAAACACATTATGTAAACACAAATGCTCAAGTAGCAATAGATGCTGCTGGTGATGCTGAGTGCTGTCCTGTTCTTCCTAAACCACCAAACCCACAACTATATCCATGTGTTAATTGTGGGTTAGGAGATAATTCAATTGATGATTTTTATATTGATATTACAGCACAGGTTTCTACAGAGGGTGGTTGTTGTCCAGTTGTACCAAGAGATGATAATGAGTGTGATCCTGCTTGTGAAGAATGTGAAGATTGTATCAATGGAAACTGCGTAGAAAGAGACTCATTCCCATGCGTAACCTGTGATGATGGAGGATCACTATTTCCTCCCGGAACATCAATAGATACTCATTACATAGATGTTTCAGTTAGAAACTGCGTTCCAGATCAATGTTGTCCAGTTGTAGAAAGAGACGATAATAATCCAGATCAAGAAACAACTGTGATATATGTTGGAGAAGGAGAAGTAAAAACATGTCAATTAGATCCAAGAATTACTAAAACTGGTCCTGGTACTGTAGTTATAATTCCTCCTCCAGTATCAAATCCTCCAGTATTACCTCCAATATGTAAAGTTTTAAATATTCAAGAAGGTAATTGTATACTAAAACCAGGCGTTGAAACAGGTTTTACTTCCACAGATACCAAAATAACATTTGGTAAACTTTTCACATGTGGATTTGGTATTCTTGGAAATTCTACAATCAGTGTTAATAGTATTGATTTTGGTAGTGATGTAAGAGACGGTGGAAATAGCGGTTTCTCATATACATCAAATAATACTGATCTTAATCTATATGGTAAAATAAATATTGGATATGGTCGTATAAATATTGCTCAAAATGGTATTAATTCAGCTGATCTTAGAAATTTATTAATCAGTGGCAGAAATGGTGGATCATGGGATGGTGATGTTGGATTTGTAACAGACATTGATGTTAACGGAATAAAGAGCATTGGCTATAAATTTAATGATGATGGCTCTACAACTGTTGCTTGGGCAGCACCAGGAGATACTAATTTAGACGGAGTAATTGATATATTAGACGTTTCTGATATATTAGCTTCAAATAAATATGATAATGGTGAATTTGCTCATTGGTTTGAGGGAGACTTTAATTATGACGGAGTAGTAGATATTCTTGATGTTTCTCTTTTCTTAGGAACAAATTCTTATGATACTGGTAGTTATTTACCACAAAATACATCTTTTGATGTATCTTGGAATCCTAAAACAGTATTTTATAATTTCAAAATTGATATTTCTACTCAAGATGTTACCAAAGCTCAAGGCATAAGAACTTATGAACCAGTATTCTATAAGGGAAATATTGAATCTAGAATAGTATGTCAACAAACAACAAGTGATCAATGTGTGGGTCCAGATACTGTTTTCACACCAAATAAATCTTGCCATGATGCTGTTTGTGATAGTTTAGATATTCCTAAGCAAACTGCTGGAGCTTGTTGTTATGAAGATAGTCCATATAGAGAAGCATGTGTAGTTTTAAATGATACTCCATATCAAAAGGCAGAAGATGTATGTTATGGTTATGGTGGCACTTGGAATGGTTATAATACTGTATGTAGTGATAGCAGTTGCATAACAACACAAGTAATATCAGATAAACCAGTAGTTAATACTAATACCGGTACTGGTAAATGGGGTGGATGTTGTGTTGGTATAATAGGTGGCCAAAATAATGGCAATTGTGTAATATTGTGGGATGCTGATATGACAGCAAAAATGCAATGTGAGGGTGGCGGAGGAATTTGGTATGGCTATAATAACTATTGTTCAGACACATGCAACGGAGCATATGTTTTCCCTGGATAATAATTAAAACCATAGAATATCATGAGTAATCAATTAACTTATAATTTAGCCAAATTTGAAGATGGTATTGTTTATTTTATTAAAGAAAAAACTTTCGCATCAGATAATGTTGGTTCTGGAAAATCAGACCCACATAATACTGCTGAAAAAATTTCTGCAATAGTTAATATTAAAGAACTAAAAGAACACGCACAATATCAAATTACTGTTATTGAATGTGAAACAGGTTATAAACAAGACTATACTATTCATGGAGTTTATCTAATTCCAAATAATATTCTTAGTATAGCAGTATCACATCTAAAAAGAGATCCTTCTTTAATGTCAGGACTTGAAAGAATAACCTGATAAGATCATGAGTAGCTTGGATATCATTTGTCCTTATATTGAACGAGATAAGGATAGATTTATAATTTTATGGAAATCTTTAGAGAAATTTCTTAAGATTGATGATTATCGACTATTCCTAGTTTCTCCATCAGGAAAAAGTCCAATTTCATCAAATAATATTATACCCATAAAAGAAACAGAGTTATTTCCGTCTTTTTCTAATAAAAAATTTGACGAATTAGGATGGTGGAAACAGCAACTAATAAAATTATCTTCTCATAAAATTTGTTCATCTGATACTATACTGTCTGTTGATTGTGATTGTTTTTTAAATAAACCATTATCATATAATGATATAGTTAAAAAATCAAAAATAAAAATCAATCTATCTAGTGGAGGATCTTATATCAACTGGTATTCAGCTTCATCAAATATATTAAAATTGCCATTTAAATTTGATGCTAATAAAACAATAAATGTTACTCCATTTGTTTTTTCGAAAAAAATATTATCAGGATTAGATAAATATTTAACTCTTCTATACAATAAAAATTATTATGAAAATTTATTAAATTATCTTCATATGGACTATAAAAAAAATGTATGGACAGAATATTGTTTATACCATATTTATGCACATAATACAGGAATGCTTGAAAAATATCATTGTCAAGATAAAAATTATTTATTATACAGTAATTCTATATGGTATGAAAGTGAGACCGAATCATGGGATCCAGCTAAATCTTTCGACAAACCAGACCACTGGTTTACAGTAGTACAATCTACTGCTAAAAAACCTGCCTCGTGGGTACAAGATAAAATAAAAGATTATTTATAATGATAGACCTTAAAAATACAACATTAGTTGCTATTGGATCAACAAAAATAGAATATACACTTAAGGCAATAGATATTTGTAAAAAATATGCAAATTTTTATGATATTAAATATCTTACAGATGCCGATACGGAATATACTATAAAAATTAATAGATTAAATTCTATAAGAGAATATGACAATTTTATAATTCAAAAACTTCCATATTATATAGATTCTGATTTCGTATTAAGTATACATTGGGATGGATTTATAGTAAATCCTTATGCTTGGACAGATTCTTTTTTTGAATACGATTATATTGGGGCTCCTTGGCATTGGTGGAATAATATTTGTGGAAATGGTGGATTTTGTATGAAAAGTAAAAAGTTTCTGGAAACCCAAAAAATATTATTTGATAATAATTATATTGTTAATGATCCAGACGACGTTGCCTTATGTGTTAAACATAGAAATGATTTTATTAATAAAGATTGCAAATATGCACCACCTAATATAGCATATAGATTTTCAACAGAATACGGCGGATATTATAATTATAATTCATTTGGTTTTCATGACCTTCGCGTTAATCCTCAATTTAAACATTTGATAGAGAATTAATATGACAGATTTTAATAATAAAGACTACAGAAGAGAAAAATTTAATAAGAAAAAGAGAGATGTCAAAAAAACTACGCAATATCCTGAAGAATATGGGGATGTTGCAAAAAGGAACAAAGAATTTAAAAGAAAAAAACAACACTTAACAGAAGATAATTGGGAGGAAGATATAGATGAATTATATTGAAGAATTAGCTAATGGAGAAACATTCTCTTATAAAGAAGATAAGTTTATTTTGACCACAGATTTTAAAAAAAATGGCTCAAGATTATGCACCAACCTTGTCGATGGTACTCAAAGATGGTTTGAATCATCTGATATCATAGATAAGACGCCGGTGTATTATATTGATAATGACAACAATATTGTTAACTTAAAAAAGGATATTACTAATGAGAAAAATATTAACATTTCTTAAATCACTATCTTGGCATATATGGCTAGGATTTCCAAAATCAACTCAGGCTCAAATTAATGAGAGACTAGATGTGTGTAATTCTTGTGAATATCACGAAAAGATACAACAGCAATGTTTAGTTTGTGGATGTAATATTAATAATAAGCGTATTTTTATGAATAAATTAGCATGGGCCGACCAAGAATGTCCTATGGGAAAATGGAAAAAGCTGATTTGACTTTCTGTGTGATCGCGGTTACAATGCTCTAGGAGGACTGTATGAAAATATCAAATTTGCACAAAAATACAAATTCGTTTAATTTATCAAACGAGAATATCTTTGATATGACATCAAGGATTATTTCATCTAATGATCAAATATCTATTATTATCCCACATGTTTGTAATAATGTTAATGCTTTTGGCGCTGGGTTTGCTGACGCATTATCAGAGAAGTATCCTTCTGTTAAAGCTAATTTCCATGTTAATGGATCACAAAAATTAGGACACACACAGTTTATTACTGCTGAAACTAAAAAGCATAATAAAATTATTGTTGCTAATATGATAGCTCAAAATGGACTTATAAATTCTAAAAATAAAAGACCTCTCCATTATCCTTCTTTAGTACGATCTATGATAGACGTAAATACTTTTTGTAAAAATTTAGCAAATAATACAGAATCTAGAGTAGAAATTCATGCTCCCAAATTTGGTAGCGGATTAGCTGGCGGAAACTGGTTATTTATTGCAGATTTGATAGATGATATCTGGGGCAATATTAATACGTTTATATATATTAAGAAATGAAGTACGACTATCTTATTGTTGGTTCGGGTTTATTTGGATCAACATTCGCACAATTAGCCAAAGAAGATGGTAAGAAATGTCTTATCATTGATAAAAGAGATCATATAGGTGGCAATTGTTACACTAAGAATGTGTCCGGCATAGATGTTCATATGTATGGCCCACATGTTTTTCATACCAATAATGATAATATATGGAATTATGTTAATAAATTTACTAAGTTTAGTAATTATATTAATAGACCAAAAGTTAATTTTAATGATAAAATATATTCATTTCCTATCAATTTAATGACTCTTTATCAGCTATGGAATATTAAAACTCCAGAAGAAGCAAGAACAAAATTAGATAATGTAAAAATTAAAATAGAAGATCCAAAAAATTTAGAAGAATGGATTCTTTCTCAAGTTGGAGAAGAAATATATTATACTTTCATATATGGATATACAAAAAAGCAATGGAACACAGAACCAAGAAATCTTCCATCTTTCATCATTAAAAGACTGCCCATCAGATTAAATTTTGATGATAACTATTTTTTTGACAAATATCAGGGCATACCAGAGTATGGTTATACGAAGATGATATCCAACATGATAGATGGAATAGATTTAGATTTGCATTGTGATTATCTTGAGAAGAAAGATTATTACGATTCCTTGGCTAAGAGAGTGCTTTATACCGGCCCTATAGATAAGTTTTTTGATTACTCTCATGGAACTCTATCTTATAGAAGTTTAAGATTTGAAATCTCAGAATATCAAATAGAAGATTATCAGGGAAATGCTATAATAAATTATACTAGTGAATCTATTCCATATACAAGAACTATAGAGCATAAGCACTTTACAACTCATAATAGTACAAATACGATAGTATCTAAAGAATATCCTCAAAATTGGAAACCAGGATTAGATGAATACTATCCTATTAATAATGAATTAAATAATACAATTTACAATAATTATAAAAAACTTTCTTCATTAAATAATAAATATATTTTTGGGGGAAGATTAGCAGAATATAAGTATTATGATATGCATCAGATTATCGGTTCTGCTATGAATATATATAATAAGGCTTAATATGATAACACCTAAATTTATTTTTGCAAGATACAATGAAGATATATCTTGGATATATGATTATCCTGTAATAGCAGATAATGCTATTATTTATAATAAAGGACCAGAGTTAAGCTTAAATAAAATATATAAAACAGAAATTATTAATTTATCAAATAACCCAAATTGGGGTAGAGAGTCAGACACTCATTTAACACATATAATAAATAATTTAGATAATATTGATGATTATATTATATTTTCTCAAGCAGATCCATTCGATCATTCTCCAGAATTTATTGATATAGTTCTTTATATGATCAAAAATCAAGAGTTTAAATCATTTCAACCATTGACTCATGGATGGAAAATTAATGAACGTGTTCCACCAATTGAGAATATTTTATATGATACTCGTGAATATGTTGGACCATATCAAATATATATGGAAACAGTTGAAGAAAGATTATATCCTATAGGATATACTGATAGGGGTATACTTGGAACTTTAAGTCATTATAGGAACGTTCATCGAATCACAGATATTACTAAAACATTAAAACATGTATATCATATATTGGATCTAAATATACCTTATTGTGGATTCTTAAAATTTAATTATGGTGGTATCTTTGGTGTTAGTAAAGATAAAATTCTAAAAAATGATAAAGATTTTTATATTAAATTGAAGAATTTTGTTTTAAAAGATTGGTCACACGGATTCATCATGGAGAGATTGTGGTATACAATTTTTAATTAATATGTATGTAATTATTTTTTCAATAGCATTGATAATCGGGTGTTTGAAAGGACTAGGATACGGTGAATAGGCTAAAAAATCAACGGGTTTATCTCGCTGGTGCTATGGATAGAGTACCAGACAGGGGCATAGGTTGGAGAGATAGTATAACTCCATTTCTAGAAAATCTTGGCATTATAGTGTTTAATCCTATAAAAAAACCTACAGATATAGGAAAAGAAGATGAGGAAGTTCAGCTTCTCAAGAAAAGATATAAAAAAGATTTAGAATACGATGAACTATCAAGACTAATGAAGTCTATCAGATCAGTTGATTTGCGATTGGTAGATATTAGTGATTTTATTATAGTTAATCTTGATTTAGATACTCATCCTTGTGGAACTCTGGAAGAAATTTTTTGGGCAAACAGACAAAAGAAGCCTATTATAATACATATGGTTCAAGGCAAACAAAATGCTCCAGATTGGTTATTTGGAACCATCCCACATGAAATGATTTTTTCATCATGGAATGAGATCGAGAACTATTTGAATAGTATAAATACTAGCTCAGAAATAGATTCTCATAATAGATGGTATTTCTTTAATATATGAAAACGGTTAATATATCTAATCCGACATATTTCTCTGCCCATAGATCTGGTTGGGGATATGTTATGCATAATCTAATGAAGTTTCATTCATATGATAGTATTCTATTGGATGATTTTATAGATATAACTTTTGGATACAATTTTGATACTAATCTGAAGAAAAAAATAATACCATATAAAAAACCATGGATAGGATTCCTACATCATCCTCCAAAAATATGTCCGTGGTATGAAGAAAATTATAGAGAGTCTATAGATATACATAACTTCTTAAATACAGAAGTATTTCTATCATCTTTAGAAAACTGTAAGGGAATTTTTGTTTTATCAGAATATCTTAAAAGCTATCTTGAGAAAAATTTTAGTCAGTTCAAGAACATTCCAATTTTTTCATTAAAACATCCAACAGAATTCGGATTATATGATTGGAACTTTAATAAGTTTAAGACATTCTACAATGACTCTGGGATAAAGTTATTATCCATTGGGTACTTTTTAAGAAATTTATCAACCATATTCACAACATCTGCGAATAAAAAAATTGATAAAATATTACTACCGTCACACTTAGAGATGGCTATAGACAATCTTGAAAGAGAAATATCTTACAAGTCTATTGATATTGATAAAACCAGAGTTAAAATATTAACTTGGCAAGATAATAATTTCTACGACAAGATATTGGAGCAATCGGTAGTTCTGCTAGATTTATATGATACCTCATGCAATAATGCTATCATTGAATCAATGATCAGAAATACTCCGCTGGTAATAAATAAGCATCCTGCTATTATAGAATATCTTGGTAAAGACTATCCATCTTATTTTAAAGATTCCTCAGAAATATCTGATCTACTAACCTATGACAGCATCCAAACCTCTGCTGAATATTTAAAAAATAAACCAAAAACAGAACTAACAATAGATTATTTTACTTCTGAATTTCAAAAGTATCTTCAACATATTGATATTTCTGTATCTAAAAATAATCGTCAGAAAAAAAATAAAAATAAAAATGAACAATTAGATAATCTTCTGATTAAGGAAACCCAATTCTCTCATAGATTTGGCTGGCCCTGGGTAATGTCAAATCTGCAAAAAAATAATACTATCACAAAGAATAAATCTACTAACGATTTATATTGTAATGATTTTATTGAACATACATTCAGAAATGATAATGATAATATATCAATAATTCTTAATAATAAAAAATATGGCTTAGTAAGAGGATATAATCTATTTTCTAGTAATGGTACCGATATTTTTACAGATAATACGAACCGTTTTATATGGAGTAATGATACCAATTCGTGGGAACCAATAAGGTGTGACGATTCTTTTAAAAAAGATATTATGTTTCAAAAAATAGAAACATACAAAACTAATAGCTGGATTGGATTTTTGCATAATCCAATAAATATGCCACGATGGTTTGACTATAATCAAAATATAAAATCTCTATTACATAATAAAGATTTCTTGGAATCACTAGATAATTGTGAATTAATATTCGTATTGAGTGATAATCTAAAAAATGAACTAGAAATTTTATTCGATAAATATGATCTAGATATAAAAATAAAAAGCCTAAAGCATCCTTTTCCGTATCTTCCAGAATCAAAAGTTTGGAAATACGAAATGTTTTTAGAATCTAAAAATATTACCCAAATCGGATACTGGATGAGAAAAATGCATTCTTTTTGGGAACTCAATACTAACTTAAATAAGATATGGCTTTATGGACATAATTTTGCAGCAAGAATGCTTGACATAGAGAATATAGTTCTTGGAAAAAAAGATATACTTAGTCAGCAAAATATTATAGATATAAATAATTTAATTGTAAATAAGCAGTCAGGATCAATTAATCAAGTTTACATAACTAATTCTAGCAATGAATACTTTGATAAGATATTACAATCATCACTAGTCTATGTTAATTTTTATGATTGTGCAGCAAGCAATACTGTAGTAGAGTGCATAGCATCATCAACGCCACTATTAGTTAATAAACTTCCATCAATAGTTGAATACTTGGGAGAAGACTATCCCCTATATTTTAGAGATATTAATCAAGCTTCGTCTTTATCAAATAATTTAGATCGAATCAAAGAAGCTCATGTATATTTAAAAGAAAATAATAAATTAAGAGATAATCTTAGTATAGACAAATTTGTATCATGTTTTTATAAGGAATGCGATAAGATATGCAAAAAATAATTAATGAAATAAAGCTTGATTTTGACGATGTTCTTATTCGTCCTAAAAGATCAACTCTTAATAGTCGATCAGAAGTTTGTATCCAGCGAGAATTTAAATTTAAGTATTCTCCACGAAAATTATTAGCGGTGCCGATTATGGTGGCCAATATGGATACTGTCGGAACTTTTGATATGGCAAGATCACTATCGACATTTCAAGCTATAGTATGTTTGCACAAGCACTATAAGATTAATGAATATGTTGCTTTTTATACAGATCCTAGTGTTATAAATAAAAGTCTTGCATTTTATTCTATTGGCACAAGTCAAAAGGATTTGGAAAAATTAATTGAAGTATTTAATCAAATTCATAAATATAACTTTCCCACCCCGAATATATGTTTGGATGTTGCAAATGGCTACACAGAACAATTTGTTAAAATTGCTCATAAAATAAGAAGTTTATATCCAGAGTCGATTATTATGGCCGGAAATGTTGTTACTCAGGAAATGACAGAAGAATTGATTATTCATGGTCAAGTTGATATAGTAAAGGTTGGTATAGGTTCGGGTAGTGTATGTACCACTCGTTTAAAAACTGGCGTTGGATACCCTCAATTGAGTGCTGTAATGGAATGTTCTGACGCTGCTCATGGTCTTGGTGGACACGTTTGTTCTGATGGAGGATGTAAAGTAGTCGGCGATATTTGTAAGGCATTTGGTGCAAATGCTGATTTTGTCATGTTGGGCAGCATATTTGCTGGTACAGATGAGTGCGAAGGAGAATGGAAATATGAATATTTAGTAGAAGCAGGATCATGTGCTCCTGGATTTTGGCAACCAATTGATCCAGAACATGATAATATAAAAAGAAAAATATCTCTAAAATATTATGGTATGAGCTCTGAAAAAGCTATGAATAAACACCACAATGGAGTTGCTGAATATAGAACAGCAGAAGGAAAGTGTGTTACTGTACCATATAAAGGTAAAGCAGAAGAAATTGTTCAAGATATTTATGGTGGATTAAGAAGTGCCTGTACATATATCGGAGCTAATAAGATCAAAGACTTTGGTAAAAAAACAACATTTATACAAGTAAATAATACTCATAATAAAATATATGAAAAAAATTAATTTAATGTGTCCATTAGGATATACTGGATACGGCATCACATCATTAAATATATTACATAATTTAAATAATAAATGTGAAGTATCGTTATTTCCTATAGGAAATCAACCTAGTGGACTAAATTCGGATCATGATGTATCAGTAATTAAAAAATGTATTCATAATGCTCAATATTTTGACTATAATGCATCAACATTAAAAATATGGCATCAACATGATCTAGCATCAAGAGTAGGAAAAGGCACATATTATAGCTTCCCTTTTTTTGAATTAGATACTTTATCTAAAATAGAAGTTCATCAAATAAATTCCTGTGATAATGTATTTACTGCTACTGATTGGTCCAAACAAGTTTTAATTGAAAATGGAGTTACTATACCTATTATTGTTTGTCCTCTCGGTGTTGATAGATCAATATTTTTGCCAACCTTAAAAAGTCATCAACAATTTAGAAAACAATCCACAAAAAAACCTAATTCTTTGTATAGATTTTTTCATATTGGAAAATGGGAAAAAAGAAAATCTCAAGATATTTTATTACAATGTTTTGAACAAGCTTTTAATAGTCATGATAATGTAGAATTATGGCTATGTCCTCACAATCCATTCCTAAATGAGTCAGAAACAAGATTTTGGCTCAATCTTGTGAATAACAACAAACTCTCTAATAAAATTAAAGTCTTTAATAGATTTCCAACGCAATATGATTTAGCAAATATTATAGCTGATTGTGATTGCGGAGTTTTTATATCAAGAGCAGAAGGTTGGAATAATGAAATATTGGAAGCTATGAGTATGAATAAACCATGTATAGTAACTAATTATTCAGCACATACTCATTATTGTGATCAAAACAATTCATTTTTAGTAGATATAGATGATGATGAATTGGCCAATGATAATAAATGGTTCTTTGGTCAAGGACAATGGGCAAAAATAGGTCAAAATCAGATAGATAATATTGTTGAACATATGAGATATGTGTATAATAATGATATCAGATCAAACCCTAATGGTATTGATACTAGTAATAAATATTCATGGAATAATACGGCGGAGATAATATATGTCAACACCTAAATCATCAATACTTGAACAAGTTCAGAATTCATTGTATAATGAAATGTATGGTTCAGAAGAATATGTTGAGTCTTTAGAAACGATGTATATACCCAAAGATGAAGAATATTTCGATCTTGGCGAAGAAGTAGAAGAAATAGACTTATCAATTGCAAAATACGCATATAGAGATCCTGTTACAAATGAGATATACTACTTTGAAAGAAGAAGTTCTTATCAAAAAAATGGTCGTCATTTAATATTCATGTCAGAGGCTGCCGAATACCAAGGACGGAAGGTTCAGCTAAACAAGCCTTTTAGAACACCAGATGGACCAAAAAAGTCTAGTGTTTATGTTAAGAATGACAAAGGCAATATTGTAAAAGTGAACTTTGGCGATCCAAATATGAAAATAAAGAAAAATATACCGGAGCGTAGAAAAAGTTTTAGAGCAAGACATAATTGTGATAGCCCCGGCCCAAAGTGGAAAGCAAAATACTGGTCCTGTAAAGCATGGTAATGGAGATATAAAATGGATAGACTAAGACCCATAATGAATAATATTCAAAAAGAAATTATTAAAAATAAAGCTGAAGAAGGTGACTTTCTAAAAGTAGAAGATATCGAAATTGAAAGTCCAGACATGGAAATGATGGAATATAAAAAAGATTTTTATGATATGAGTGTTGGTTCCATAAAAGCCATAATGTCTCATGCTCAAAGAATATTAGAAAATCTTGAAGATCCAACTGTAGCAGAAAACTTGACAGAAAGCTGGCTACAGGGTAAAATCGCCATTACTGAGGATTATATGAGAACGATCCACGATTTTGTCATGTTCGTATCAGAAGGATCCGATAATGATAGTGACGCTGGATCGAAACCTGGGTTATGGGATAACATTAGAAAGAAAAAAGAACGAGAAGGCAAGAAGTATAAACCTGCAAAACCAGGTGATAAAGACAGGCCAGATTCAGAGCAATGGAAAAAGCTAACCAAGTAATATAAATTTAGGATAATGAAATTAGGAATTTTAGTTAATAAACAACATATAAATTTTATACCATTTATTAGTTTTTTAACAGCACAAATAGCTGACAGGGATGATGTAGAAATTAGTATCATAAATGATGCTTCTAAGCTAAAAGATATCTCTTTGTGTGATATAAATTTAATTGTAAATAGATATTGTCTAATAAATATAGATAAACTATTTAATAAAAAATATCTTAATGACATATTCTTTCTACCATGTCATCATAAAAAATCAATAGTTCTATTTCCTAAAAAATCAATAACGATCAAAGAAAAAAATCTTTCAATAAATGAATTTATAAGAAAAAATTCTATATCAGATCATAAGACATTCGGCAATATATGCCATCTTGCTAATATTGGTTGTGTGAATTGTAAGACTTCATCTTGCACTTTCTTATGTTTCAATGATCTAGATGATAATTTTATAGATTTTCTGAAATCATACTTTTATAAAAAGAAGGAAATATATTATAATAATAATACATATATAATAAATCCAAATACAAATTTATTTAAATACAATAACAGTGATGCGTGTTTAATAAATAAGAATCTGTTGGTATGTTGGGACAATGTTAATAATAAATGGAAAAAACTAAATAAAGGAATTAAAAAAATATGTTAGATATAGGTGGTATAGGCGATCAGAAACTAAAGTATAGAGAATACAAGGACACAGAATTCTTGCCACTATACGATTATATATTGATGGCTAAGAAGATAGTATCAAAATTGTCTAGTCAGTATAATAAAAAGCTTCTTAATACAGAAGATGTTATATCTTATGTTGCTAATGCTATAATGATGGCTGATTGGAGATGGGATAATGAATATCAAAGCAAAGAAGGAAGAAAGAAAGATCTTTACTCTTATAGAAATCAATGTGCTATTTGGGCTATAAAAACTTTAGTTTCAAAAAGAAAGAAACGACCAAAAACATTTTCATTAGATGAAACTATTAGCTCATGTGATAATAGAAATAATTTTGATTTTCTTGAAGATACAAGGTGTGTAGATCCAGGAGAAGCTCTTTGTGATAAAGAGACTAATTCTGATTTGTGCGATGATATAAAATCTCTATTAGAGAGCGATTTGCTTAGTGATAAACAGAAGCAATATATTGAATTATACTATTTTAAGGGTCTAACATTAGAAAAGATCGGTAATCAGTTCGGAGTAACAAGAGAAGCCGTTAGACAAAATATAAACAAGACTATAGCTAAATTAAAAGAAATGATGGTGAATCCAAATGAGTAAAATTTATCTTAATCTATTCATAATTTCTGTTGATATAAAAACAGAAAAGAAATATATCTTATCAAAATGTAATAATGAAATTTGCATACCACAAATATCGTTAGATGATCTTAATAAAAATAAGATTAAAAATTCTTTATCAGAATATATACGGTCTATAATTCCTATGCATACACTTGGAATTTTACCACAAATTATAACATTACATTCCTCAAATTTGGCCAATGCTTATAAAAAACTTAATAAAGATTTCAATGATACTGATATTCAAACAGTATATGGGTGTCTAGTTGACCCAATTCCGCCTGTAAAAGATGATTTTTATTGGATAGAATTTAATTATGAATTACCTAATGATTATAGTTCAAATATTTTCGAGGTTTGCCAAAACTTAAAATAATGTTCAATCTCAATTTTTTCCAAAAAAATAAAAAAGAGAAATTTGTTAATAAGATAATATTATCTCTTAATGAGAATAATAAAATATCAATAGCATTAGATCTTGATCCTAGTATGGAGAATGTTGGAAAATCTATTGGTGAACTATTATATAGTATAAACTCTGGTAATTTAGAAGAGCCTATTGCCAATATGTTGGTCGATTTTAGCAAATCAAATCCACAATATAGTACTATCATAGAAGAAATAATTCATTATTGGGTTAAAAATAAAAATCTAAATAACAATAATCCATATATAAGTCCAACCAAAGTATTTTCTCAATGAATAATAAACCATTAATAATATGGGAAAAATGGAAGGATCCATATGGTACTGATGAAGAAGATAACAATTGGGAGAATAATGAAGAAGAAAATGATGATATTGAAATAACAAAATCCAGAGTTATGGTAACTCCTATGGGTTTGATTCCAATGTCAGAAAATACAGATGCTTCTAAAATTTTTAAATTTTGGTTAGGTCATACTAATTTTACAATATCACATAATATTGTTTCATTAGTTGAAAATGTAGAAGGAGTTGAAACTTTAGATATCTATACAAGATATAGATTTAGAATAAGCGTTGGCAAAGGATTTAATGATAGAGATGTAATGTCAGATATAAATAGTAAACTATACTCATATATAGAATATAAAAATGAATCAACAGCTATCAATACATGATCAATTAAATTGCTTACATAATAATAGTATTATACCTGAACAAAGGGAAATATTTTTACATTCATATTTTGATGGAGAAGAAGATAGTGGAGTTGATTATAGAGCATCTGTAATTTTAGAAAAAAATATAAGATTCTTATCATTTAATTCTCAAGAGCCGATATTAATACACATGCATATTCCTGGTGGAGATTGGGAAGACTGCTTATCTATGTATGATACCTTAAAACTATCCAAATGTAGAACCACAATTCTTGGATATGGAAAAATACAATCTGCTAGCGGAGTATTATTTCAAGCTGGACATCAAAGAATAATGATGCCAAATGCAACATTATTAATTCATTATGGAAGTATCAGTTTTGATAATGAGCATAGCAAGGCTGCTGCTAGTAGCGTTCAGTGGAGCGAAAAAGAAACTGATAAAATGGTGAATATATTTGTAGATAGATGTTTAAAGAGTCCAATAGCAAAAGAAAAAAAATGGAAGAATAGTCCACATATAATTAAAAAACATCTTGTGAGTCAAATTTCAAATAAGTGCGATTGGTTATTAGATGCTGATGAAGCGGTGTATTATGGTTTTGCGGATGGTATTTTAGGATCAAAGAAATATCCTACAATAGAAAGTCTCAAATGCAATTAGAATATGTTAATACATCATGCGATTTAACAGATAACGAACTGTCTAATTTGATTAAAGACGAAATTAATAAAATTAATGAAATTGATACTATAGTAATTCCCCAATATTTTCTTAAATTAACTAAGGGCTTATTGGCCGAGAATAAAAAAATTTCATGCGTAATTGATTATCCTTTAGGATTTTCTGATATAAAGTCAAGAGCATCATTAACATCTTGGGCATTAAAAAATGGTGCGGATATGATAGATATCGTATTACCAGCATCTTATCTTACCAATCGAAAATATGATAAGATTAGAGAAGATATCAAGTGTCAAAAAGAACATATTGATCCGTCAAAAATAAGATATATATTAGAATATAGAATATTTGATCATAATTATTTAAAGAAGATGTGCGAGATCCTTATAGCAGCAGATATTACAACCATTGTTCCAGGATCAGGATATAGAATAGATAATTTAGCCGATTATATCATAGCCTCTCAATTTTTAAAAGGTCATTTTGATAATCTAAAAGTTATATTATCTGCTAATTTTTGGAATAATCATCATTTTGAAATGATATTTGGCCAAAAGTTTTACGCCGTAAGAAGCGGCTCTATAGATATAATTAAAGATATCGTCTTATTCAATTATAATAACAAAAAATAAAATTGGGTGTATAACAAGTTATATTGTATCTCTTACTAAAGGTAAAAATATGTCTATATACAATCCATCATACAATGATAGCATCAAAAATAATGGCGGAGTCGCACTAAACTCTGGTGTTCCATACTCAGATAATGCTCAGTCAATAAAAACATTCTACAACAAAAGAAGAACCTATGAATTTCCTTTTGCTTCAACAATAGTCGATGGTGTTAATGTAACCAATGCTACACAATCGGTTTTAACTCCAGTTCCATATAACAGCAAAAGACCATTAATCAAAAGAGCAACAAAAACCATAGCCGCTCAATCTTCTGACGTTTTACTATCACCAGGTAATCTTGCTCCAAATTTAACTTCCTCTATTCATCCGATTATTTCATATCGTACCAGATTACAGCATACAGCATTTGTAAATGGTAAGTTGAATGTTCTTACTGGTAAATATGATTTTGGATATCCAGATAATCAACAGGATGATTTTGGTTCTGATGAAGCTGCTTATCCAAGTAGAAAAAATCCTGGCACTATGTTTTTCAAAAATGGCAGAAATATATCAGTAGTCCCATATCAATCAAAAACTAATTGAGCTTATAATGGCAGAATTAACTAATTTTTGGCAACATATTGCCACAACTTCTGTTGGCATTATTGTTACCATGATAGGTTTTTGGGTTGCCGTAGGCAAAAATATGGCAACTAAAGCAGAAGTGTGCGATCTTATAGAAACCAAATCGCCATATCTTCAAGATCGTCAATTTATTATGGAGAGATTGAACTCTAATAAGGAAATTCAAGCAGCATTTTCTCAGGCTTTACAAAGAAATACTGATGTTATGAATGAGTTAAAAATTCAGATAGCTACACTCACAAAAACTCTTGAAGCCATAGAATATAGAATAGAATCAAAATAGCTTTCTGGTGTAATATAAATTGTCTTAACAAATTAAAGGTGATTTATGGCTAATGATGTTCAACTTTCTATTTCGTCTAAAAGTATTCACAATGGTAGCATAGTATTAACTTGCTCCAAAACTGGTAAATATTCATTAAATTTATCATCGTCTAGCAATAGACCAAACATTGGATCAGTATCATCTAAATATGATAACAGATTTGATGATCCAAGCTACTATTATGGTGGCCGTGGAGATACCGACGGCGGATTCTATGGTGAAGATGTTCTCGGAGTATAATTATGGCTATAATTAGAATTAATGAATTACCAGAAGGTAGTGGCAACTTAAGTAATGATGATGTTTTCATTTTTATGGACAGTCCTTCGAGTGGTGGGATTACTAAAAAGATATCACTATCTGAACTGAAATCCATTATTAATGATCGATTGGTCAATGGTGAATATCAAGTGGTACTTGGCAGCGATGGTATGACTTCATTCCCAGTAATAGAAGGAACTAAAACTCTATGGGGTGCAGTGGATGATGATTTTCAAATTAAGACTACTAGAACTGATGGTGAACAAGATGCTGACATTGGCATCTCTGCCGCAGACGATCTATGGCTTGAAGCACTTGGTGATGATGTTGTTATTATGGCCGCAAGTGAAGTTAGAATAGAATCCAATAGCGACACATACACATATCAGTGGACTTTTAATACAGATGGTGAACTAACATTACCCAATGGTAGCATACTAAGCGAAACAAATAATACAATATCTTTAATGCCTCCAACAGCAGCCGCTGGACAAAGTTTAGTCATTCGACCAACTGCCGCTATTTGGAGTATAAACTCTAGTGATTTTATAGTCTATGGTAGTCCTATTACAATTTCTGTAACTCTTCAAACTTGGGCTTATTTTGGAACAGTAAACTATACTATTACTGGCAGTGGAGTAACAGAACAATCATTGGGACGACCATTAACCGGTAAATTAACTTTTGTAAGCACATCTGGTCCAGACACAGAAACTATTACTTGGACTATACCAGTCGATAGTCAGATTACTGAATTTACTTTAACAATAACAAGTGTTGATGGAACAAGATCAACTAATATAGAGACAGAAAATGATCCAGCATTATATTATAACTTTGAAGAAAATGCTATGCCCATTGGTCAATATGTTACTGTGACGAATAACGATATATCAAATTCAGAACATAGTCATGTGCATCTTGTGGCAGGAGATCCAGAAAATGTTGATATTTATTTAGGAGATGATGATCAGTACGTTAAGATCGAAAAAGATGGTGGGAACGTTGTTATTGGTACCGACTCAAATAATAATCACTGGACTTTTGGTGTAGACGGCACCTTAACATTTCCAAATAATACAACGCAAAGCACAGCGTCTGTTAATACTGCTCTTCAGTGGACAGCTAATCATACTCTTGCTGATGGTACTAGGTATTTAGCCAATGATGTTGTTTATCATGCTGGTACTTTATATAAGGCTAATTTTGATAATGAGAGCTTGCCCGTTACAGACACAACCTATTGGACCAATGTTGGTTCTGGATATAGACTAAATCTTGATGGTAGAGATATACCAAATATTCCTTATCCTGTTAATGATATTATTCAGGGAAGCAATATAACTGTTACAGAGGTGAATGGGGCCTTTACGCTAGATGGCCCAACCGCTGTTCAAGAGTCAGCATCTGTTATTACTACTGTTTTTAATCAAACTGGAAGTATTATTCCTAAATTTACTGCTATATATGTTAACGGTGGACAAGGAGATACTCCCACAATTAGCTTAGCACAAGCTAATACAGAATCAACCAGTAGTAAAACTTATGGAATAACAGCAGAAGCAATTAATCATATGAGCACAGGAAAAGTTATTGTATTTGGAGCCTTAACCGGGATAAATACAGATCAATTTAATCCTACCGCACCAACAGGAAATGTTAATGGTACAACACTATGGTTAAGTCCCAGTGTTGCTGGAGGATTTACAACCACAAAGCCTTCAGCACCAAATCATATGGTTGCTATGGGCGTTATAGTAAGAACACATCAAAATGCAGGCGTCGTTGAAGTTAGAGTTCAAAATGGGTACGAATTAGAAGAACTACATAATGTATCTGTTACTGGAGTCACGGATAAACAATTATTAAGATATAATTTTACTACTGAATTATGGGAACCATATAGTTTTAATATTAATGATATCGATTTTACCACCGTTCCTAGTATAGACCCTCTAGTTCCTGGTAGACTTTGGAGAGATGCTGCCAATGGAAATGTTCTTAAAGTTTCATGGGGGGCTGAGCCAACAGAGTGTCCGTCTGGAAAACTCACTTTCGAAGGCTGGTACTGCTGTCCTGACAATATAAATGAGGCTCCAACAGCCGGAGGTTGTCCATGATAAAACCAGGGTATAGAACTAGTGAATTTTGGTTTACATTTGTAAGTTTTATATTCAGCGGTCTGTATTTGGTGGGAATAATAGGGGAAAATGGTCAAAAAGAAGATCTTATAAGAGATGTTAGTCATGGTGTTGAATCGTGTATATTAATTGGTGGACAGTTATTTATCTTATACAAATATATCAAAGGTAGATCAACAGTTAAAAAAGCTTTTACAGAACAAAAGGTTGAAAATGAGCCAGCAGTTACTAAATCAAGAAGTAGAAAAACTAGCAAGTCAAACAAAAGAGTCAATACAAAACGTCCAAAAAATAGCCCTAAGTGAGGCTTGGAAAATATTACAACTAACAACAGCAATTGTTGTACAGCGTATAGAAAATATAGCAACTGATTTAGCTGGAAAAGATAAGAAACAATTAGCCCTAAATTCAATTAACGGTTTTTATGATGCTGTGTTCGTAGTAATAGATATTCCATTTGTTCCAAATGTTTTTGAGCCTATTATACATAGGTACGTTAAGAGCATATTAATGACTATGGTTGGATCATCAATAGATGCTACTGTAACAATATTCAAAAGTGTAGGTATTTTCAAAAAGAAAGAGGAGACATCATGAATTACGCAGAAAGTTTTGAGCAATTTTCAACAAGATTAGGCCCAACAGATCTTTTACTATATGCTGGTGCTGGCATAATTGTTTATGTTTTATTTAAAGAAAAGCTAGATCCATTAAAGAGCGCTGTTCTTAAGCTATTTAATAATGTAACTAATAAAACATCCTCAGTAGTTTCTGCTGTTGTTCCATCAGTCGTAACAGCAGAACCAGTAGCTGGCGATGATTTGTTTTTTGAATTAGTAACATCATGGAAAAAGACCAGAGACTTGGCTGTTCAAAACAAATGCTCAGAAGCCGTTAAGGTTGCTGATCAAATGTTTCCGTATCTAAGTCCAAATGGTTGTGGTAAAGATGGAGTAGTTCTATGAATAACAAAAAAGTATTATTAGTTCTTGGTGGATTATTATTAGCAATAGGTCTTTTAAAGCCTGATCTAACTAATCTATTTAAGAATAACAGTCCTTCTGATCTAAATATATCAAAGCCAACTAATGTCGAACTATTAGATGAATGTGATCTAGTAACAAAAGCATTAAAAAGTGGTGGGGCTTCATCGTCTGAATCAAAAAGATTAGCCTCATTATATATGGATATGGCATCTCTTGTTGAACTTGATGGAGAAGATCAAATAGTTAAGAATACTGATGATATTCGTCAAGCTAATAGTCTAAGCGGACTTATGCTAAAGATGAATATCAAAGGCAAGTATCCAGAGTTGGCTTCAGCAGCAAAAGCAGTTATTGTATCATCAATTGGAGATGATAATGTTCCTTTAAACAAAGATTTAAGAGCTAAGGCTGTAGATGGATTTAGGGCTTTAGCGTGGGCTTGTGATCAGGGGGCAAAATAATGGCTAGACTATCTCCTGAAGAATTATATAATAACTATCGCAAAGGATTTAGTGGTTGTTTGTGGGAACAACACGTTTTTGATCATCTAATGGAAAATAGCAAGTATCCTTTATTTGGAGATGCTAGCAGAAGAATTAAGAATAGTGGTAAGGGTAAACTATCAACACCATACAAGAGTGTGTTAAAATTTGATAGTAATCCATATAATGAAAGACAAACCACTGGAGATTGTGTGTCCCACGGAACACGAAACGCTTGTGATGTTAGCAGAGCAGTAGAAATAGATGTTCATAATGAAAGAGAAGCATGGATGGCCAGAGGGGCAACTGAGGCTATTTATGGTGCTCGCGGACATGGTGGACAAGGAATGAGTTGCTCTAGAGCAGCAGAGTTCGTTAGCAAGAATGGTGGTATAGTGTTACGCCAAAACTACAAAGGTGTTGCTGACTTTACTAAATATAATGGTAACCTTGGTGCTGGTTGGGGAGGACGAGGCTTACCAGATCCTGTTATTGATCTTGCTAATGATCATCAAATTAAAACTGTTAGTTTGATACAAACAATAGAAGAAGCTCGTGATGCTCTTGCTAATGGTTATGGTTTAGCAGTATGTTCAAATTATGGATTCTCCAATAAAAGAGATAAAAAGGGCATCTCTAACACTAGCGGAAACTGGGCCCATTGTATGGCCTGGATAGCGTGTGATGATACTGGTAGTGAACCATTATTCTTAGTACAAAATAGTTGGGGCAAATGGAATGATGGTGGTCATCCAGAATGGGGCCCAATTCCTGATGGATCATTTCTTATTCGTGCTGAAGTTGCTGCTGGAATGTTAGCAGCAAATGGTAGTTATGCTTTTAGTAATTTTGACGGTTTTCCTGTGCAAAAACTTCCTACTTATGGATTTGATGATTATTTATGAAAATTCTAGATCAGATTGTACTAAATAGATTAATTTCTATGATTCTTAATTTTATTGTTGGAATTTTAAAAATATTTGCACCAAATAGTGTAGATAATATAGATACTAAACCTAAAAAAAGGAAAAGATTATTTCCTAATCTTATCAAAGATGACACTAAACAATAGTTTGTCAATATTATTATTAGCCTCTTTAATATTTGGTTCATCACAATATGATGGATCAACAAAAGCGGCTGTAACATTAGCTGGTGGTATTCTAAAAAGTAGAACAGTAGTTAGTGTTAAAAAGTATAAAAGAAAAGATTGTCCGGTATGTGAGGGTAAAGGGTGGTATATTAGTGGTGATGGTATTAAAAAAGTAGATTGTGGATACTGCGAACCAGAACAACAACTACTTAGTCCTCTTCCTCCAACAGTATTAAAAGTTCAGCCACAACAACCACAATGTAAAGATAATTCATGTTCATCAAACTCCAAAATTATTAGGAGATAATATGTCAGAAAATGAAGAACTAAAAGAATTAGCTAAAAAAGTATTGAAAAGAGTTAATATTAATGAGGACGAAAAATTTGGCAGTATTATAGCTATCTTAATGGTTATAAGTATTATTCTTACTGTTATCAGAGTTTTACAAGAATGTAATAAGAATAAAACAGAGAATATGACTGCTCAAGATAAGTGTGCCACTTATGGTGAAAGTATAAGATCTTTCAGCAAAAAAAGAGGCTGGTTTACTCGTATGAGAATTAAAAGAGTAATCAGAAAAGAATTAACTCAAGATGAATTTAATAAATATGGTATTAAATTAACTGAAGCATTGCTTGATATAGGAGAGAATCTCACGGACGAGGAAGTTTCAACCCTAGTGGAGGCCGCGAATGTTTAATCTTTTAGTATGGTGTGTTTATGGTATATTTACTGGTGCTATAGCCAAAGCTCTAGTTCCTGGTGAAGAAAATTTCGGATTTGTAAAAACAATAGCTCTTGGTGTTGCTGGATCATATGTTGGGGGTTCAATATTGTACCTATTAGGAACATATGATGCAGTTTCTCCTGCTGGTATTTTTATGGGTATTATTGGATCAGTACTAGCCTTAGTAGTGTACAATAAACTACAAAAATAAATATGCCGGTGTATTATACATTGATTTAATTCTCTAAATAAATAGGTCAAACTATGTCTTCTTATAGTCCATCACCCGATAGACCACCAACAAGAGGAACTTCCAGAATGCAGTCAGCATCTGATGGTTTAAATTGTTGTGCTGTGGCTTCTTCTTATACTTCTAATCAAAATACATATAATAAGGGAACTATTAATTTAGACCCAATTTATACTCATAATAGATCATTAGTAAAAGGTTATGTGTCATACAAATTATTAAATAATGCACCAAAGGTTGTAGAGTCTAGACTATGAATACTAAAAATACAAATATAAAACTCACATCTGGCGAATGGCACAAAACCAGAATTCCATGCATGATCTTAAAGCATAGAGTTTTGAAAACTGACCCCACATATAAATTTGTCATTAATGCAGATATTTATGTTAAATCTAATGTTGCTGTAAGAAACAACAACGGATCGTACTACTATGATCTATTAAATATTTTGGCTCCATCATCAACATCAGTAATTACTGGTGATCAATGGTTAGATTTTTTAGAATCAAAATATAATATAACATTAGAGCAAGGTAATAATTATCATAGTTCAGTATTTCCAGAATTATCATTTGAATCAGCATCAGACAGAGATTTATTAGATCAACTTTATAATACGCTATCAGATACTATGTATAGTGATGGACTTAATGTATTTGTTGATTTTACTCTTCAAACTTCTGGTGGATTTATCAGAAATAAATTAAATATTGATACTAACAGAGTTAAATCTTGGATAGTAGATGATCTATCATTAAACTTACTAAGTTCAATAACCACAAAAGATTCAAATTATAACTTTAAAATTAAGAACAATTATAAAAATGATTTAGAACTATCAACAGAAGAAGTATTTCTTATTGAAAGCTTATTAAAATTTAATTCAAATTTAATGCCAAATAATGGATTAGCTCCTTATGTTTGGGACTTTGTTAATCAGTTACCAGCACTATCTCTTACTGCTAAGCAATATCTATTTGGTTTTTCTCTTGACAAGGTAGGCATTACTAATATTCTAAATAGTGATTTTAATCTGTCTGTTGATTCAAATAATAAGCCATTAACTGTTATTACAAAAAATGGAACTTATGATAAACCAAGTCAAACAATAAATATATCAAAACCAAATTAATAAATTAATAAAAGGAATTAAAAATGGCAACAGATTGTTCTGGTCCTCTAAAAGCTTGCGTAGACGCTATCATAAATCATATCACAGGTGTAATTCATCCACAAATAATAGAGGCTATTACTGGCCCACAAGGAGTATCTTTAATTGCTAGTAAACTAAATGCTTTTTGTGGAAATAGAAATGTTTGCACAGAAGATAATATAAAATCAGGAAAAGCTAAAGTTAAAGCTGTAATTCAAGCAACACTTGGAACAAAAGGGTATAATGGTCTTAATAATTGCTTCCTCGTTGAGAAAGCTATTACAGATTATATGCGTAATAAATTATGTGGTACTCGTGAGGGGAATTTTGGTGGAGATGCTACAGGATCTCCGGTCACATTATGTGATAACATAGGAGCCTGGGCAGATGCTGATTGGTTTAGTGATTGTCCTGCATATGAGAATAGCTGCATTAGTCCTTTTGCTGGATGGACCGTTCCTAATAATTGTATGAATGGAATTTATACAATAAGTAAAAATTGGGTAGAGGTACGTGATGAAACTCTTCATAATGAGGTAACGTATACAACTTTCGAATTAACAGAAGATGCTGAAATACAAATAGGAACAGTTTGTGATTCTAAATTCATAATAAAATTCGAGGATCTTCCTTCTCTAAGTTCAACATGCAAAGGTCAAATTTTCGTTGCTGTTTACGAAACTGTTACTCGTGGAGATATCTGGGTGCAAGAACAAGGAGACTCATATATAGGAAAGATTTCTGACCCTGCTCCTAAGAAGATATATCTTAAGTTACTTGAAAAATATGATGGCCCAGAAGCAAAAGCAGCCCTTTTAAAGAGTTTGCCCGGACGAATAGTCGGAGCATATACCACAATGGTAAACGACTTTATAAACGGCGCCTTAAGCGAAGAATTTAATAAAGCTAATCTAAATTCTGGACTATGGTTAAGTAATTTAAAAGGTGCTCTAGGGCTACTAGCGGGAGCGGGAGGTAACACTAATTATACTTTAAGACAATATTTAACTTTAACAATAGGAAATAGCCTTGGAGGTTATGAAAGACATAATTGTGCAGGCCTGTCTGGAAGAGCACTGGAGGCTTGTCAAGGATCAAGAAATCTGTGCGGAAAAAGACACTCTGAGACTTTTGCTCCACCAAATGGAGTCTATTGGAAAGAGGTGGCCGAAGCAAATGCTTGTATTAAACCAATAATGGAAACATTAGATCCTAATTGCAGAGTAATAAGTACACAATATTTCACTGCGAATGATCTTGAAAATATGGGACGATCAATAGATGATGATTTTACAATAGCTGATGCTCAAAATTTAATTAAAAATCAAAATGATCCTTATACTCAGTGTAGTGGGGTCACAAAAATAATAGGAATAACAAAAACAGATGGTCAATTAGCTATACAATACGAATTTAAGCCAAGTATAGCATGGAATAGGGGTCAAAATGTAGTTACTTATATAGATGAAAATGGTAATACAAAAAGTTGTGATAATGGTGATATAGCTAGTTTAATGGGTGATTTGGTAAAAGTTTTGAATGCAACAAGACTACCTTCGTGTGGATTGTCTCCATTAGATAGATTAATACGAACATCACAAGATCTTGGTAGACCACTCAAAAGAATAGGAGGTGTAGATGGTTCATTTTGCGAATATACTTGGCCAAATAGAACCGACCAAAACTGGGGAAATGATCCAAATCCAAAAGATGACAAAAAAAATGGTCCTGTAAATTGTGGTGAATACGCAATGCCAAATAATTGCTTGGGATATCCAAGTATATATATGCAAGAAGAACGATTTGGTTTTATTGAATTCTTATTTTTAATATCAATAGTATTACCCAGTCTAAATATCAAAAACGAAGCAGATGAAGCATCGGAATTATTTGGTGATATCAAAAAGAAAGTTCAAGATCTAATAAAGTCTATATTAGAAGATGTTAAAGAGATTAATAGCTGTAAAGATTTTAGTTTTTAATAAGACTAAGGCCAATTGACTTTTTTCCTGATCACGTTATCATACAACATGAAGCTTTCGTGGACAAATTATTTCTTAGGACTCGCAGTGGTCGCGTCTAAAAAAAGCCACGACGTTCATACTCAGCATGGTTGTATCATTACAGACTCTCACAATAGAATTCTGGGATTAGGATACAATGGATTTCCAAGAGGTCTAGATGATGAATCTCTACCAACAAATCGTCCAGAAAAATATAACTGGATGATTCATGCTGAAAGAAATGCGTTATCCAATTGTACAATACGTCCAGAGAATGGAATAGCTTATGTAACTGGTCAATGCTGTAATGATTGCATCATGGCATTGTGGCAAGAAGGAATAAAAACTGTTGTAATGGCTAATAGTCACGGTACAAAATTGTTTGATGAAAAACAACAACAGATTTTTGACACATTTGTTTCAATGAGTGGCATAAAAATATTCAGAGTTACTCCTGATCTGTCGTGGCTAAGAAGGTGTATAGATGATATATAAAACAATATTCATTATATCATTATTCATAACATTATATAATATTATACAAAATAATTCAAACGTACAAGTCTCAATTTTTTCAACAATTATACTAGGAATAATATCTCTTTTAAAGAAATAAATATGTCATCATTACAAGAATTACAGAACTATACATTCGTTAGTAAATATGCTCGCTGGCTCTCAGATAAGAATAGAAGGGAAACTTGGAAAGAGGCGGTTGAAAGAGTTAAGAATATGATGCATACTAAATATGCTGATAAAAATATTTCTGAAAATATTGATTGGGCATACGAAATAATGTATAAGAAAAAGGTTCTTGGTAGTCAAAGAGGATTACAATTTGGTGGTGATCCTATTCTTAAAAGACACGCAAAAATATATAACTGCACAAGTTCATATTGTGACAGATTACGATTTTTTCAAGAGTGTTTTTGGTTATTATTGTGCGGAAGCGGAACAGGATTTAGTGTTCAAAAGCATCATGTTTCAAAACTTCCAACATTAGAACATGATATTCCAGAAAATAATGAAGGTATTAAATATACCATAGAAGATAGTATTGAAGGCTGGGCAGATGCTCTTGGGGTCTTATTAAGCAGTTATTCTAGCAAGCCTGTTGAAGAATTTAAGATGTATAAGAATAGTTATGTTGTATTTGACTATTCTAACATACGAGAAAAAGGTTCAGAATTAAGTTCTGGCATTGGCAAAGCCCCAGGATTTGAACCTCTTCAAAAGGGCTTAGAAAAGATCAGAACACTACTTGACAGATGTATCAAGAATGGTCAAAAGAAACTACGACCAATAGACGCATATGATATAGTTATGCATAGCAGTGATGCTGTATTAAGTGGTGGAGTTCGTAGATCAGCCAGTTTAGCACTATTTAGTCCTGATGATGAAGAAATGGCAAAGGCAAAAACGGGCAACTGGTATATAGAAAATCCACAAAGGGCACGAAGTAATAACTCTGCTTTGCTATTAAAAGATGAAACAACATTGGAACAATTTGAAACTCTCATGGAAAGCGTGAAAGAGTTTGGAGAGCCCGGTTTTATCTGGAGTGAGTCTACCGAAATGATTTTTAATCCATGCGTAGAAATTGGCATGTGGCCCGTTGACGAGGCTAGTGGCAAGAGTGGCTGGCAAGGATGCAACCTATCAACAATTAACTGTTCTAGCGTTGAAGATGAAGAAGATTTTTATGAAAGATGCCGTGCTGCTGCTATAATAGGTACTCTACAAGCTGGATTTACTAAGTTAGATTATCTTGGTGAAATTAGTGAAAAGATCTTTGAAAGAGAAGCTCTGTTAGGAGTATCACTAACTGGAACAATGGAAAAACACGATCTTGTGTTATCTGAAAAGGTTCTTAGGGCAGGAGCAAAAATAGCTGTTGAAACAAATAAGGAAATATCAAAAAAGATAGGTATAAATCAGGCTGCTAGAGTTACCTGTTTAAAACCAGAAGGAACAAGTTCAAGCATGCTTGGTACAAGTTCTGGTATTCATCCTCATCATGCTAAAAGATATATTCGTCATGTTCAGGCCAATATATTAGAGGCACCATATCAACACTTTAAGAAAGTTAATCCTCAAGCATGTGAAAAATCTTCATGGTCTGCTAATGACACTGATGAAGTGGTTAAATTCCCCATAGAAGTTCCAGACGGAGCAAAATTAAAGAACCAACTTCCTGCTGTGGAAATGCTTAGTGTTGTGAAAGATACTCAAAGATATTGGGTAAATTCTGGTAAAAATAAATCATTATGTACCCAAGATTATCTTAGTCATAATGTTAGCAATACTGTAACAGTAAAGCCAGATGAATGGGACTCTGTTACAAAATACATTTATGATAATCGTAAATATTTTGCTGGAATAAGTTTGATTCCACAAAGTGGAGATAAAGATTATCCACAAGCACCATTCACAACAGTTTATACTAGCCGTGAAATTGTTAAAGAATATGGTGATGCTGCATTATGGTGTTCAGGATTAATAGAACTAGCTTTAAATGCTTTTAATCATAATCTATGGGCAGCATGTGATTATGTTAGTTTAAATCAAGCCAAAGAAAATGATAATGAGGATAAATTAGTATTTATTACCAAAATGAAGAATTTTGCTGGTAAATATTTTGATGGAGATGTTAAACGATTAACATACTGTATGAAAGATGTTTATAATTGGAAGCTTTATTGTGATCTATTTAATAGTTTTCAAAAAGTTGATTATACACAACTATTAGAAACAGAAGATAATACTGCCGGGATAGAGGAAATTAGTTGTGCTGGCGGCGCCTGTCTAATTTAACTCTATACTAAAGGGTATATCATTGAGAAAAAATAATAAGAACAAGAAAAAAAATGTTATTGATGCTACAAATTCTTTAAATCCAAATTCTAATAGTGGTTATGCTTATAGGAATAAATTAAAGCCTAGAACGCTTAATCAAAAAAAATATATTGAAGAAATCAATAAGAACACAATAACTTTTTGCCAAGGACTCGCTGGTAGTGGTAAAACACATATTGCAGTTGGTGTTGGACTTGAATACTTATTAGAAGAAAAAGTTAAAAAGATAATTATAACACGACCAGTTATAGAAGCAGGAGAAAGAATAGGATATCTACCAGGAACAGCAGAGGAAAAACTTCATCCTTATCTATTACCAATAGTTGATGAAATCTTACACTTTATACCAGTATCTCAATATGCTTCATTAAAGTTGAATAATAAAATAGAGGTTGTTCCATTAGGACTCATGAGAGGTCGAAATTTTCATGACGCTTTTATTATTGCTGATGAATGTCAAAATGCATCATATGATCAATTAAAAATGTTACTAACCAGAGTTGGCCAAAATAGTAAAATGGTATTAACTGGTGATATTAAACAATCTGATCTTAGTAGGCATATGCAAGGTGGCTTTAATGATCTGATGAATACTCTTACCAGTATAGATAATGTTGGTATTATTAAATTAGAATCATCAGATATAGTTAGAAATCCTATAATAATAAAAATATTAGAAAGATTAGAAATTTACGAAAATGAAACAGGAAAATACTAGGTGTTTAGTTTTAAATGGAGATTATAGTCCATTAATAATTGTTGATTGGAAAAGAGCAATAACGTGGTTAACAAAAGAAAATTCTAATATTGAAATAATAGACTTCTATAAAGATGATTATATACAAGGCACATGTGGCAAAAAATATCCAATACCATCAGTTATAAAAAGCAAAACTTACTATAGATTAAATAGTCAACGAGTAAACTTTTCTAGGAAAAATGTATTTATACGAGATGATTTTACTTGTCAATATTGTGGACTAGATGTATCTGAAGCATCATTAACATATGATCATATTATTCCAAAGTCTGTTTGGAATAGAAAACATGGTTCACCCACAACATGGACAAATATAGTAACAGCTTGTGTAAAGTGCAATAATAAAAAAGGAAATAGAACACCAGAACAAGCTAAAATGAAACTTTTAAATCACCCATATATACCAACTAAGCATACAAAATACTTGCCAATCACCCACTTTTTATCTAGAATAAGGGATGATATACCAAGCGAGTGGAGTATGTATTTAAATACAAAATAATATAATGCCAGAATACTCATATAGGTGTGATTCCTGCAATATAACATTCTCAATAGTATGCTCTATGAGAGAATATAGAGAAGATCATCTTTGCGATAAATGTGGATCAGATTGTAAAAGAGACTATTTAGAAGATTTATCAACATTAAACGCTTCTGTAAAACTGGGGGATAATGAATTAAAAACTATTGGTCATTTAGCACAACGTAATACTGATAGAATGAGTGAGGATCAAAGAAATGAATTATATCGTAAACATAATTCATATAAAGAAGATGTTTCAGAAAAGCAATTACCAAAGGGTATGAGTCGCATAAAGAAACCACCTAAAATTAAATGGACAAAAAACAAATGAGTATATATTCAACTAAAGAACAAGATGATATCGGTGAACCTACCATAACCTATTATACAGCCATAGGCAAAGATAATACTTTTGATTCAGACGGATATCCAATAACAAAGGAAGAATCAAGAGCGTTTGCTAAAAAAGTATATAAGGGACAATTAACCTATTATATCAAGGTAGGGCCAAATGGAAAAATATATAATCCTATAGGAATGTTTTCTGAGGGCAATCACAACAAGTTCCTTGCTAAACTTGGTAAACCAGAGTGGAAATTTACCAAAGTTAATCCTAAGGTGTTTGATATGTATTTAAATTTTCTGAAAACAAAAAACGTAGCATGGCTTAATACCGCACAAAGAGAAATGAACTAAGGAGAAAATTATGAAAGCTTTAAACAAAAGTCAAATATATGCGATTCTTTATCTAAAAGATGTTAACAATCTTCAAATAGAAAATATAGCACAAGAACTAGGAATATCTCAAGAAAGACTTCAAGGATTTTTAGACACTGATTATCATCAGTATACTAAGATTAAGAAGCCAACGAGTAAAGACCTAATGATTACTGAAACTTCTGCAAAGAAAGCCAATTCTGTTGCCATAATGACTAAAGAAGCATCAGAATTAAATGATGCAAACAGAGCAACAATACAGAGGAAAAGTGCTGAGTCTAATCCCAATATTTATAGGATCAAATGAGTTTTATCTCAAAATATTCTAATAACAAAGAAGTATCAGCGGCACAATTTATTACAGAATTAATTTGTGAAAACAAAGCAAAAGTAGACAAAAAAGATCTTCATTTTAGATTCTGGAATAATAAAGAATGGGCAAAGTTTTATAGAGATCAAATTGCATCAGCAAATAAGTTACTTAAGCAGTACGATCCATTGGATATTATTAAGGCCCTAAAAACACCAAAGGGTCAAAGAATATATTCTTTGCGAGCAAAGCATTTTATCCCTATGATACTTGAACAACAATCCAAGAGTTCTGATCTCAAGGCTAGTTCTGCCAATTTGAATATTAACAGGATTGAGAATCCAAATATTAAAAAGCATAGCGTTAGTAAAAATATTCTTACAACATTAGAGGATTTAGATAATGAGTAGTTTAAAAGAAGCTGTCAAAAAAGATTTTGGTGATAATATTATTTTGTCAGGAAAGTCTCTGGTTGATAAGAAGGTTATGACTATTCCTATCAGCCCTGCTCTTGATATTATCTTGAGCGGTGGTGTTCCAGAAGGAAGTTTCGTGATATTGACAGGTCAACCAAAGTGTGGTAAAACCACAACTTCCTTAGACTTCTGTGCTACAGCACAAAAGCCAGAATATAATGGAGAAAGAGGTCCAAGGAAAGTGTTTTACCTAAACATTGAAGGTAGACTAAAGAAAAGGGACTTAGAAGGAATACCAGGACTCGATCTAGATAGGTTTCATATTATAGGATCTCAAACAGGGAAGATTCTGCATGCAGAAGAATACCTTCAAATTGCAGAAAGAATAATTAATGAAGAACCTGAATGTGTTCTTATAATAGACTCATACTCAGCACTATGCACAGAAGCAGAAATTACAACAGATATGAGTAAGATGCAAAGAGCAGACGGAGCCAAACTATTGGCAAAGTTCTGTAGAAAAGTTGCTAACGTTATTCCTGTTAACAAAAACATTGTAATTGGAATTACTCATCTTATGGGTAACCCTGGAATGGGACATAGCGAATGGAAAGAAAAAAGCGGACAAGCAATAGCATATCAAACAGATATAAAATTAAGAGCCAAATATCATCAGCCTTGGAAGGTAGGATCAAAAGATGATGAAACCCAAATTGGCCAAGAAATAGATTGGAATGCTCAATGTTCTGCTCTTGGACCTCCTGGCGGCAGCATAAAAAGTTTCATTCGATATGGTCTAGGTATAGACAAGGCAATGGAATTAACCACCCTAGGAACAGATATGGGACTTATTACAAAAGCTGGTGCTTGGTATACCATGTCATTTTTAACAGGGTCAAAAGAGAAGTTTCAAGGAGTTGAGAAAGTTCGTCAATTTTTAGTGGACAATCCAGAAGCATATAATGAACTGTATAAGCAAATTAAGTCTGTTATGGGATTAAAATGATCATAAAAGATCTTGATGGTCATGAGCACAATTGGTCTTTATTAGGAAAGATTAAAAATTTAAGGTCAAATGTCTCTGGTCTTCATAAGGCCGCTAATCAACTATTGATACAAATATATCCAACAATTCCATTATTACAAGAAATTGGCATACCATTAAGGCGAAATGAGACCCTATATTTAGACTTTTATATTCCTCTTTTAAAAAAAGCTATAGAAGTTCATGGTGAACAACATTATAAATTTGTGGCTTATTATCATAATAATGCTATGGGTTTTATAAAGCATAAAAAAAGAGATAATGAGAAAAAAGAATGGTGCGAAATAAATAATATAGAATATATAGAACTACCATTTAATGAAAGCTTAGAAGAATGGAAACAGCGAATAATAAAAGTATGAATTCAAAAGACGAAGTATCGTATTGGGATAATATTCTGGATGAATATGAGAACTCTATTGGTCTGCCAAAATATAATGCGGCATTAATGTCCGAAGAGGAATTAAGTAAATATTTATCTATGAATAGAGATGAGATAGAAAAGCTTACTCCAGAAGATTGTGGACAGATCGCATATAGATTGTCTCAGTTTAGCTTTCATACACAAAGAACAATTAATAGAGAACAAGCAAGATATGATTGGTCAGAAGATACTATTAAGTCTATTATAGCAGATGAAATCAATTCATATAAGGGTTATGGATATGTGGAAAAATCATTACAAGCTATCAAACATAATGAAAAAGCTAGTTCCCTTGAGAAAATAAGAAAGTATGCGAAGCAGAGGCTAAATCGACTATCATACTTAGCAACGTCAATCAATAATATGTCAAATATCCTACTAAATATTCAAAAAATGAAGGTGAAGAATGGCTAATTTAGGCGATCTTGATCCTACTCAAATAAACCAATTAATTGGGCTTTTACAACAAATGCTTCCCAAGGAAGAAGCTACTCCAAAAAAGTCTAAGACTAAATCCAAAGCAAAAGAACAAAAACTTCAAAGTGTAACAAAGTCAAAAAGGATAGTTGATCAGGAAAGACAAAACAAATTCTTATCTATGCCAGAAATGAATATGCATAAGTCTGATACTAGTATTGACAAACAGTTACAAAAATTCCCACCAACTCCACGATCAAGAGAATTTTCTCTTATCAATGTAACATGCAGAATCTGTGGCAAAACTGATGAAGTAAGTCCAAAGTTATTACCAGAATCCGCCGATAGATATAAGTGCAACAACTGTTCTTCAACACAAGGCTAAAATGATACTTAGTGATCCAGCAGCAGAAAGAGCTGTTCTTTCGGGAATTATCCAATATGGAAATGAGTCATATCTGGATGTTGTTGATATAATACAAGAGGCGACATTTAGTGTTGATAGTAATACTATCATATATAAGTGTTTAAAAAGATTATTTGAAATACAAGAAATTAAGACTGTAGATATAGCATCTATATATTCAGTTGCTCAAGAATTAAATCTTTATCATATCTTATCTAAAAATGACGAAACAATACACTTAAAATCTATTATAGATTTTCCTGTTAATAAAGATAACGTTAGAAAATTTGCGGCTAAAATAAGAAAGCTAGAAATAGCTAGACTATTACATAAGCAACTTGAGTTAGCTCAAGATAAGCTTTTAGATGTTAGCGGAAGCGAATCTATTAATCAAATTCTATCATTAGCAGAAGATACTGTATTTGATTTTACAAGTTTATTAAATGATGGCGAACACAATCCGTGTCTTGTGGGAGAAAATGCAACATCATATATAGAAGATTTAGAAAATAATCCTGTAGATCAAATTGGTATAGCAACAGGATTTCCTGTTTATGATGAAGCAATAGGTGGCGGCCTTAGAAGAGGAACTATTAATGTTATCGCAGCAAGACCAAAAACTGGTAAAACATTGCTTGTAGATAATATGGGTTGGAATATTGCTAATAAAAATATTCCTGTTCTTAATCTAGATACAGAAATGACCAGAGAAGATCATATTAATCGCTTATTGGGTATGATCTCTGAAAATGATTTAAGAGATATAGAAACTGGCAAATTCGCACAATCACCAGCGAAAAAAGAAAAGATATATAATGCCACAAAGCAATTAGAAAATGCTCCCATATATTATAAGTCAATTGCAGGAAAAGCATTTGATGAACAATTAGGCATTATGCGAAGATGGGTAACAAAAGTTGTAGGATTGAATAATGATGGGTCTGCAAAAGACTGTGTTATATTTTATGACTATTTAAAGCTTATGGATACCCAAGGAATGAGCCAGGATCTTAAAGAGTATCAACTATTGGGATTCATGATGACATCACTTCACAACTTCGCTGTTAAATACAAAATACCAGTTGTAGCATTTATACAATTAAATAGGGATGGAATCAATAAAGAAAGTACAGATACTGCAAGCGGATCTGATAGAATAGTTTGGTTGTGTAGTAACTTTACGATCTTTAAAAGAAAAACTGACGAAGAGATGGCGGAAGACGGTCCTCAAAATGGTAATCGTAAATTAGTACCATTAATTAGTAGGCACGGCGGAGGACTTGATGAGAATGATTACATCAACTGTCATATGAAGGGTTGGTGTGCTAAGATAACTGAAGGTAAAACTAGGATAGAGTTGATGAAAAATAAGGGAAGTAAATCTGATGGATTTGTTATTGAAGACAAAGAAGAAGCACAAGATGACAACGACAACATCTCCTTCATATAATACAGAAGATCTGAAAAATATCTCAGATTCTTTGTGTGATAAGATAGATGATCTATTTGAATACTTTGAGATAGATGCCAGAAAAACATCCAAGATGTTCATCTGTAATTGTCCAATACATGGTGGAGATAATCCTTCAGCATTTAATATATATCCGTATGGGGACTCATATAGAGGAAACTGGAAATGTAGAACTCATAAATGCGAACAAGTTTTTATGGGTTCAATAATAGGCTTTATAAGAGGAGTACTATCTAATAGGAGTAAGAATTGGAAACAAAAGGGCGACCAAGTAGTTTCTTTTGCTGACACATTAGTCTTTATACAAAAGTTTTTATCTAATGATAGTCCTCAAATATCAAAACCTAAAAATACAGAAAAGAATAAGTTTAATCAAATAGTTACTAATTTAAGACCCAATGCTAATAAAAAAATCATGGGTGTGCCAAGAGATAAGGTTAGGAAACTATTAAGTTTTCCTTGTCAATATTATCTTGATAGAGGATATTCATCAGAAATATTAGATAAATATGATATTGGAGTATGTTTATCAAAAGGTAAGGAGATGTACAATAGAATTGTTGCTCCTATTTATGATAATGATTATAAGTTTATGATAGGATGCACTGGTCGTAGCATATTTGAAAAGTGTGAAAACTGTAAGTCTCATCATAATTCGGGCAATCCTTGTCCAGACGTTAAGGACAGATATAAATACTCAAAATGGAAACACAATTTTGATTTTAAAAGTCAAGAGAATCTTTATAATTACTGGTTTGCTAAAGACCATATTAAATCATCAGGAGTTGCTATTCTAGTAGAAGGTCCGGGCAATGTTTGGAGATTAGAAGAAAGTGGAATACATAATAGCGTAGCAATGTTTGGGTCCACATTAAGCGATAAGCAGAAAATATTGCTTGATCTTGCAGGCGCTATGACACTGGTTATATTAACAGATAATGATAGTGCTGGTGAAACAGCAAAAAAACAAATCATTAGTAAGTGTTCAAAAACATATAGGATATTCTCTCCAAAAATTTCAAAAAATGATGTTGGAGATATGACAAAAGAAGAAATTGATTCTGAAATTAAAAATTATTTAGGGAAAATTTTATGATAAAAATTATAGCATTTGCTGGAAGAAAACAGTCTGGAAAAACAACATGTGCAAACTTTGTTGCAGAACAATACATATCTAAGATGTGTGGACAAAAGGCACAGGTATATAATTTTGCAGATGCTCTTAAAAAAGATATTTGTATAAACATACTAGGACTCACGCATGACCAATGCTATGGATCTGATGAGTATAAAAATACTATGACAGATTGTTTTTGGGAAGGTAAAAATCTTACTGCACGAGAAGTTATGCAATTTGTTGGAACAGACTTTTTTAGAAAGTTAAAAAATAGTGTGTGGGTAGATGCTACAATAAATAAAATAACTTCTGAAAAAAAGCCTCTTTCCATAATAGCAGACTGTAGATTTCCAAATGAAGTTAAAGCCATACAAGATGCTGGTGGGGCTGTTATAAAGTTGACTAGAAATCCATATAATTCGGATCATGAAAGCGAAACAGCGCTAGATATAGCGAATTATCCTATGGAAAATTTTGATCTTGTTATTCAAAATAGCTTAATGACTATTGATGAACAGAATAAATTCTTATATAATTATTTAGTAAATAAAGGAATATTACCATTATAATAACATACTTGAGAAGTAGTTCATTTAATACTCATTCAATGTGCGAGCAACAATACTTTATAGAGTATGTTCTTGGACATAGATCTCCGTCGAATAAAAAAGCTGATAAAGGAACGATAGTACATAAAGTACTAGAAATATTAGCTATCATGAAACATGGGGAACAGAAAAAAGAATCTTTTATAATAGATGATATTGTTGGACAAATAGATCTAGAAGAAAATAGTATGTTTGATGCAACATTCATACATTCATTAATAAATAAGGTTTACTCTTATTACACTTCACAATTTACTCATCATGAATGGGAAGAGAAAGATAAGAAGGATTGTATAAAGTGGATTAATCAAGCTCTTGTCTATAATAATAGAATGTTTGACCCACGACTAAGAAATATAGTTCAACCAGAACAAAAATTTGACATCGTTATTAATAAACCATGGGCTAAATATGAGTTTGATACAAATGAAGGTAAAATCTCTGGAAATCTTGGAATCAAAGGAACTATTGATCTTATAACTAAAATACAAGATGATACTTTAGAGATAATAGATTGGAAAACAGGAAGAAGATTAGATTGGGCAACAGGTGAAGAAAAAACATTAGCCAAACTGCAAAAAGATCCACAATTAAGAATGTATCATTATGCTGTGAGTATTTTATTTCCAGAAATACAACACATAATAGTATCAATTAACTTTATCAACGACGGTGGAGCGTTTTCTGTTTGTTTTGATAAAAGCGATATTCCAGAAACTGAGAATATGTTAAGACAAAAATTTGAAACTATTAAAAATACACAAAGACCAAGATTAAATAAAACTTGGAAATGTAATAAGCTGTGTCATTTTGGAAAAACAACATTTGAGGATACTAATATCGATCCAATAGTAGAATACAGAGACAGGATGAAAACAAATCCTGGATACGCTATGTGCAAGTGTGAGCAGATTAAACATGACACTGATTTGCATGGTCTAGATTTTGTAATTGACAACTACACTCATCTTGGCCATAATGTTAGTAAGTACAAAGACCCAGGATCAGTAGAGTAATGCCATATATACCACTTCACGTTCATAGTCACTATAGTTTATTGGATGGATTATCTAAGCCAGATCAAATTGCAGATAGATGTAAAGAATTAGGAATTAAATCCTGTGCCATAACAGATCATGGTAATATTTGTGGAGCAATCCAATTTTATCAGAAAATGAAAAAGGCTGGAATAAAGCCAATTCTTGGGGTAGAACTTTATATCTGTAAAGAAGACGCATTAGTTAAAACTAAAGAAAATGCCGAACTGTCCCATATGGTGGTTCTTTGCAAGAACTATAAGGGATGGAAAACTCTTATTGAATTGGTTTCTAGATCGAATAGTTCAGAATTCTTTTATTATAAGCCAAGACTATCTCTCAAAGACTTGGCAGAATTTGACTGCTCAAATCTTATCTGTATAACTGGTCACCCTGGATCTGTGATCGCAGACGATATGCTTGATGGTGAGACATTAAAAGATAATGCTGTTGAACTCCTATTGAATAAAATAAATGAATTAAATAAAATCTTTGGATCTGAGAACGTATTTTTAGAGTGTCAACTCATGGATCAAGACATAAATCCTGTACAAAAAACTTTGACCGAATTTTATAGAAAAATTGGGAATAATATAAATCTTGTTGCAACATGCGATGCTCATTATTGCAAGAAGGAAGATGCTGTTGATCAGCGGATTTTATTGTGCAATAATCTAAAAACAACCTTTAGTGATATCAATCAAAAGTTAATCAGCAATGAGAAATTTGGTATGGATATCTTTTTTAAATCAGATAATTATCATATACTAAGTAATGAAGAGATGGAAGCATTACATTCAGAGGTAGAATTATCTAACACTATTAAAATCTCAAATATGATAGAAGAATATGATATATTGAGTAATCCTAGACTTCCACCATTCTCTTGTCCTAATGGAATTTCTGAACATGAATATCTAACTCAAATAACAAAACAAAAGCTGCTTGATTTAAAACTTGGACAAGAATACTCGTCTAGACTTGATCAAGAGTTGACTGTTCTAAAAGAGGCTAAACTTGCTGGGTATTTCTTAATAGTAAGAGATATTATAGACTATATAAAATCCAATAATTGGCTACCAGGACCAGGAAGAGGTAGTGCGGCTGGATGTTTAATATCATACTTATTAGGAATAACATCTATTGATCCTATTAAATATGATTTGATCTTTGAAAGATTTTACAATAGTGGAAGAAATACATCAGAAAGAATATCCATGCCAGATATTGATGTTGACGTTCCTATTGACAAAAGAGAAAGCGTTATAGATTATATTAAGCAAAAGTATGGTTCTGATAAAGTAAGCCAAATGATCACATTTAATACTCTTAAAGGTAGAGGTGCCCTAAAAGAAGTATTAAGGGTATATGGTAATATTTCTTTCGAAGAAACAAATAGGATAACAGAAAATATACCAGATGAGGCAAAAATAGCAGATGAACTTCAAGAAATGAAAGAAGAATACGGCGAAGCCTCAATTATTCGATGGGCATTAGAAAATAATTCAGAAAAGCTAAAACAATGGTGCTATGTGGATGACTCCAATCAGCTTGCTGGGCCTCTGGCAAAGCGTTTTGAGCAGGCTATTAGACTTGAGGGGACAAAATGCCATCAGTCTAAACACGCTGCTGGTGTGGCTATTTCGGCATTAGGTTTGAACGAATTATGTCCAATGATTCATGATACAAAAACTGGTCAAAATATAGCCGGATTAGAGATGGGTGATCTAGAGTCATTGGGAATTGTAAAGTTTGATATATTAGGTGTAGCATTATTAGACAAAATAATGCAGATAAGAGATTTTCTGGTTGATTGACTTTTTCTATAGTGTATCTAAAATAAGTATAACTACAAATTTCAAAGGAGTTAAATATGAAATTTTTTGAATTGGCCGTTGGTGATGAATTCGTACTAAATGATATTAAGCACGTTAAGGTTAAAGAAGAACGCATCTCATGCTGCAAGGTTGGATGTAATGCCAAGATTGTTGGTGATGAAGCCAGCAAGATTGTTGTCACACCACTACAAGACGTTGTGAAGGCACCAGCACAAAACTAATTAAATGTTAAATAATAGGAAAATTTGCGTCTTCGATATGGAGACGGACGGAAGCGATCCGTATTCTTGTAGCCCAGTTCAATTGGCCGCAATAATGGTGGATCCAACAAGGTTAGAAATTATTAAAGATTCTGAGTTTAATATTAATTTAAAACCAGAAAAATTAGAAGATATAGTTGATAATCCATATACTGATTCTGATATATTAGACTGGCATGCAAAAGTCAAAGGATCTTCGCCAGAACAAATTTTATCAGAATGGAAGACATATCCTGCACAAAATAAATCGTGGGAAACATTTATCAATTATTTAGATAAGTATCATTCTAGATCAACTAGAAAGAGTATGTTTAGTGCTCCAGTAGCGGCAGGATATAACATCTTTAGATTTGATCTTAAGATTACAGAAAGACTATCTAAAAAATATGACAATGTTACCAATGATGGAACATCATCTATATTTTATCCTAGAGATACAATTGATGTGATGAATCTTATTTTTTATTGGTTTGAAGGATCTAAAGAAATAAAGAACTTGACAATGGATAGCCTCAGAGGTTATCTTGGTATATCAACAGCGGGGTCACACGACGCTCTGAAGGACGTTAAAGATACTGCTGAGATTTTGATCAGGTTTCTAAAACTACACAGAAAATTATTTGAGAAGATAAAGTTTAAAGATTCATTTGTATGAAAAAATTTACATATAAGGACTGCGGATGCTCTTTTGATATTACAAAAGTGGGTCCGGAGCGACCTAGTATAGTTTTCGATTTAAATATTGAAAATATTAATCTAGACTGTAAAAAAACTTGGCAGATTATATCAGATGGTAATACAAAGGGATGTTTTCAGCTAGAGTCTAGACTAGGCCAATCCTTGGCCAAAAAACTCAAACCAGAGAACATAGAACAACTTGCTGCTCTGGTTAGTATTATGAGGCCAGGATGTTTGGAAGCTTTTAGAGAAGGTAAAAGTGTAACTCATCATTATATTGATAAAAAGAATCATCTTGAGTCTATAGACTATTTCCATAGTTCTCTTGAGCCAATTCTGAATAAAACATATGGGGAGATGATCTACCAAGAACAGGCTATGCAAATAGCACAAAAAATAGCAGGGTTCGATCTTAAAGAAGCGGACATGTTAAGAAAAGCTATTGGTAAAAAGAAGCCAGAAGAAATGGCAAAAGTTAAACAAATGTTTTTGGAAGGATCAAAAAAGCTAAAAACAGTAAATGAGCCTGAGGCTAACGAGCTATTTAATTGGATTGAAAAATCTCAAAGATATTCATTCAATAAAAGTCATGCCGTTAGTTATGCGTTTAATGCATATTTATCAGCATATGCGAAGGCCCACTTTCCTAAGATATTCTTTACATCATATCTCATGTTTGCTAAAGATAAAATAGATCCTCAGAAAGAAATTAGGGAATTGGTAAATAATGCTATTGAGATGGACATATCTATTAAAGTTCCAGACCTCAGACTGTTAAATAAAAATTTTATCCTTAAAGAGAATATCGTATATTTTGGACTAACTAACATCAAAGGTTTTGGAGACTCAATGTATGATAAACTAATGGTAATAATTAAAGAGAATAATTATGACATTAGTAATATGACATTCATAGAGCTATGTTTTAATGTACTAATTAAACTAAACTCAACAGCAGCCAAATCTTTGATATGTTCTGGATCATTAGACTTTCTAAAGATGAACAGAAATTATATGATGGCAATATATAATGCTGTTTCTGGATTCACAGACAGAGAACGATCATGGATCATATCCAATCTTAAGCTTGCAGAATTTAAAAATTTACAAGATGTATTAGAGTTTATTCTCACTTGCGAAGTGGGCAAAAAATCCTGTATAGCATCGGCAAAAAGACTAATAGTTGTTAAAGACATATATAATATTTTGAAACATCCGCCATATAGTTTAATTGATACTCCAGAATGGATAGCAGATAATGAACATAGTTTGCTAGGAACATCTATAACATGTTCTAAAATTGATGGTTGTGATATTCTTAATGCTAATACAACATGTAAAGAATTTAAAAATACTAACAGAAAAGAAATAGTTATAGCTTGTGAACTACAAGATATAAATGTTATAAAAACAAAAAAGGGAAAAAATCCTGGACAAGAAATGTCATTCATCAGCATATCTGATTCTACTGGAGGAATGGACTGTGTTGTATGTTTTCCAGAGCAACATTTGGAATATAATCATCTGTTAGATACCGGTAACACTGTTCTGATTGCCGGGTCTAAAAACAAGGAAGGCACTAGCTTGATTATTAAAAAGATGTGGCAGTTGTAGGCTTGACTACTCCTGTGGTCATCCTATAATAAGTTTGTGTTTGGTATTGGAATCAACTTTTTTAAGATAAGGAACTTTATATGAATATGGTAGCACTAAGAGGTAATTTGGCACGAGATCCTGAACTACGCAAGGTTGGTACAGGAGACAAGGCTACTTCTGTTGTTAACTTTACTGTTGCAACATCAAGGGAGTTTACAAGGGCTGATGGAACCAAGGATAAGATTACATCGTTTATTCCTTGTGAAGCATGGGATTCTGGAGCGGAGAATATTTCTCAAACATTCAAGAAGGGTGATCTTGTGTTTGTTGAGGGTTCTATCCGAAATGATAGTTGGGAAAAGGATGGAGTTAAGCACTCAACATTAAAGATTAGAGTAAATAACTTTGCTAAGATTCCAAAGCTACCAAGGAAGAACACTTCAGTATCAGAAGAAGAAGCTGTTGCATTCTGATCTATAATCAAATAAGAGGCCCTCTCATCCTAGTGGTGAGGGGGCTTCTTTTATATTATGACAAAAAAAAGAATACTACTGTGTGGCGAATATAGCGGATTAAACTCTGGTTATGCTAATTGGAGTAGAAATCTATTAGAAGGCTTACATAGCTCTAATAAATACGAACTTGCAGAATTCGCATGTTTTTGCAGCATAAATGATTTGAAGTCAATTAAGACCAAATGGAAAATATATCCAAACTCAGTAATACCTTCTGATGAAAGATACAAAACATATAAGTCAAATCCTAATAATGCTTTTGGTCAATGGAGATTTGATGCTGTTTGTTTGGACTTTAAACCAGATATAGTAATTGATTTTCGTGATCCTTGGATGTTTGATTATCAATCGTTTTCTCCTCTTAGAAGATATTTCAAATGGATCATAATGCCACCAGTGGATTCTATACCACAAAGGAACGAATGGATTACCATATTTAGTAATGCGGATTTAGTCATTCCTTATACAAATTGGGCAAAGGATTATCTATCTTATTTTAAGAACTTAAAATTATTTAATAAGATTAGTCCGGCTGGTGTTGATCATGATACTTTCAAATCAAAGAAGGTATCAAAAGAAGAATTTGGACTACCAAAAGACTCTTTTGTTATTGGTGCTGTAATGAGAAACCAAAAACGAAAACTTATACCAGCTTTATTTGAGATGATCAGCAAATTGGATAATTGTATACTTTATTTACATACAACTTATCCTGAATTAAATGGTTGGAATATTCCATCATTATTATTACAGTTTAATGTTATGAATAAGGTTTATTTTACATATAAGTGTCGATTATGTAAAAAACATTATTGTTCTCATTATTCTGGTATTAATACTGTGTGTAAATATTGTTCAAAACCAAGTTCAATGTTTGCTACCACATCAAGCGGAATAACTGATGAGCAATTATCTGAGATATATAACACATTTGATATATATGTACAATATGCTGTTTGCGAAGGATTTGGCATGCCTCAAATTGAGGCTTCTTCTTGTGGAATTCCTGTATTTTCAGTAGACTATAGTGCTATGTCAGAGGTTGTAAGAAATATAGATGGTTTCCCATTACCACTAGCTAATCTACAATATGAAATGGAAAGTCATGCAAAAAGAGCATATCCAGATATTGATAAAACTATAGATTTAATAAATGAATATAGAAATCTTAGTGATGATGATAAAAATACTATAAAAAATAATACAAGAACAAAGACTATAGAATATTATTCTTGGAATAACATTGTTAAGGTTTGGGAAGATGCTATAGATTCAATAGATCTATCAACATCAAAAGACTGGAACAGTACTGATAAATATGAATTGCCAGATAATATAAGATTAGATTATTCATTAAGCAATTTTGATTTCATTAATGATATTTGCTGCAATATAATTAAAGAGCCAGGATTAATGAAGACACAAATGATACAACATACTCTGCATTCTTTAGATCATGGAACATCCAAAAATGGATCGAATATTGAACAATATACTAAAAGACATGCGGCAGAAAATCTTGAAAGATTTGCACGTCAAAAGGCTATGATAGAACATATTAGAACAACACCTGGTAAAATAAACGAAGATTATATTAAATGAAAAATAAATTATTAATAACAAGTTTTGAATCATGCACAGAGAATGGATTCTGGGCAAAAGGATTGTGTGATGGTTTATTATTAAAAAATGATTGCGTGATTAGAAACTTACCAGATTTTTTATCATTAAATCAATATGACGAAATACTAAGTCCTTTAACATCAGAAAAGTCTGACGATATTGATACTATTATTCAATATGTACCAATCGATGATATGGAATATCACTCTGGTTATAAAAATATATTTATTCCAGATATTAAACATTTTCCAAAAAGAAATTTATCAAGATTAGACAAGTTATCCTTGGCTGATGAAATATGGGTTTTTGATGATCAATATAAAGATTTTCTTGGGGATTCTTTAAAAGACAAGACTAAAACTATTGGATATCCATATTCCAAGGATAGAATAGCAAAATTATTTGATAATAAGAAAAAGACTAAAAATGATAAACAAATTTTTTATACAATAACTGATATATCTAATATTGAGAATATAGAGAGTTTAATCTTTAATTTTATATTAGTATTTCATAAGGTTAATGCCAATTTAACAATATATCTGAAAAATGAGAATGGCTCAGAATTAGATGATATAATAAAGAATCTTATAGAAAAAATAAAAAATCAATTTAAATTTATAGATTCATCTGTAATAGATAGTTTATTAACTATAATATCAGGCAACCCATATTCTGATTTTGAGCAACATATTGAGTGTCATATTTTAGGAGATTGTTATATCAATATAGATTATATAATAAATCCAGATATATTCACGGCATCATATCTTGGTAAATATATATTATCTATTATAAACATTAAAAATATACTTACATATTCATTGGATAGCCTTATTGAAACTACCCCTTCAAATTATAGAGTTTTTCATGGAGATAAAATCTATTTCAATGAACTAAATAGTTATCCAAAAATTAATGATATGTCTATCCAGGATAAACTGGTAAAAATCTATGAAAATATTAACAATAAAATTGCTTCAAATAAATGCTATGAATCTTTTGAGGAGAATGGGTTCTTTAAATGACTAAAATTAATTCATTAATTAGAAGCGCTACAAAAAATATAACTAAAAAAATATTATTAGATACAGAATATGCAAACGTATTATTAAAACACTTTGACGCATATGATGTGACCATACTAGATAGATTACAGGTTTTTAATAATTTTGATTGTATTATTACAGATCAAACTAATCTAAATAAGATAGACGGATTTTATAGAAGATTCTTGTCTAATATAATTATCATAGATAATATTTCTCACAGCGTTGCCAGAAGTGAAATATCTTATTGGACAGAATTAAGCTCGACATATTCGCTATACAATAATAATTATACGTCCATATTCGTGGCATTAAACGAGTACGAATATTTAAATTCAAACCAGTCTCACAACTTACTAATAGACATAGAAGATAAACAAACTTGGAGATCGTTAATATGAAATATCAAATACAACATGAGTCAATAAAAGATTATCAGCCAGATATTGAAAAAATATCATTATCTAATATACAGAGCTTAAATGATCATAGTATAGAGAGTATTAATATATATAACACTATCGAATTATTGGATGAACCAAATGAGACATTAAAACTTCTATTATCAAAGCTAAGGTTAAAAGGAGTAGTATCATTGATTGGGGTTGATCTAAATAAAATCTGTGAGCTATATATTGATAAATTTTTTAATTTTAAAGAGTTTAATGGACTGATAAAGAATAAAACAATATATCCATTATCTGAAGTAATCAAACTATTAGTTGATAATAACTATAAAGTTAATACTGTAAAAACAGATCGACTACTATATTATATAGAATGCGGGAGATTACAAAGTGACCAAAATTGATATTATTCATACTCCATGTAAGTCATGCGTATTTGCTATTTATAATGGAAAAACACAAATTTCTTGTGAATTAAATAAGATTGAACACTATAGAAATATGGGTGTTGAAGTACTTGAGGTATACGATGATTCGCAAGAATTCTTTGTATTAAATAAAAAGAGATGTTTATCTTTACGAAATAAGGAATGGTATGATAAAAAAAACTTAACTTCTATCAATGATGCTAAAAGTTTAGTAGTTCAAGAGAATGAGCTAAAGTATATAGCCGTTATATATTTTGAAGAAAGTACATCTTTGGATGATTTTAATAAAATAATAGATTCTTTAATAAATCAAAAGATTAAACCAAAAGGTATAATGGTTATTAGAGAAAAATATAAAACATATAGTACTTCAATAAAAGATATATCCCCAATACTTAATGATCTTAAGATTCCTTGGAGACTACAGAACTTTATTGACGAGGAAATGACTTTTGATCATAGAGTTAGAGCTATCATAAAAAGTGCTCCGGTGGATAGATTCTACTTTTTAATTTATCCATCACAGTATAAAGATTATAATTTTAGTGAAAAAATTAATTCTTATATACAGAATGGACATTCTTTTGGATGTATTAATATTAATGATAATTTATTTTTCTCTTATCTAACACTTAACTATGTGAAGAGTCTGAATGATTCAAATCTATTAACGAACAAAGATATGCATACCAAATATGAAGAAATTAGTTGATATTATCATCTTAGGTGCCAAGCCTATCAAAGGAATGAAATCTCTTGGAGCATTCTCGAATATTAAGATTAACAAATATCAAAATATTCTTGATAGTCAAGTATATAATTTAAAGAAAAAATTAAATGTTAATAATATTATATATGTGGGTGGATTTCAATCATCTAAAATATATGAGAGCAAAAATATAAATATTATAGAAAATAATCAATATGATATTAAGAACAACGCTTTCTCTTTAAAACTAGCATTACAACATATAGAAAGTGATTATGTATTAATATTATTTAATAAGATATTATTTAGTCACAAGATTTTCAATCGATTTGATTATGACAGTTCAACGGTATTTATAAATGATAATGATTCTAATACCTATAATATTGGGTGCATATTAAACGACAACGACAGCATAGAGAACCTGTTCTATAACTTGCCAAATAAAACCTGTGGAATTTATGGATTAGCAAAGTCTGAGTTAGATATTTTAAAATCTATAGATATCAATGATAATTTTTTTATATTTGAAGTTATTAATGAGATAATCTCATCTGGCGGAGAGTTTAGATCAAAGTATATAGAGAATCCTAAAAACATAATACATATTGAAAATAACAATACACTTAAGAAAATAAAAAGATATTATGCGCAAAATTTTAGTTTATGATCATAAGTTTAATATTGAAAGCTTATCATCGTGCTCACAAATAGATAGTTCTACTAAGTTCTATTCTTCAAATCCAAAACTATCATTCTATGATAATTATGATAGTATTAATCCTGATACTATTTGGATAAATAAGGCTTTTGAATCATTAGATAACTATAATCTTAAAAGTATATCTAGTAAAATTATCGAATATAATATTCCTTTTATAATACCGAACTCTATGGCCAAAAAAGATCATAAGGTTGAAAATATAATATCGTGTATTTTTTTTAATTCTCCTGACGTTGTGAATAATAAAATATACAAATATGATGATACATACGTTAGATTTTATAATGCATCATCTGAGAACTTTAATCATGTACAATATTGTGGACAAATTAAAACATGTAGAGATTTAACAGATATAATAGTTGGTAGCTCTAAGATCTTAATAGATAATAATATTGGAAAGAGCTTGTGTGGCTTCTATAATAAAACCTACGGCATATTCAAGCCAAGGGGCGCTATTTCATGGAATGAGAATAGTGACGCTATAATTAATAACATGGAACTATTTTTTTCAAATGCCTCAAAATAATACAGTAGCTATTTATTGCGATCATAATTATAATAAACTAATTAATTATTGTAATGAAAAATATGAAAATATAATATTGCTATATGACAATCTATCCTCAAAAGGCGAATATGATTTACCAAGATTTCATTATACCGAAGTTAATAACTTAGGGTATGATATCGTGATTGATAATTTATCTTTATATGAAAGACTAAAAGATAAGAATAACAGGATAATCTACTATATGTCAAACTCACCCAATCATAATATCAGTTATAAGCAACTTTCATCCTTTATTCAAAATATTGATGAGGTTATTATACCTAGTAACATATCTACTGAATTCATGAATATTGTTTTTAATTATACAAAGGAACTATCATATGTATGAAAATTTATCTGATGATAAGAAAATAGAAATTATAAATAAAGAATATATTGAAAATAAGAAAAGCTTCCAGATTATAGCAAAAGAATATAGTACATATGCTAACAAGATCAGAAGAGATGCTAAAAGATTAGGAGTTAATGTACGATCAAAGAGTGAGGCTCAATCTAATGCTATATCAGTTGGAACACATAAACATCCAACAAAAGGAACAGAAAGATCATCGGAGACTAAACATAAAATAGGATTATCGATATTAGAAAATTGGAAAAATTTATCTGATGAGGATTTGGACTCTAGGAAAGAAAAAGCCAGAGATAATTGGAATAAGAAAAGTGAAGATGAAAAACAAGAAATGATAAGTAAAGCTAATAGAGCAGTTAGAGAGAGTAGTAAGGTAGGGTCAAAATTAGAGAAATATTTGTTGGTAAAACTGATAGAAGATGGACACAAGGTAGATTTCCACAAAGAACATATCTTATCAAATACCAAGTTGCAGATTGACCTGTTTCTTCCTAATATAAATCTGGCGATAGAGGTTGACGGCCCATCTCATTTTGAGAATATTTGGGGCGATCAATCATTATCAAGAAATCAAAAATATGACTTAAAAAAAGAAGGTTTATTGATAGGAAAAGGAATATCAATATTAAGAGTCAAGCAGTCTTGTGATTTCTCAGAAACTAGGGCGTATCTTTTATATCAAAATATAAAGCCCTTTTTAATCAAAAATATGCAATCTAATAAAAATATTGTGGAGTACTGATTATGGCAAACCCAGCCTTAGATAGTGGAGGATGTCCCAGGAATGATGAAGGTTATGCTGAAAGATTTCCTTGTATAGAATGTTCACATTCTCATGTGTGTTTTTTACCAGATATTAACACGCTGACGAAAGCTTTTTATTATGGTGGTTATTCTATAGTAGAAAAACCTAATCAGAATCTTATAGAAGTTATATATGAATGGAATAATTTTGCTTCTTCTTTGGAGGTCCCAGAGGGTGGTACTGTAGACGAATTCTATAATGCTAATCCTGGTCAGGGAACATGGGCTTATTACACAGATAGTCAGGGATGTAGAACGTATGCATCAGAACAAGAACTATCATTATGTCCATCTGGAACAAATCCATTTAGAGGATTGTTAGAAACTCCAACTGGACAATCTTGTGTAACTGCTAATATTGAAACTGGATCATCAGCATCAAAATATGGTATTGGTGATATAGGAATGGTTGGAGTTCAAGAATGGGCTTTATTCCCTGGTGATACATTTTTTGAGTTTGGAGCAATATTTGGTCACGGTAGAGGATCTGACATATATCCTAAGCATGATGGTTTACATACAAGAGGTCCAAGATTAGGATTTAGGTGGGGATCAACAACTTGTGAAGGAGGCCACCCAAACTACCATCCCTATTGCATACAGTGTCCTGATAAAGGTATTTTTTTCTGTCTTCATCCTATAATAGATACTGGATATGAGGATTATTGTCCATCAGCTTCTGAGCCTTGTGAAGAAGAAGATTTTATTCAGGTTCCACGAATACAACCAGATAATTATGGAAATGGCTACGTTAATGTTGGATTTAACATGAGGCCCACACTGGTTACAAATGCTCAATACACAAGCTTTTTGAATACAGTAGCAGTTAATGATTATTATGCAGATCTAATCTTATGGCACCAAACAATGATGCCTAACATAAGACGAACTACTCATCCTGATCCAATACATAAATATAACTACTCATGCGATAATAAGGCAGCTAACTTACCAGTAACAAATGTTAACCTACTAGGAGCTGTATACTTTATAAAATGGCATAATGCTGGGTTCTGTATACCATTTAGGTATAGCCAATACGAATTAGATTCTGATGAAAGTTTACAAAATTGTGAAGATTGTTTAGATTTAATTGATAACCAAAACGTAACCCCAAGTTTAGATGGAGACTAAGAAGAAATGATGGCGCCAGTTAAAAAAACAAAAGTGGAAGAAAAAGATATTCAAACTGTAACACCTAATAGTCTGGAATGGACTGATCATGTGCTAAGTTTATTATCTGATGATGAAAAAATAGCCGGTAATCCAACAACAGATGGCTTAAGAAGAATATTTGAAATTGCACTAAATTGTACGGTTGTTGAGTCCACAAGCGAAGTTGTTCAGAGTCCGGACAATAATAATGATAAGAGAGCCACCGTGCTTCACACACTAGGCTTTATTTTAAATTCTGACGATCAAGACAAGTCACTTTTAAATAAGCGAACTGTGAGTGGAGCAGCAGATGTTTATTGGGGCAACTGTGACAAGATTTATAGAAATCATCCTGTTGCTGTAGCAGAAACAAGAGCAGAAGGAAGAGCTTTAAGAAGAGCATTAAAGTTAAGAAAAGTTGTTGCTGCAGAAGAATTATCTAAAGATATTGAAGATGATATTAATGGTCATAATATAAATAAGATTAATAATAATCAAATTAATTTTATTGATGTAATATCAAAACGATTGGACATTGATGTTGTTAAACTATTAAATAGTATGGATATAGAGTCATCTAAGATTTATACTATAGAACATGATAAAGCGGTAGAAATAGTGCAAAAATTAACTGCTTATCAACAAGATATGACTACTATACCAGATAGTGTCAAGTCATATAACCCCTCGTGGAAATAAGGAGTAAATAATGAAAGTTAAATATAAAGTTGGAGATAGATTAGAATTTGAATTAGAGGGCGCGGGCCAAAAGGAATTATTCAAAGAGTTAGCTTCTATACAAGAAATCTTTGGAGAAGAAAAGTGTGGAATGTGCGGAAGCACAAATCTAAAGTTTGTTGTTAGAAATGTTGATGGAAATGACTACTTTGAACTCAGATGTGCTGAGTGTGGGGCAATATTAGGATTTGGTCAGCACAAGAAGGGTGGAACATTATTTCCAAAGCGTAAGGATGATGCTGGTAACTATCTATCAAATAAGGGCTGGCACAAGTATACGCCTAAGCAAGATTAACACTGTCACATGGAATTATAATCCATCCGTGTGCTACGCATGGATCTGTGCCGCAGCCAGGAGGACATTCATCGCAAGATGGATCCTCCTGATTGCATTTACCTAATGGTATACATGTAGGAGGAGGACAACATGGATTGTTTGTGACAGAACAACAAAAATCTGATACTTCTTCCATACCTGGTAAGGTAGGACAGCAACTTTTACCTATCACATTTTTGCACCACTTAACATCATATTGTAAAAAATTGCCACAATGATCCAAACCATCTACAGAATTAGCTTTAAATTTAAATTCATATTTTCCTCTAGCTAATTTTATTTTACAAACATCAACTGGTCTACTCTTACAACATGGAAGTCCTCCTCCTTCAGATTCTACATGTACTACTCTTTTCCATGATTTCTTTTTTCCATTACAGCATATTTTTCTATAATATATTTCTCCAATATGCATACCGGCTCTAGATGTTTCTAGATGACCATATACTCTAAATTTAAAAACATATGTTTTATCTAAACAAATTTTACTTACTGTGCAGCCTTCTTGTACACAACACTTGCAGCCTCCGCAATCGGCAGAATTCTCAAACACAAATCGACCACTAACGCTGTTTCTGCCGCATTTAACAGTGGGAGCTGGGGCCCATGATCCTCCACATTTATATAGTATCACCTTGCATCTACAATCGTCACATTTACAGCAGTTACAGTTTCCTAATTGAGATGGCATATTATAGTCCTATTAACATTCTTCACATTCATCACATCCTGAGAAGGCGCAAGAATTACAGCATTCAGCATTAGTTAATGTCCAAAAGCATCCGCTTGCAGTATTCATATATGTTGCTGTGGCCCATGCTGTTCCTCCTTCTGGAACACTAAATACAGAACCTTCTCCACATTCAGAATTACAGCAAGAATTTGGATTAGTTACTCCTATAGATTGACCAATAATAGAATTACCATTACTATCTTTACCATCATAGCCAGAAAATCCTTGTACGCTAATTGATGATCCATTCCAGCAACCATGAATTACTCTTGTTTGGTAAGATTGAATCTTTTCCCACATCAAACCAAAGCCTTTTCCATGCATAAGTTGTTGTGTTATGCTCTCGTCAAATCCTGGGAAACATTCAATTCTAGCATTAAAATATCTATAATCACAACCGGCTATTTCATGAGGAGTTTCTGTTGGTCCTAATAAACAATTACCGCTCTCAACAGATGCTCCAGGAGTACATACTTTACCAATACTCAATACTTTATATGTATAACAGTTATTAACTTGTCTTCTATGTATTACTATTTGATCTCCAGCATTACCACACCAACCTCTTGGATTTTCACAACTATGTACAAGCGTTTTAATTGGTTCTGCTTCTAAGCCATCCTCATTATTGGTTGCTGCATATACTTCAACATCAGCATTCCCGACACAACATCCAATATTATTTAATAATGTTCCTTCTATTAAAATTGGAGATTCTTCTGCATTTATTATATTGTATTGTGCAGAATCTTCATTCCATTGTGCCACATATTGAGCACCAGAATAAGATAAGAATGGACCTATGCAATTTTCACTAGTTGGGTGACAACAGGTTGGATGAATACCATCCAGATAATCACAAGCATCTTCACATCCTGATGGAACACCACATCCATCGTATGTGCCAAATTTGACATTTGCTATTGGATAAGCATCATCAATATAATATTCATCTAAATCAGTATTAATAACTGATCCATTATGGTTTGATGGTTCATGATACCACTTGCCGCACCACTCATGCTTATTAATAATTTTAACATTGCCTCTTCTAGCACATGTTAATGGATCGTCTTCACTCCATTCAAAACCTCCGCCAAACCAATATAGTCTAACGTGCTTAGGATCACATTGAACGTCATTAAAAGCTTCACATTCATTATTTAATTGTCCAGCCCCTGTGCAATCAAGCACTTTAAATTTACCAAATAATGCTTGTGTTTGAGCATCAACAATATTATATATTAATTCGTCAGTGGTAGATTTTCTCGAATCTAATTTTGCTATACCTTTGCAGCCTTGTCCGAGATTTCCTACTATTTCACCAACAATATAACTTGGACGCTTTTTATATTCTTCAGTGTCTGGTATAACATCATATATATTAATATTAACTAATCTATCATGATGATAAGATCCTTCTGTATGCTTACGACCAACAGGAACTGTACCATCATAATAATGATAAAAATTAGCAGCATAATGTGGTGGTGAATATGAACATAATGGACCTTTACCATTACAGGCTATTATGTCTTCTGCTGCTTCAAACTCAATAAAATTAGCAAAATTTTCTAATGTTACTATATCATAAGATGGTAAATTTGGAGATAGTCCACTACAATTATCACAATCATCTGAGCATGGAGTATCTCTATATTTTGCATAGCCAGTGAATGGTTTAATAATGCTACCACTATAACTTCCTCTATTATAGCTATATAAAGTTTCTCCATTATAATGATCTATATATTTTGACGATCCTAGAGCTGGACCTAAAGTAGAGAAATTTAGAGACTGTTGATATAAAGAGGCTTTTTCAGCTATTGGGTCTACAACTACAATTTTATGAGCTTCTAATTCACTATCAGATAGTATTAATTTACCATCAGAATTAATGGGTCTATTAAATTTATCAACTCTAATTGCTTTTGTACAAATTTGATTAACAGTTTTTTTATCTTCTATTAATGCAAACTTAATAAATTTATCTAAAGTTTGTGATTGATATATATAATATTTTTTCTCTTTTTCATTAAAAATTGCTAAAACTCTATGTCCTGCTTTTAAATCCTTAAATGGACTATGGAATTCTCTATCTTGAAATGGATCAAAAATTCTAAATTCGGTTTGTCCTGATGATGTATAGAATGTTGGCTTACGACCATTTGGACTATTGCCGTAGAATAATTCACCATCTATATTTGCAGCAGCAGTTCCACATGGGCAGCTTGAACTAAAAGAAGTAGTTTTATTTCCACAAGCAGATGGATATAAATCTTCTAATAGTGTAGCATGTATAAATCTAGCATATCCTTCTAAGAATAGTATATCATAGTTTGGCAAATTGGGGTCTGGACATCCACACTCTGTGGATCCCATTGTGCAAGCACATGAAGATACCTCGTCTCTGCCCTGCTCTGGAGTTTCGTTTTCAGTAAATGTTATACAAAGTTCTTCACATTCAGATACTGATGATCCACTTTCAGGAATACAATCTCCGCAAACGTGAGAAGATTGTTGTCCGCTAGGAGCTATATTGGGTTGACTAGATCCAAATATTCTTGCTGCAAAACCAGTATGAGCTTTTTCTTTCCATTCTTCGTATGTTGTATATAGTGCATATGCTGGACCATGTTGACCAGCAGTATCATATAGGTTAACAAGAACTTGCTGTTTCTTTTGTGTATTTTCTATATCAGCTTGTCCAATTACTTTTTTATCAATATCTATTGGAGCACCATCGCAATTAATACGAACTCCAAAAGTATGATTATTTAAAAACTTATCTCTGTATCCAGCATATTCTTTCCAATCACAAACTCCACTACCTGTTGGAGCACAAGCATTATCGTATAATCTGAATCTGATGATATCTGTTGTTTCAGTAGGTGGAACTTGACCAAATACTATATACTTACAAGAGTATGTATCATAATGAGCATATAATCTTGTGCCACACTTATAAGATGCTTTAATTCTATCTTCTACAGTAACTACATAATCAGATGATGAGTCTGAAGTAGCATGTATTTCATTACCTTCAAAGTCCCATAGCTTAGGACCATAATCTTTATTTGCTTCATTATCTTTATTAATTAATTGAGCTAATGCTGTACCAAATGGTTCCAAGTTTTGAATTAATTCAACAACAATAACCTTATAGTCTTGTGGTGGAGCAACCCAAACTCCTCTGTCTCTATCAAATCTTAAATCAATAGGACCAACTGGCCATGTTGCTGGCTTTGATAACCATTCACAGAAGAATCTATCTTTTAGATTTTCTTCTTTAAATATACCATCCATAGCATCAGCTTCAACATCTGCTTCGTTTGGTATTGGTTTGCCCCAAGTATCATATCCCCAACTGTGTAATACTAATGGTCCTCTTAATCCTAGGAATCTATAATCTTCAGCATAATCTTGATTGCTATGCAGATTCATGATCATATGATCAGAGATACTTTTCTTTCTTCCTAAAATATCAATAATATGTCCATGAACTGTGCCCAAATGGTGGTGGCAACTTGTTGGATTTTGAACAGGATTTTCAAACTTCTGTTCTATTTTTTGATTATAGTACAACGACTCTACTGGTGAGCCTTGGTTACTAAATCCATCATTACATTCAATTTTTGTTACAGTTGAACATTTACCGAATGGTGGCTGTGGTGATAATGGGGCTTGTCTATGGCATTTTGGATTATATCTTGCATATTGAGGAAGATTGCCGTCTCCACTGACTGATATTGGGCCAAGTAAGCCATCCATACTCATGAATGCTTTATTTTCATAGTCCCATCTTAATTCTAATGTTTGTTTACTTAATGTTTCTGAACCAACAACAGTTCTCTGAGAATTATGTCTTGCTTCAACCATTGGCCCAGAACGAAAATTAGGACTAGATTTTAATCTATTTCCATAAGCAATACTTAATACCGGTTGATAAGGACCATATAATGCAATACTGCTACAACCGCTACAAGTACCAACTCCGTCAGAACAATTAACGTCTTTCCACCAATCCATCATTTCGCCAATAAAGACTCTGTGAAGAGAGGCTTGTTTGGCAATACCGTCATGTTTTGTAAATATTGGATTTGATCTATAATCAACCTTTGATCTTTGTCGGGCTATTCTATTATTAAGAATTTGTTGATTCCTAATTAATTTTAATTGCTCTCTTCTATTTTTTGCTATTAATTTAATTCTATCTAATGTACTAGCAGAAAATGATCCGAACTTTGGAGTAAAAGTTTGATATGAATATGTTGTTGATGCTCCTCCTGCACCAAAATTAACACTAAGACCATTTAAAACTGGCCCCTCACTCAACATGGAATATCCAAGACTAACCTGTGGTAAACATGGCACAGTTACGCTACCAGTTGTACCAATTACTAATGGATCAGTTTCCATAGATGATAGTCTTATCATGGCAGCAGTATTCATAAGGTCTACTGAGCCAAATACCCACGGAGCAATATCTTTATCTACTTCAACATTTATGCCGCCACAACTATTGTGAAAATTACTAGTAGCATATGGACCATATGGTCTGATATTAGATCGTAATGGAACAGCAACTGCACAAGGCATAATAGCAGCAGGAAACATACTATATTGATTAGCATTTGCAGAATCTACTCTTCTTTTAGATGAGACTGTAATATCACTAGCGTCTACCTGAAAATATTCTGTTTTTGAGTTTGATTGATATTCAGTAGCTGAATTACTTGGTATGTTGGCAACATTAAGACCAAATACTATCGCTTCGCTAGCAGCATCAATATTCTGTCCAGCAATAAAATCATTTGGACATAATGTTACAACGCACGGATCATTGAATTTAAATATTACCTTGCCTCTGTCAGTACCAGCAGAATAAACCTTTTCCTCAACGGATGCTCTTACCCAAGCAGAATTACCCATGACCAAATAGTCATCAATTGGTATTTTTGTTAAATCTAACTGTCCACATTTTGCGCCAGGATATTGTATATATGCCATAATTTACTCCTTATTGACAAACACATCCTGGGACATAATCTGGATGATATGGGTCACCAATACATGGATTTCCGCTAGGATCTGTACATTGTGTTCCACCACCATCTGGTATTTCTGCTCCGCTGCCTAGTGTGTATTCATATTCTCCGCCACCATTACCACTATATGTTCCACTTAATGAGCAGTCTCCACTAGCACTAAATAGTGCCATAGCTCCAACTCTACTATCATCAGTTCTAAACATATCTAATTCTGGATCATCTAATCCTAAAACTGGTATGCCTGGTTCTACCCAACCTCCATCATTAGTTGGAGTATCAGTATACATTTTTTCACCAAATTCTTCTGGATGAGGTCTTATGCATACTTTTTCTTTGAGTTTAACTAAATATTGGCGCCCATAATATGTTCTTCCAAGTTCTGCTATCCATTCGTGTATTTTTTGTTTATCTTCTGCTATTGGTGGCCAATTTAATATATTTGATTTTGCTCTATCGCTATTTGCTATTGATGCTATATCAGATACTGCATTTAATACATTAACAGCACTTTTATCAGCAGCAGCAATCATATTATCAGCAGTATATAATGTACCATATGTTGATTGTATGAATTTACCAAGTTCTGATACTGTATTTGTATTCTCAGTCCAAGACCAGAATGATTCTGCACTGTGCATAGCTGTTCTTATGTCATATTCGCATATATCAAGATAATCAACAGGCAATGGCATTACTAAAGTAACATTTAGTTTTCTAATATCAATGTTGACCCAAAACTGACCATATTGTCGCTTATATGGTGTTATTGGTTGTTTGGTTACCGGATGTTCTCCAAAATAAAATTCAAAATTATCTTCTGCCGGAATAACATCAAGATAGTGTTGTTGCTCACCAAATAATAGATTCCTTGTTTTAGTTATTCTTAATTCTTTACCATAGCTAAAATCTATAATATTATCAAATCCAAAGAATAAATTATCTTCTATGGGATCATATCTTTTTAGTGAAACAGGATAGATTCTAACAATATTTCCCGGTTCTAATGTTACAAAAAAATCATATCCTGCTTCATCGCATATGTCAGATATTAATTGTAATATTGTAATACTTGGACCAGCTATTTTAAAATATTGTGGAACTGGAATATCAAATGTTGACCAATCAATAACCAAATTGGCTCCCACAGGAGTACAGATTGTGGGATTCATATTCCTTAAAGCTTCCATTATTTTAGTATATGGCATACCTCTTTCAGTAACTTCTGCCGTACCAAATAAAGAACAATTCTTGTTTAGATAAACGTCCTCTTCAAAATATCCATAAACATCAAAATAATTAAGGCTTCTCACAGGAGGACCAGCATAAGTATCTGTTATAAGAACACATTGTTCTAAAATTTGACGAGGATCTACTACTCTAGCGTTATATGTTTTGCCACCACTGTTTTGAGTATATGTCCAATTTTGTAATAATCCTCCAAAGAAAAAATCTCCACAAAGAAAATATACTGGATAGCCGATTAGATTTGTTCCTTGAAATATTTGTATCTCATTAGGAGGACACTGATATTCTATTAAATCTATATTGACAGAGCTTTCTTGTGTTCCCCATCCTATTGTTCCATTAAATCCTAGAACACTACATCCTAGAAATTCACATTCTCCTATACAAGAAACACATTCTGTCATCAGCAGCCTCCGTATCCACCGCAATTAGTACATACCCATGTAGCATTATAGCTAAAAGATCCATCAATTGGATTATATGTTTTCTGTTTAGAAATTAGTAAATAAGTTCCTTGACTATCATCTGGCATATATTCTTCACATCCTATTATTGGATCACTACAAATTGATATTCCTCCAGAACCCATATTACATCCCATTGGAGTTCCTACTAATCCTTCAGCATTAATTGTCCATTTTTTAGGAGTACATCCTCCTAAAGGTTGATAATAAATACCTTTTCCTGGAATAGTAAACTCTGCCGTAATTGGAACTGGTTCTTCGGTACTTATAGTTACATTACACCTTGATCTAGACTCTGGACTAAATTCAACAGAATAATCTATGGAGCCTTGACCATAGTTATGTGTAATAGTGAAGCTAGTAGGAAGTAAATCTGCTGGATTAAATTCATCAACAGAATCTTGGCCAGGATAAATATGAAAACAGCTTGGTGCCAAACATTTAACCACAATATCTTTTAATGCTGAACATGTTATTTCTCCTGAACATTCATTTAAAAATCTATCTAATAATTCTTTGGCCACTTTCCACTTATATTTAAAATCAGCCTTTGGTGGTAAAAATACCATAGAATTTGGACTATCTGGTATTCTGAATCCTTCGGCGTTTGGCCAAATAATTGAACCCTCATTGGTATATCGTAATAATCCTTGTATTGTACCTGATAGTGTTGCGCTTCTTGCTTGTGGTTTACCAAATTCTTTAGTTCCACCTCTTGTTATATTTAATGTATGAGTACAATCAGAGTGTGTAACACAAGTATTAACATTTCGTTTTAAGATCGAACTATAATTGATTTCAAAACTTCCATCAGATTCTGAAGGTCCGAATGTAATTTTTTCATCAAATATATTGTACGCCCCAATAGTAGTATGTATGCTAGGACTTTCAATTTTATGAATTTCTGTTAAATCTTCAGAGCTTCCACAAAATTCTTCTTCTGGACCAGCATAGTGCATAGCCATATTAGTATACAAACCATTAATTTGTTTAACTAATCTATCTTGACAAAATGCTTTAGCTTGTTTCCATGCTGGAAATAAATTTCCAGTTTCATCCCAATAATGTTGACCAACAGCATTTATAGTATACTGAACATTATATCTTTTATTATTTAATTCTAAACTATCATCAATTCTAGCCCAGTCATAAATTTCGTCTTGTAAATCCATAGTAAATTTATCACTAAAGCTTTTGATTTTATAACCAATAGGAGCATTTGCTCCATGATCAACAAGTTGAGATTGAACAGTGAGCAATCCTGTTGATTCCGAGTTGCTACCGGCATCAAATAATGTTGAACCGCATCCTTTTACTGTCTCATGATTACATCCAAATAATTCAACATCATTAAATTCTAATTCTATAGTATATTCACTATATTTAACCCATTGATTATTACTAGGGGCAAAATTTATACTTTTTATTTTACCTCCTTTAAATATCATCATTGGAGCACCAGTTCCTGGTGTTGTAACTATTAGTTTACCTCCATTTCCAACATTATCAAATATGTTTTGTATTTTAGCAATACTACCAACAACATAGCCGATAGATGGAACATGATCCTGATTTCTATCTTGTTTTGAGGCCGCATATCCTGTTAAGGTGATATTATAAGTATATCCTATTATGCTCTCATTAGCATAGAAAGTTTCTATACTTAAATTAATATTGGGAGATGGAACAAGTTCATTATCTGTTTCTCCAGCAGATTCTGTCATTTTTACATAGAACATTCTGGCTGCTGTATTATCAGTAGTTAAATCTGTCATTATCATCTCCTATCTAAGTCTAGATCCATGCCGGTTACTTTTTTAATCTTATTCACTAATTTTCTCATAGCCAATCCAATTTCTTTATCTATTAGTTTTTGTGTGCCTTCTTCAATAGCTTGGAATGCTGCTGCTCCACTAACCTTAACATCCACAGTATAATTACCACCCATAGTAATCTTAGCATCGCTCAGTAATCCTGCGGTAGTAGATAATTTGTCAACATAAGATCCAAAAGATAGCGTGGCTTTATCAAAAATATCAACCTTTGACCCAAAGACTATGGTAGACTTATCAAAAATTGTCATAGCATCAACCATTGCTGAAGAATCAGCTAATTTATCTGCTAAATCTTTAACTGTTGTGCCAAGATTCACTATTCCAACATTTAATGTATCGATACTTCTAATAGTATTTAACATTGTTAGATCTAATTTTGGAACTGTTGTGGCCATAGCATTAAAAGCTTGAGCATTGGCTGGCCCAGCAATATTTTGACCAACTACTGGTGCTCCATTAGCTAATCCTCCTGCTTGTTGAGCATTTTGCACAACAACTGGAATTGGCTTGTTAGGATCAGGAGGAACATTTGGTAATTGAGCATTATTTTGTAGTGCTGGAGCTTGAACTTGACCATTAGCCGCTTTTTGAGGATCTAATAGAGCGCTAGCTATGATTGCTGGTAAACTATTATAAAGATTATTTAGTATTGTTGCTGTACTTTCAAGATACTTATTTGCTGCTGATCCATTAAGATTAGCTAATTCTCTTGCTGCTTGTTCTTGGGCATCTTTAGCTTTGGTATATAGATCAATTAATTTTTGTGTGCCAGGATCAATACCAGTTGTACCAGCATCTATTAATTCTCCAATAGTACTTCCAGTATTACCAAATTTCTTATTAAGATCGACACCTTGGTTAGCAAGCATATTTTTAGTAAATCTTGCTATGATTTGATTGCCTTCTGTTGATCCTCTTAGTAATGGAAGTAGAGTATCCATTCCTTCATAAGCTAATTGTCTATTTTCTCTATTACCAAAATTCATATTACCAGCAATTGTTTGTTCGAATGCCGCAAAAGATCTATTCATACGAATAGCTTCTTCAGCAGTTTGTGTTGATACTTTCCTAGCAAAATCTATAAAGTTTTTACCTAATTGTCTTTCTTCTTCAATTTTACTCAACACATTAGATGCAATATCTCCACTAGTAGCAAGTTTTTCAAGAGCTTCGTAAGCATTACTTGAAGCTCTAGCAAGATCAGCTTGTTCTTTAGCTAATTTAGCAACTTCATCTTTTCCAGCTTCGCCTCTTGCTTTAGCTTGATCCATTAGTCCTCTCTGACCATTAGTACCATTTATAGCTTCTGCTCTGGCTTGATCTGCTCTGATTTGATTGGCTATAGCAACAGGATCTGATGAATTAATGCCGCTTAAAGCTTTAATTTCGTTCTCAATAGGAGCATTTAATCTATCTAGTGATACTGTGCGACCAAGAGCCCTATCAAGATCAATAGCTCCTTGTAAACGTATCTGATCAGCCTTGATGCTCCATTGTAATGATTGTTTTAAATATTTGTTATATTGATCTAGTTGTTTATTAACCTGATCAAGAGCATCATTTTGAGCTTCTAATATGGCTATTCCAACTTCTTGTGCTTTTTTAGCAGTATTTATTGCGTCTGCTAGTGCAGGGAAATTGGCTAATACTTCCTGAAAGCTATCTCCGCTTCTGTTGCCAGTTTCTTTTTTTAGGTATTCTCTAAGTTCATCCACAAGAGTTGTTCTTACAGTCTTTCCTATGCCTTGTCCAGCTAATGCTTGATCTACTTTTGCTGTTACATCACCAACATTTCTAGCGTCAGCATTTCTTAATATTCCTGGTAAAATATCTTGCATAATTTTACTAGCTTTAATACTATCAGTTAATTTTTTACCTTGTTCACCACCTCCTGCCAACGATGTTACATTATCTAATACTGGAGCTAATTCTTGAGCAGTATAAGCTGTCATATTTCTGAGCATTTGCTCTTGAGTTCTATCAGTTTGACCCATTCCACCTTCACCAGTAAAGAATGAAGCATTTTGTTCTGTTTTTAATACAAAGTTTTCTAATTCATTCTTAAAGCGACCTATACCAGCTAATGCTCTATTATAAGCTTCTACTAAAGCTTCTGTTTCTTTTGCCATATCTTTTGTTAATCTAATCAATCTTTCTGTTGATGCCATTTGATAAGATTGCATACCTAATTCTTCATTTCCAAGAGCAATGACCTTTTGCCTGTCTGCACTTTCTTTCCTAAGCATAGCGTTATTATCACCATATTGCCTTTTAAGCTTATCCATACCAGCAATGTATGCTGCTTGTTCTGCTGCTGCCGCCGCAATTTTCATAGCCTGATCATTACCATTTATTTGTTGAGCTAATGGCTGATCTGCTCTGATATTTATTCCACTATTAACAAGAGCGCTTCTTTGAGCATTTTCAATTTGAGCACTTTTTGCACCAAGTTCAATAAATTTATTCTTTTTTAATGCTTCAGCATCAGCTGATCCAATTTTACCACCAGCAAGATCTTTATTAATTTGATCTATCTCACTAGTCACTTCTTCTAACTGGGAAAGACTCTTTAATTTAATATCTCTTTCTGCTAGTCTATTCAATCCTTCAATATATTTTTCAGCAGCTCTTAATGATGATTGAAGTGCTTCATCATCTAATTCAGATGGAGCTCTCATTGTTGAGCCATAAACTCCACCAGCAACACCACCAACAACTGCTGCTGTTCCTAATACTGCTGCTGTTCCGAATCCAAAAGTAGGAATACCAGCTAATACTGCAACTAATGCTGTAATAGCGGCGCCTCCAGCCACTAGAGCACTTGTAGAAGCACCAGAAGCAGCTCTTTCCATTGGACTAATTTCTGATTGAGTTTTCAAATCAGAAAAACTACTGGAAATTCCACCTAAAGACTTTTGTGCAGCTGTAATATTTTGTAAATTATCTTTTTTAGCTAAATTTTCAAATGATTTATCTACTAGTTCTATACTTTTATCTAATTGAGCTATACTATTTTCTAATTTTTTAGTTTGAAATGCTTTAACAAAACCATCTATGGCACCAGATAATGCTCCTGTTACTAACCCTATTAGTCCACCTATTGGTCCTGCTAATTGATTTCCTATTGTTCCTAAGCTAACTGCTCTGCTACCTCCTTCAGCTAATGCTCCTCCTACTCCAGCACCAATTTCACTAGTTCCCATATTAGTAGCTTTTAATAGTTGTGGTATAACTTCACTACCAATAATAGATGTAACAGCAGCCAATGCCCCTGGTAATCCTCCTATAGATTTAATAGCATTACCAATTGGACCAGGAAGACCTTCTAAAGCTTTAGTAAATACTCCAATATTTTTCCCTATAAATGGCAATTTGCCTAATCCAGCGGTTTGTTGGAAGTTTTGAGCGGCTGATAATAGTCCTCCTCCGGTTTTACTATTTTTAAACGCTAATGCTCCACTAGGATTAAAGCCACCCAACATCCCAAATTCTTCTTGTGCTCTACCTGATTTTTTATATTCAAAAGCCGCTAATTCTTCTGCTGTTATTCTAACACTATTAGTTAATTCTCCAAAATTATCAATTAAATCTTGTTCTGCTTTGCTAAGAGCTTCTGTTCTATCTATAGAAGCATCAAGAGCTTTCTTAACTTCGTCAGAAGTTTTAGCAACATCTTCTAAACTTTGACCAGCTTCTGCTCCACTAATTATAGCATCAATAGCTTTTTCAACTTCATCTGGTTTTAACAGTTCAGATAAGCTAGAAATTAATGTGTCTCTGGCATCAGATAGTTTATCAGGAGTGTCTAGGCCAGTTAGCTTAGATTTGATAAAATCTCTTCTTAATAAACCTCTAGAGTCTTGTCTTTGATTTATGCCAGATAGTGCTTTTTCTAAATTTTGAGATTTAACTTTGGACTCAAAATCCTTCAAACTTATACCGGCTCTTTCTGCTTCAATTGTAAAAATCTTTTGAGCTTCAATATTACGTTCTATACTAGCAGCAAGAGCATCTAGTCCAGGATTAACATTTGTTATATTTCCTGCCGAGTCTTTTACTGAATTATTTTCATATATAGCAGTATTTCTTGCACTTCCTCCTATGGCTCGCGATTGTTGATCTCTGTTAAGACTTGGATCTATAGCTTCCCTAAGAGCTTTAGACACATCTAATTTACCAAGAGCTTCAAATTGTTTAGCAACATCTTCTATAGCATCATCTAAGTCTGGTAGAGCACTATTTCCAATTGCTCGCAATGCATCTGCCCAATCTTGAGTTTCCCTAACGTCTCCACCATCAGCAAATTTTTGAACTAATCCTACAGAACCACCCTTATTATATCCTTGTATTTTATCAGCTTTATTCATCTGATGTAATTTACTATATCCAATTTTTTGTGCAGCTTTTTTATTGATAACAAATTCACCAGGGGTCAATAATGCTGGTACGGTATCCTGTGCAGACCCTCCGTTTGCAAATTTTCTTTTATTTTGCATCTTTTTGAGAAGAGACGGATCTATATTTGGACCATATTCATATAGCAGAGAGGACGCCATATTATCAGCAACTTCTTGTAATTTAGAAAGATTACCAGCTTGCTTAAATTCTGCATAATTACCAATATTACTACCTTCTTGTTTTAGTCCGCCTAGTATATTGTATCCAAAACCATTCTTTCGTCTGGAAATTCTAAAATTAATATCTGGATATTGATTTAATATTTTTTGTCTGATTTTTTCAAATTCATTTTCTTTACCAAATGCCATTCCTCCATCTTTAAACTGCTGAACTTTCATTCCTTCTATATGACGAATATTTCCACCTAATAATTTATCTTCTTGGTCCTTAGTATATATTCTATCAATATCATCTATTCTAAATTTTGAAGATGGTGGTAGAATGAATTCTCTCTCTAACCTTGTGCCTGAGCGACTTCTACTTAGATAATCTGCTCCACTTTTGCCAGAAACAGGATCCATGTATTTTGATAGAGCTTTTATAACATCGTCTTCTGTAGCAGTATCAAATACTGTTTTATCAACATCAATAGATGGGATATTTTTATTTCTTATAATACTTAACATTGCACTAGAGCCATTTTCTGGCTGGAACATACTAGCAGTGTCTGGTGATTCACTGGTTGATAATAATGAGCCATTTAAATTAAAAGTTTTTCCAATAGCATCAGAAATATCTTTATTAGAATTTAATGGATTACCAATTTGAGTTAAAAGAGTCTTTAGTTTCCCTCCAGCAACTGTAGAATATAGTTTACCAGAACGTTTTGATCCACTCATTGATTCTTGGCTACTAAACATTTCCAATAAATCTTTTGCGGCATTCTTTGTAGCGTCATACGCTTTGGGTGGATCAGCATGGAAAGTTTTAAGATATTCCATGAAAGAGTCATTATCTTCTAAATATCTATTTATAAATTCACTATTAGTTCCACCTCCAGGGCCGTTACCTGTTCTATACTTGGCTAATGATACCAATTGTTTTGCACTATAAACTTCTCCACCGTCAGCAAATTTACTTATTGGTAAGCCAGTACTTTTATTAAAACCATAAACATCAGATCCTTTAGGAAATGGGCCGTAGTTTTCTTTAAAATATCTAGTAAATTCATCTTCTGCTCGCCCAATAGCAGCGCTACTAAGAGTTCTTTTAACTTCTGTTGGAATATCTGGAGGAAGACCAAATATTTGTGAGGCTTGTAAACCTAGACCTCTTTCAAAGTCTATAGCAGCTTCTTTTATAGTTCCTCCTTGAGCGCCCAGTTGAGACAAGGCTAATTGTAGTACTGCTCCTTCTGCATTAGCAATACCTCCAGCTCTTTGTTCAGCATCTTGTATTTCTCTTAATTCAGCATATTGTTTAGCTGTTTTACCTTGAGCAATTGCAGCTAAAATATTATCATAATTATCATCTATTAATTTTTCTGCAACACCAAGTTTAGAAGCCTTTGTTGATCCACCACCTCGTGTTCCTTGTATTTTAGATGCTGGAATTGGTAATCCGATAGAGTTTAGTTTTTCAGCTAAAAGATTAGCATTCTCTTGTGGTCTGGCTGTTAATACTCTTATTCTATCTATAAATGATGGATCAAAATCCATAATAGATTTTAATTTTTGTGCTAGTTCTGTTGGTTGTCCATTCTGAAGAGCCTCTTTAACTCTGTTAAGATCGTCATATGCTGGAATATCTGGTTTTCCATCTGGACCAAAAATATCTGCTCCTTTAACTAATGTTTCATCAAAATCTAATGCTATTGGTTGACTTCCTCCAAAAGCAGTAGCAGTTTGAAATCCAGTAGCAAGATCTGTTGATAATTTAGCAACGCCGGCTCTGGTTTTACCAACTAAATCAGTATACTCAGGACTATTAGGTAATCCTCTGAGTAATAAAGCAGCTTTACCAAATCCAGTATCAAATACTCTATCTTGACTAAATCCTAATGGTTCTAATCCAACAATACCAAGCTTAAGTGCCTTATTAATAGATTGTGCTTCTCTAGCTTTTTTAGCAGTTTTATTAGCTAATGCTCTGTCTACGGCTTCAATAGCTTTACTTAATTTAGTATTGTCTCCAGATTTGATATTATTTAATCTTAAAATGCTATCTAATGATCTATCATTACCAGCAACGCCACTAATATCTTTTACTCCTTGAATTCCTCCAAGTTCTTTTAGCCATGCTATGACAGAATCTTGAACAGTCATATTCTCTAACTTAGAGGTTTCTTCTACTGTTCCACCAAGTAGGAATTTTTGAATTAATCCACCCTTATTCAAACCTTGTGCGGCAAATTTTGTTGGATCTGCCCAGTATGTAGTAACTGGTTTGTTGGCTATTGCTCTGGTCAGCAGTTGGTCTGGCTTAAGATTTGCTTTTCCTGATAGTAAACTATTTTCATAAAGAAAATTTTTAGCCGCTATGGTTGCTTCATTATTACCTTTAATAGAATCATAATCATCATATGTATCGCCCTTCTTCATAAATTTTGCTTCTGATCTAGATTGTGGAAAATCTAATAAAGCAAACTGTTCAGCTGCTGGTGGTCCTAGATTATAGTTTTTAGATAATACATATTCAAATTTTTTCCATCTTGGAATATCGCTGCCTCTCCACTCTTCTATCTGATCTGTTGTTAAATCAGTTGGTTTAACTTCTTTAAATATAGAATTGTCTCTTATTGGTTGATTCTCAAGATTTTCATAACCCTTTTTGGTGGGAATAGATTTATAATATTTGCTTAAATCTTTAACTGTGCCACCATAAGCATACTTATTCATCTTGTGTAAATTATCAGCACCAAGTTTTTCAACAGCTTTCTTTCGTATAACGAATTCTCCTGGCATAAGCATTGCTGGAACAGTATCTCTATTACCAGATCCAGGAACACTTCCACCTCTAGCAAAAGCCATTACTTTTCCACCATTATTAAGTGTGGCTGGGCCTCTAGAGTTAATAGCTTGAGTTAAAGACTCAACAGCTGCTGTTAATGTTGTTATTGATTTAGTATTATCTGTTAATGCGGATGCTGTTTTTTCTGCTGCTATGGCAGTTTTTTCGCTATTAACGCCACTAAGACTTTCTCCCAGATTTGTACCAACTCCTCCTGCTCCTCCCCCTTTTTTAATACCACTAATAAAACCGCTACCGAATTTAGTTAATGCTTTACCACCTTGAATAATACCAAGTGTTGCTATCAGTGGTAATAATGGTTTAAAAACGCTAGCTAATTTAATTAGTCCACTAGTTAAACCAATAACTATTTTAAATAAGCTTTTGAATGTTTGACTTTCACCTACAGCATATGATAATGCTAGAAATTGTTCTCTAACCTTAGCAATTTGATTAGCTAATGATTGTTGAGCTTTAACTTGAGCATCTGTTAAGCTTCCTTGTCCTCTTTGAGCAACACCTAATGCTTTTTGTGCTTCTCCGAATTGTTGAATTAAAGGAATAACCTTACCAATTTGTCGGAATCCACCAAGCTCTTCAACAATTTGAGAAAATCTTAAATCTCTAGGATCTAAAGTTTTTAATACTTCACTTAATCTTTTAACTCCTTCATATGGACCAACGAATTTTCCTTCGCTATCAGTTAATTCAACATTAAATTCTCTTAGGAAGTCAATTGTGCTTCCTCTTTGAATACGAGTAAAAATTGTTCTTAAGCCAGTAGCAATAGTTTCTGCGCTTTCACGAGTTGTTGCTCTAACGCTAGTAAAGATAGCAATAAATTCATTTAATGCATCAGCCCCTTCACTAACACCCTTGCTAGAAGCAGCAAATGCTCCACCAGCCCTTTGAATAGCGGTAATGATATCGCTAGATTCTACAGCGAATGCTGCTGCAACAGCATTAATAGAGCCTAAAACTTTTTCTAAATCTTTTGTTTCTATAGAAAACTGTCTCATTGCAGCAATAGCACCTTCTGTGGTTTCTGTCATATTATCGAATGACGGAGCCAATTCTGTCTTAGCTAAAGCAGCAAGTGCTTGTTGAGTTTCCTTGGCACTCAAACCGGCCTGAGCAAGAGTAACAGCAACTTCTGTTAATGACTCACTACTAACACCAAGAGTGGTTGCTAAGTTTATAATTTCGTCTCTCAATGATTTGATACCAACGCTACCACCACCAGTAACTTGTTGTAATCTAATAAGCTGTTTATCAAATTCAATAAAAGCCTTAGTTCCATTTCTAACAGCATTAACTAATGAAAATACTCCAGCACTAACAACGCTAAATGCTGCAAATCTTCGTACAGCAAGAGCAGACTGTTTACCAAACTCTTCCATTTCTGAACTTGCTGTTTTAACAGCTTTTGCTGTGGAAGTTATACTTTGTGCGGTTTTACTAACTGAACTATTAACCTTACCAATAGATCCTAATCCTTTAATAGATGTTCCAAGATTATTTAATGAAGAAGCTAATATTTGACTATTTTTAGTAGTTTCAATTAATATGCTATTTAAACTTTGTATTTTTTGAGATAAATTGTCAACACCTTTGGCTGCTTTAGTATCAAACTTAATATCAATAGCAGTATTTATGGTTCCTAGCTCTCGCCTAATTTGTGCTACAATAGGCTTTATATTAGCTGGACCTTGTAAGTTTATTTGTGCAGTAAGATTAAAGGTTTTGGCCATTAATTATCTCCAAAAAAAATCCCACCCTCTAAATGTAGAAGATGGGATCTTTTGATTAAAAGTTAGTATATTGATATCAAGTTGGCGATTCTTCTTTGGATAGTTCTTCTGGTTCTGACTCTTTAATTGGAGCAGATTCGACAATAGGCTTTCCGCTTTCATCCAAGAATGGCTGAAATTCGAAGAGATAATCTCCTTTTTCATTAACAACGTTTCCTTCTTTGTCAACGAATTCTCCTTTGTCATTAATGAATCTTCCGGTTTCATCTACTAGCCTGCCTTCTTCATCAATTAGTTGATTATCTTTATTAATTAATCTTAATTTATCATTAACAAATTTATATTTCATCAAAAACTTATTCTCTGGCAATTTTTCTTCATAGTCGCTGTCTAAGCCATACAACATAGAAGCCAAATGCTGAGCAGCCAATATAGAAACAGGTTCAGCAGCCCTACTTAAATAGTCCTGATATCCTTTAAAGTAAGTCTCTTTAGTATCAGAATACACCAAACAGGATGATACTAAATAATTAAATCTAGCATTATCAGCTTGACCTTCTGCGGTATGAGTATCTAGATTGGTTTTGACCGAAATTAAATCTCTTAAGTCTGCTCTATCTTTTTTCATTTGTAGAGCCACCTTTTTAGCTTCTGTTAGTTGTATACCACCCTTAGCTAATCTTCTCTCTCCCTCAAGAATAGAATTTTGCAGATCATTGAAATCTTTTTGCTTTTTATCATCCCATAATCCTTGTTCAACAAGAACATCGTCTAATTTTGCTCTGACCAAAGCCTTGGCTTTTATAGCATCACTAAACGCGGTATTGTATACCCTATTGGCCTCTTTTTGATCATCAGAGGATGGTAATACTACTGAAAATTTCTTATCAACACCATTGACTGAGTATGTAAAATCTAAAGACTTCATTGATTATTCTCCTTGTTATTAAACTTATAATAGTACGAATACTTTACTTTGTCAAAATCTTTGTTTCCTTGTAATTCTGACATTCCTTTACGCAATTGATTATTACCATGATCTAATATTTCATTGCGTATTCTTTCCCATATCATTTTATTTCTTATTTGCTCTTGACTTGGATTATCTGTATTATATCCCCAGAGATCTCCGAATCCTTCTTCAAATCTAGCTAATGCTCCAATCATTGTTGTTTCAATTTTTTTTCTTAGTATATATTCTATATTTTTATTATTCATTATTTATTCCTTAGTTTATTTTTAAATGCTTCTTGATTCATGCTAGCAATTTCTCTTTGAGTATCTGGTAATTTAGTGGCATCAATATCTTTATGTTTCAATATGGATGTATTTCTTTCATTAATAATAGCTTTAGTAACACTAGAATTCATATCATGTATATCTGAAGCATCATTTGATGAATTAGCCATGAAAAATACTTCCTGAGCCTTTGACATTTTTGATCCAAGAGCTTTATCTTCAGTTTTCTTTTGTTTTTCTTTATTAGCATTTTCATTCTGCAATAATATCCAACCATCAAACATATCATCATCATCGAATACTGGATCTGGTGGAGGCTCAGTACTTTCATGAGCAGAGTCATACATCTTGCTGAAAACTACTAGTGTTCGTTGTTCATCTGTCCATTCTGATGATGCTTTTTCAAACAAGAAATTTTTATTGGCTGACCAATATGTTCTCCATAGATCTCCTCTTGCTATTCTTCTAAACACTGGAATATCTATAGAATGTTGGCCTATTTCATATGTAACATCTTCTAATAATTTACTATCTGGATTTAAATTATCAAAGAATCTAATTAATTCACCATCTTGTTTTTTAAATATACTATGAATTAGTAGATAGTCATTTTTGTATTTTTCACAAAAACCTTCTACGGTAAGATGGTCAAGACTATGACGAACATTATAATATTTCTGATAAGTTTCTTTAAGATTATTTAATTTGGCTCTTATGCTTTTTTGTTTTTTAGTAGCATAGAAGCTTTTAAATAACTCTATTTTAACTTGATCAATTTGCTTCTGTAGATTAGACATTTCCTTTTCATTCATATCCGACCACAATCTATTTTCCTTGAGTATATTTAATATGTCAGATTCTACTATCCAATCAGAGAATTTATATTTATCATATAAGTCCTCATAATATATCTCTGATTCATATTTTATAGATAATGACGGATATACCAAGTATAGTAATTGATCCTTAAATCTAAAGATTAAAGACCCAGAAATAATTCTTGATAATATTAATTTGTCCTTATCCACATCACAATCGTCCTAGTTTTTATTTATCAGGATCCTTCGCCAAGACCTGGGAATGAATCTGAGCTATTATGAACAACAACTAGATCATTAAAGTTACTATAGCTATATGTTATGGTAACATTACCGCCACCAGTATCTCCACCAGTATAATTTACTGATTGAAGTTTATTCTTGTGACCAAGATCAATACTTGTGCCTTCGCAAGTTACAATCGCAATCTTTTGATTCCTTAGATTGGATGTTTCTGTTGGGCAGTATGAGCCATCATCACCAAGATCATCGTCAACAACAACGCAGTCACCTTGAACACCAGTAATTTCAAATTCTGATGTTACTTCGATTGGGAAAGAAACATATCTGTAATATGGCTTTAATGAACCTAGTTCATAGATTGGTTCACGACCACCAAAGTCACAAGAAACGGTTATATTTGAAAAGTGTACAGAGTGACCAGCGGACAAGCCCTGTTGAACTTGTTCGCCAGTTACGCGAGCGTTAACACCACCAGAAACGTAAGTTCCACAAATTCTTGGATCAGAACATGAGCCACCAGCGAATACTTGAGCTGATACACCAGGAATATCATCTGGGAAAATGCTGGATCCCATGTTTAAATCTTGTCTACGACCAACACCAGTTACTGCTGCTGGAGCATCAGCATTATCTGTAAACTTACCACTTATTGATGCTGATCTCCATCTCTTTTGATTACCAACGAGAGTAACGTCTTCGGTAAATGTGCCTTCTACTGGGAAGGTATAAGAAACAGAGCTTACATACATACCTGAGCAAACTAATTCGGCACAACCTCCAGCAAGGGCGCTAGCACCATTATAACCAGCACTAAGCTTATCGTCTGGCCAAATTGTTAAATAAACATCTGTTTTAGCCTTTTGGCGACCAGCAAGGTCAGCACCAGATGCTACATAGCCGCTGCCTTCTGCGCAGCCTAATTCTGTTGCTGATGTATAAATTAAGGGATATCCATCAAGAACTTTTTGTAAAGTAACTTCAACTTCTGGAGTTGTTTCTGAATTTTCGTAAATTGCTAGTTGACCTAGTTCGAAGATTTGTTCTAGATTAAAGTTACTGGTAACACCAACGCTCTGTAGGCCGTGAAGTGCAGAAGCGCCAGATGGGCCCATTGAAACTTGTTGAATTGCATAATATATACGATTATTTGGCATTGTATAACTCCATTAAGAATCTTGTGAATATTTTTTAATACACCTAATCTATAAAACTATCAAAAATTATTTCGAAAGTAGCTCGTGCAACACCCTCATAAATACCATTAATAGATGATATTTCTGATAATGTTACATTTTTTATATATGTTTTAGCCCATTTATAAGTATTAATTAGATCTAAATAGGTCAATCCCTCAGGATTAATTGATCCATTATAGGTTAACGGAAGCTTATTATCTTGAGCGGCTTTATTTGTATCAAATAGCCATATGGTATTATCATGTTGTAATCTAATTATATCTAGTAATTGATTTCTGTCATTTTTATTTTCTGCTAACACATTGAATAATACATCTTGTTCAATTTTTAAAGACTTTGATCCTAATTCATATGGTAAATTTCGTGCTCTTGGAACAGCATCAATAACAATACATGGCATTTGAACTTTATGATAAGGTCCAATTGTCCATTGACCAATTCCTGTGGATTTCATATCTTTTGGTTCAATTATGCCTGATTCTATAATTTTCCACCAGTTACAATCTGATGATCTGTGAGTTTGTATATTACTATACGAGAAAGAAACTTTAACAGATGAGGTTGGGGGTTTTGGATTATCAAATATTATTCTACCATTAATATAGTCAATATAATATCCACTAGTAACCGCAACATTATTCACCATAATTTGATCAATAGCTATTGGTGATCTTTCATCAAATACTAATGTAGAATCATAAATCCAATCTTTTCTGGCAGCTATCCAAACTCGACCTCTTTTAAATGAAGGATCTTCATCCATCTCTAGTTTGCATAGTGGAGAGGTTATAAGATTTTCTTGATCTAATAATACATCAGACCATGATCCTATAGTGAGAAATGAATGATCTAAAAATAGTTTTAAATTAACTTCTAATGAGTTTAATATTAGTTGATCGGTATATGATCCAACGTGTTGGAATCTGTTGTTTACTATGCATGTCATATAAAGTTATTAAATCCAGATTGTATTGCAATATCTATAGAATCAGATATAGAGTCTATTGATCGTGTTATCCAGTTGTCTCCTATATTACCGGCAAATTCTGATGGAACTTTCCATCTTGCTCCAGACTGAGATCTCATGATAGCAAGACCTGTACGAGATCTTTTATTTGGACCATAAACTATATCATAGTCTTTAATTATTGTCTTATCTCCTGCTAAGCTTAACCACTCTAACCAATGTAAGCTTTTCCCACTATTACTATCAATTACCATAGCAAGATCACTACCTAGAACATCTGATAAATCAGCTTTAATCATCTCTAATCTAAAATACCCCTTGATTCTAGAACCAGTTATGGTAGGGGTCGCAAATGTTACAGAAGCATTTCTTGCCCATATATTTAATAATTCAACGAGCCTATTTTCTGGATCTGGAATACCAAACTCTGCTTGTAGCGAACCTGAGACTAATGATTGATATTCTGGACTATTCTGTAATGCTGATACTACTAATTCTTTTATTTCTTTGGATATATTTTTTGCATATTTTTTCATGCTATCAGAAACTTCTGATAGTAACGCTTTTAATATTTTACTTTCAATATCTTTAGTGCTATCTAATAATTTAAGCTGTAGTCTCATGCTGTTTGTCTCCAAGTTGTGATAATATATTTATTATCTCCAAGACCACCATAATTGCATGATCCTTGTCTTTCAAATTTCTTATCTTTGACAATTATATAACTTGCTGACTGTATCTTATTCAATAAATCAACTGAGGATAGAGTTTGTATATAGTCATCTGTATTTTTTATATCTGTATTAAAATTTATCCAATTTTTAGAATCCCATAATACAGCTAAATAAATATTATCAAAAGTTTTTTCTTTACCAACATATCCTAAACCATAACAGTATGGACAAACTACGCCAACATTAAATTCTATTGGACCACCAGTTTTATATTTATTAGAAGACTTGTTTGTTAAAGTATCAAAGATACAATTTGGACAAATCTCTTTATCACTAACTCCATAAGCAAGAGTACACTCTGTAGTTAGACCATCTTTATCCAATAATAAATTTATATTAGAATTATATAATTGTTGTAGTATTCTAAAGTCAATTGTCATTTGATACTTGGTTATTTATTAGAGATTGTCTAATAAATTCTAAAGCTTGAGAAACTCTTATATGATCATCTCTATTTAATAGAGCCATTCCGCAAACACGATCAATTAAAGCTAATGCATTTTCCACATTCATTGTAAAACTCCTTGAGATCTTAGTATACTATCATTTATACTAGATAATAGCTCAGGAGTTAGATTTGCCAATATTTCTTCATTTTGTAAACATTGATTTAAATGATCAACATTACGTTTAATATCCTCTTTTTCTCGATCAGTGCCATAATAAGTATCCAAGATTTGAGTTATTAAATCTCTGGAATCTATCATAGCTTGAATTTTTTGTTCAATTGTCATACCATTATTTATATCTATATTTATCATTTTTAAGCTCTATAATAAGGAATTTTAACTAATGTGCCATTTAATCTTATTTCTAAATATCCTAATGGAGAACTTGGTAAGTCAGATGCTGTTCCTGCTGATCCAACACTTGTTGATACTGCTATTGGATTTGTTGTACTACCTAAGACAAAGTCATTTGATCTAAATGCAGTAGCATTAGCTCCAATAATAATACAATTATTATAATTTGTATTATTGCTATTAGCATTATATCCTATAGCAATATTATTGCTACCAACAGTATTTGCAAATAGAGCGAAGGCTCCTAATGTTGTATTATAAGATCCTGTTGTAGTATTATAACCAGTTGCAAAACCACAACCAGTATTTGATTGAGATGTTGTTTGATTTCTTAAACTACAACTACCAATTCCAGTGTTATGTATTCCAGTAGTATTATACTGCATAGAAAGTCCACCAATACCAGAATTAAAATATCCTGTAGTGTTTAACAGTAACGCTACGTTTCCAACACCAGTATTTTGATATCCTGTAGAATTAGCTTCACATGCTCCAAATCCAACTGCTGTTGTTCCAATACTAGATAAATTGTCTGGATTTATAGCGATAGGATTATTAAGAGCAGCGTTAAATCCTATTGCTGTAACATTATTAGATCTTGAATGATTATGACTAGCTAAAGCATAATCTCCAGAGTCTTGCTTTCCAGTTTCTAAATTAGAAATATCTGATTGTATCTCTCCAATAGTTGTATCTAATCCATTTATTTCTGAGGTTGGATGAGTATGAGAAACTAATCCTGTATATGCTGTGGTTTGAGTAGTATTATCAGCAAATTTTAAAGATGCTGGAGTTGGTCCATCTATTAGTGTTACCGGGCCTTTGATTTTTGTTCCTGTTGTTTGACCAGCTCCTCCTTCGCTTACTCTAACATAGTAATTATCAGAATAACTAGCAATATCAACAACTCCACTTTGAGCTGATGGGTGAAAGTACCATCTCTCTCCATCGTTATTAATTGGTGGCTTATTGGTAATATCTTCTCCGTCCCAATCGTGTGTGTGAGGATTAGGATCTCTATTATCTGTTAATCTTGGGTCATTGGATACAACTGCTGTTCCAATTATATCACTTGGTTGATGAGTATGAACTTGAGCAGCCAGAGCTGGTTTGCCAGTAACGCTAGTCCAAGGCACTGATGTTGGCAATGGCAAATCTGCTGCTGAAGCTAATGCTATAACCGTACCATCTTCTTTTTTAGTATATATTGTACCATCAGTTGTATTAAGCGCTAATTCTCCTGGAACCATTTCTTGAGCAGTTGGCGCTAAACCTGATGTGTTATTTCTTTTTAATAAAATTGGTGTTTTATTAGTCATATATTCTTTCTCATGTTATGATGGTGTCTACTCTACGATAATCTGGATTATTATTATTTAACATTTGAGGATCAAAGTTGTTACCAACGAATGGACTAAGGACTGCTCTGACGCGAGAAGCATCTCCTAAAACAAACTGTGTTTTTAATTCTTGATACATTTTGCACGGACCTTGCTCTATTATAGTTTTATATCCAGAAAGTCCGGGTGATACGTCTAACTTGGCTGGACCAAGAGTTGTACTAATACCTTCTAATTGAGCACGAGTTCTTAGTGAGCTTTGATCAAATAAGCAGGCCGATTTTAATGCCACAAATCCAATGAAGTTTACATCTTTTTCATCTAAAGTTGTGGGGTCTGGACTAATTGTTTGGTTAACTATATCAACAGTGTATTTATTTATGAACTCTATATCTATTAGTGTGTGCTGAGCAGCAACTAATGATAGTTGTAGAATTCTATCATCGCTATATGTTGGATTGTCGCTAAAGTCATTAATAAATGACCTTATTAAAATAGGAAGTTCTAGTTGCCAGCTCATAGTATCTCCTTAGAATATATAAGTATATTTACACCTTTAATTTGAAACTAAGTTATGCTTAATTTTGATAAAATATATCTAATTAGTTTAACCAAAAAAAGACCAAATAAAGTTTCTGAGTTTATGAACAGATTACCAAAGGATTGGAATCTTGGGCAGATAGATATTATGGATGCTATTGACGGATATGAGATGGAGCTTCCGGTATGGTGGAACTCTCATTTAAAGGGCTCGTATGGCTGTTTAAGGTCTCATTGTAAAATTTTAGAGCATATCATGAAGAACAATCTTTTAAATACCATGATCTTTGAAGATGATGCTATATTTAGTGATAATTTTATTATGAAATTACAACAAATATGTGAGAATCTGCCTAGTGATTGGGAGCAATTATATCTTGGAGGTCAGCATTTAGCAAAACCTAGGTCTATCAATAATGATATTGTTAAAGGAGTTAATATCAATAGAACACATTGTTATGTTATAAAGGATGAGTCGGTAGCTAAAAAAATATTAAGTAATTTAAATAGTAAGGACTTTTGGATTAAATATTTGAATAAACATAAATATCATATAGATTATGCTTACGGAGCAATGCATAAACATAATATGTTAAATAGTTATGCTTGTAATCCGTTCATAGTAGGACAAGCCGAAAATACATTCTCAGATACTGGTAGCCAAATATCAAAGGTTGACCGGTGGTGGAATTAGATTTACTAAATAATTTCCAACAATTTCATTGACTTCTTCTTGAGTTGGATAATGGTCAAATTTGAAAAACTGAGTTGAGTTTTCGTCAATAACCACTCTTACTCTATATTTATTAGCTTCATCAAGAAAGACTTCAGTAATTTTATAATCCATATTTTTACCTCATATTTGTATTATAGTAAGATCATCAACATATCCGGTAAATGTACTGCCTCCCCAGCACTCTGCTAGTATTTCAACAACACCAGCTTCGGTAGGAGTAAAACTTAAAGAAACTTGTTCCCAAGTATTCGCCGCAGCAGTCATGTAACCAGTAACATCATTAGTTACTCCTGCTATTTGTCTACCTTTCACTCTTAGTCTCATAACTAAGCCAAAAGCACTTCTTCTCATCCAAGCCTTAACAATAACCTGACTATTGGCACTCACAGCAACTGTTGCTAGACTAAGATCTAAAGGAAAGTTAATTGATCTTACGTTAACATTTGTAGGAGCCATAGCCCAAGCTATTCCATTATTGGCGTATCTTACCGATGTAGTACTATAGATAAGTCCAAAATCGCACCATATATAGTGAAGATTGCTTGTTTGATCATGATTGTGAGAAAATACTTTAGAGTTACTGCCGTATCCTGGACTTGCAACTCCAACTTCAGTAGTATCATTCATAGCACAATTAATAAAGTATGATGGTCCTCCAACATTTGTCCTATGAGATGCTGTAGTGTTGGTTGAAAATGTGATATTTTTGAAAACATTGCTATGCGCAAGAGTATTATTATCTACCCCATATTGCCAACTATCGGATATTGTTCCGTTGTTTGCGTTTAGATTATGAGCAGCAAGAATTCCAATTCCATTAATATTATTTTTAATTGTAAAAGTATCTAGTGTGTTAGAAAGAGTATTGTAGTACAAGATACCATGACCATTGTTACTGCATATGACCATATTTCTAAATGTGCTTTGTCCTAATTGACTGAATGCAAAAATTCCCGCTAAGCCGTTATAACAACAATAAATTGTATCATATGTTACACGTATATGTTCTCTAGGATACAATCCATATTGATCACAATTATTACAATGACAGTTTGTTACATTAGAATACATGCACCCTGGAATAAATAAACCATAAGCAAATCTAACAAAACAAGCTCTATCTACTGTAAAGTTTCCACCAGTAAGATAATAAGAATAATTTCCATAACCAAATCCATTTCTTCCATCAAACCAACTTTCTCCTGTTCTGGTACTCATATCCGTTCTGTTCCAACCAAAAGAGTAAATTATTGGATTGCCAACTCCTGCGGACTGCGGTGCTCGTCCTCCTATTTGAAAGTTCAATAAAGATGTTGCCGTGGCGGTTAAGGTCGATGCCAACGGCACTTTTATCGTTTCTCTCTTAAATGTTGTTACTGTTTCACTAGCTCCATAATATCCTGGTATCTGTATACTTGAGGCCCCAATTGTGACAGGTCCGAACTGTCCACTAGTATCTAGCATTACTCTTGTTCCATTAATACTTTGGATACCGCACCAAGTTTCTCCGCTAGTATTTTTGCCAATCAACGAACAAAGATTAAGACTATCCGCACTAGAACTTGCCTTGCAGGCAATAATATTAGATAACAGGAATGTTTGAGCACCGTTATCTGTATTCACATAGAATCCTATACTCTGAATACTGGCTCCTAAGTTAGTAGCAAGATCTATTGTTATAGGAGTCCATCTATTAAGTACTGTCAAGTTTTCAATGTTAAATGTGTTTACTGCTGTGGCTCCAGCGGTATCACTACATAATACTAATGATATTGCTCCACTTGCGCCAATAGTTCCTGCTGTTTGTTTTATCCAAAAACTTAGTTGTTGATACCCGCTAAGATTAAGGGTACCAGTGGCTTTGTATGATGCCAATCCTGTGGTGAAGTTTGCTCCGACTGCGATGGAGTCCGAACAGTCTCCTTCTTTTATTCCTCCCAAGGCATCGGTGGTGACCAAAGAGGTTGTCACATCAGCGGTTTGTGCTGTCCAAGCTGTTCGTCCATTTCCTCTATTTCCGTGACTAGCAATATTAACAATTGGGGATGATGCTAATATTACTCTTTGATTGGAAACCTTTTTTAGAAAACCACTAGTTCCTCCAACTCCGTTTCCTGTTGATCCAACTAAAGTACAAGTAGATCCACTAACATTAGTGACCTCCCATGTTCCATTAGCGTTAGTGTTAGTTGTATGGCCAGTTAATACAACAGTATCTCCATTACTTATTCCTAAAGTAGCCATACTACTGGCACAACTTACAACAATAGGAGATGCATTTGTGGTATTATTTATATTAGAACTTCCTTGCATTTTTGAACCAACCCAAGTACCACTACCAATACTTGTTGGGTCCGGACTACTCTCTATTCTTAATGTATCATCGCCTGCTAATCTTGTGGCTGATGCTCCTGTACTAGAAAAGGTTTTCCATCTTCCTCCGATATAATACGTCCTATTAGTATAAGAGGCAACGGCCTGGCCATTGGTTGGAGTTCTGTTAATTCTTAAACTAGTAGAACTCAACCTCTGAACTATGTAATACATAGCAGTCTGGCCAGAAGGCAGAAGCATACTTATGCATTGTTCCGGAGGTTTTTCATATGCTGTTGCTGACGATGCCTGTTCTATTTGTAAGCCACATAAATATATTCCGCTAATGCTATCTCCGTCATAGGAGCTAATACCTAGTCCAGTATCACTGCTCGGTATCAGGATAATTTGAATATTGTCTGATGCGCCAGTGGTAGTAGCTGTTATGGATATTCTATACCATCCATTTCCTATACTACTTATTGATGATGTTGCACTTGCTCCGGTCTGTTCTACTGTTCCACTACTAAGATCAAATCTTGCGGCCTTAACATTATTGTCTAGCCTTAAAATTACTTTGGTTTTCTCGGCGGCCTTAGCGTATACCGATACTGTATACTGAGTTGTTGCAGCAAATGGGTTGTACCATGTTGTGCTGGACCACGAATGTCCTGAGCTAGTTTGAGAGTCTTCTGATAATTTATATACAGAGGCATCTACTCCGCTGGGCCCGGTTGTTGAATCTTTTTCTATAAATGATGCACTGGCTACGCTATTTAAAAACATGCAATTAGAATACCAAGCAAGATTTTTTGTTGGGGCCAATGTTCCATTATTTAAAAAATTTGCGCTTGCAGAAGAGAATGTTCCAAACACAGAGCTAGATCCTGCTGTTGTTGCTCCGTCTGCCGCACTTGCTAACAAAGCAAAGCTAGTACCAGAATGAGTATCATTTCCTTGTTCATAATCTAAATAAAATGTTGGCATATTATGTATCTATATTAATTAGGATTAGTTAATCTATTATTAAAAGCAGCAACAAATGGTTGCGCATTGTATACAACACTCAAACCTAGGGTATTTTCATTTTTACCAACAACTCTAACAAATGGCTGGCCTAGATAAGCAGTATCTATAGTCAATAATTGACTTTTTTTAGGCAGTCGTGTGGATCGTTGTGTAAAATTTTGTCTTATACTAAACATAATTATTAACCATAATTTTGAGAAAAACTACCATACCAATAAGTTCCATCGCTAATAAAACTATATATATCAACTTTACTAGCGGTAATTGTTGCTGTTGGAATGGCACTATCGGCCCATCTTACTCCGCTGAAAGATGCGGTATAATTTCCACTGCCACTATTCAAGAACATGCTAAAGCTCTTTCCGGCAGTTGCTGTGGGCATAGTAAATGTGCAGTTTCCGGTTAGGGTACAAGTATGAACAGTTCCACTAGCCAAACTGAGAGTTTTACTAGTTCCACTATTACCATTAGCTACAACACTTTCAGTATAACTATCAAAAATAAGATTACCATCTATATTAACATCTCCAACAACATGTAAAGTAGAGTCTGGGGTATCTGTTCCTATACCTACTCGTAAATTTGATCTATCTGTTGATAGAATTACAGCCCCACCCGCTCCACCATTACCATATGTTCTTAATCCATTAATTGCATCAACAGAGAATATTAGTCCTGGGCCGCTATCATTAGATGATATGCTACCATCAGTACCAAAAATAATTCCTTCGCTACCATTTGACACATCTTGACCATTAGCAGCAATAGATAAACTACCATTTACTTGGAGTTTAGAATATGGAGTTGCTGTACCAATTCCAACATTTAAATCTGTATTTAAAAATAATTGAGGATCATATCCAGTAGTTAAACATATAGGATTATATGATGTTATCATATCATTAAATCCTTGTAATGCTAAGAAATCAGAAGAACTATCAAAAGTTCCAGCAGGATTAACATTCACGCCAAGACCCAACGATCCATCAAATGCGCCGAACCACCCAGTGCCATATGATTTAAAACCATCACTTTTCATTGTTCCAATAATCTCTAGTGTATGTGATGGACTATTTGTTCCTATTCCAATATTAGTACCATCACTAAATAATACTAACTCAGGCTCCCATAGATTAGTTGTTCCATTATAATATAAAAATTGTCCAGCTGTTACTGATGCAACAGATACATCATGTAATTCATTTAATTCATAGCCATTCTGAATTTTGATTTCAATAACACCTTCATTCTGATGAGTTCTAACAATAGTACCAATGAATACAGAATGATCAGGGTCGGATGGTATCGTAGTAGTTAAACCGCCTGGCGTTGTGCTAAGCCAAACGCTTGTTCCATTAACATTTCCATGAGGAGCTGTTGGATTAAATTGATCAGTATTTAATCCTATCAATGCCCCACTAACAATAACCTTACCAGTTTGATTAATTCCTATTGCTGCTGTTGTTATTCCATATGTTTTACTTGATGTTGATTCGCTACTCGCAGATGCTAAAGCTACCGTTGGTTGATCTCCTTGTCCACCATTAATATATACAGCAGACATTTTAGGTATAATACTACCAGTACTATTAAATACTGTAGTAACTAAGCTGTATGATTCTTGATTTAAATTTTTTAATGATGTCCAAGAGGTGGCTCCATCACCTATTTTTAATAGGTTATTTGTAGAATCAAATCCTGGTTCACCTAATGATAAAACAGGATTGGTCGTACTCCATTGAGTAGATGTTCCTTTTCTTAATCTAACACTATTATTTACTGGCATATTAACATATTCTTTCTGTTATTATAACATTCTATTATAGACAGAATATGGTTTTTAGCAAATATTATGGGGTTCCACCATCAATTGTTAATCCACATAATGTGCTACTAAATTCATATCCAGTATTAGCAGAATTTCTAACCAAAACTTGACAAGCTGTACTACTTGTTAGAGTTGTAAATGCGCTAGTTCCGTTTCCTAATAATATACCGGTCAAAGTTGTTGCACCTGTACCACCCTTGTTGACCGCTATGGTTGAAGCACTCCATGTTCCAGTAGAGATTGTTCCAAGAGTAGTAATATTGCTACTTCCGGCCCATGTGCTCAAGGCTGTATTTTCAACATTACCCAAACCAATATCACTCTTAAGACCGCTAGGAGTTCGTGTAACCATTGTTCGTGCTATTGATGCTGGATCAGCAACGAATACGGGTATTTGTGTAACAGTGCTAGTTGTTGCTGCTGCTTGAGTAGTAATGCTACCAGCAACATGAAGTATAGTACTTGGAGAGGTCGAGCCAATACCAACATAACCATTACTATCTAAAACTGTTATTCTTGGAACGGCCGATGTTCCACCACCATAGCCGTAATGAATAAGAACTCCCATTGAGGAGTACTGTTGAATAGCAATGGGATCAGAAGTACCATTAAATATACCTGCTCCATTATTAGTTACTCCCAGACCGTCGCCAATATATATTGTTGCATTGGCTCCACTACTACTAAACTCAGCATACTGATCAAATTGTTTAAAACCATAAATATATTGAGCACCATCTGTTCTCACAACAGTGGCATCAACAGCAACAGTATTGGTACCAACAGATATACCATCTCCTGCTCCAACATCTAATGATCTATTAGCACTAAGATCTCCACCACCAGTTAAACCATTTCCGGCGGTTATTGTACGAGTAGTTAATACTGCTCCATCAATATTAGTTTGAGCAACAGTCCAGTCACTATTTAAATTGCCAGATCCGCTTCTGTCTACAACAGCAATGATTAGATCTCCAACTTCACAAACAGCTCCAGCATATGTTGCTGCTGTTATTACTCGGAATGTCCAACCAGCACTATATGTTGTTGGAAGAGCTGTTACTGTACCTCCAGTACCAATTGTTCCTTTAAAAATCATCGCATCATTAGCGCCAAATAAGCTATCAGCATAAGCTTTAGTGGCAACATCACTACCATTAATAGTCATATTTGTTGTGGCAGCAATAGTACCAGAAGCTGTTAAGTTTCTTATGCCAGTAATATCTTTATTAGAGTCTGCTGTAACAGCTTTGCTAGCTTCAACAGTACCTAGTGTTGTAATATCAACATAGTTAAGTTCGGTGGTACTTGATGTTACTCCATCTAAAACATTGATCTCAGCAGCAGATGCTGTTAGATCAGTAATATCAGCAACTTGAATTGTTGGATCACTTAGAGATAATGTGGTATTACCAGTACTATCGTTATAACTAACAGCTATTCCGCTAGTACCAATTAAATTAGTCCCAATAACATCTTGAATAGATTCTGTTAGATCTGATGGTAACACAGCAGCATACGCCAAAGAGTTCCATGCTGCTGTTCCGTCACCTATCTTAAATTTGCCAGTGTCTGTTTCAAAGCCTATTTCACCAGCATATAACACTTGTGTTGTCCACTGATTAGCACCAGCAGCAGCTGTTCCTCTTCTTACTTGTATTCTATTTTGGACTGGCATAGTTTATTATTAACTCCATGTATTTTATTTAAGGTGAACCGCCATCAACATCTATCTCTGATAAATAATCGTCTAAGTTATCTATTCGACTAACATGTAAATTACCAACGATCTTACTCATTGGTATATCATCTGGTAAGTCACTAGCTAATAGTTTTTCTGTATTAATAATATCAATATTGAAGGTTTCGTATCTTTCAATCTCAATATTATCAAATGAATCTAAATAACTAGTTTCTATTTCCAATAAATTTGTTTCTTGCTCAATTTCTATAATAAAATTGCTCATTATATATTACACTGTAATGAGTTATTTGACTGACTAAATCGTTTAACAATAGTTATGGTACCAAAAAGTAGTCGGGTTGTATATTTACCTCCACCAGCATACAAATCATCAGGACTCTGTAATTCAAGATCGTATTTAGCCGTATTAAAATTAAATGTGTTTGTGGTGTTGGCCGGAATCATTAGTGTTAATTTACCATTAAGATCATCAATAATAAATTTATATATACTATGATCAGTATTGTCTGAACTAAATATTTGAGTGGTATTGCTACTGGTTTTCCAAATTAATCTAGCACACCAATTAGTTAAATCTATTGGGTTACCTTCGGCATCTTTATAAATTAGACTAATTTTAAATGATGTTCCTTGCTCTATTGGAAAATCATATTTGCTTGCTGACATATTTTAGCCCTCTGATGGTAGAATACACCAAAAAAGAAAGGCTAGCGGTTAAGCTAGCCTTCTTCTTTGATTTGATTATCTTCTGAAAATATCAGAGAGAACCAACGATTACTCTTCTGTTATCAAGAACAGCGAAGCCTTGCTCGGCCCAACCGTAGAAGCCAGCTCTCTTTTGACGATGTAGTGTATCGTCTTCAAAGATTTGAACTTGCTCACGAATTGGCATTATGAAAGAATCTCTCTTTCTTAAGTCAAGACCAACAACCATTTCAACGTCGCCAGGAGGTAGTGAACCTAGTAGAACGTTTTCATAGAATAGTTGGTATTCTTGACCTTCGCCTAGTTCGTCTAGGTCATGAAGATTAACACCGAATACTCTATTAAGAACGCCACTACCATCAGCAGCAACGTAGATTTCTCTACGGGTAACTTCATCAACTTGATCAAGACCCCAGTTACGAATGTCTTCAACAGCCTCGGGAGAAACATAAAGGTCTGTTAGTTGACCACGATTGGTTGATGTTGAGTTACCGCCGCCATTTCTTCTCATAACGGTCTTCATTAGAGAAACTAGTCTCTTGGTGAATTGACCGGTATCAGCATCACTATCAAATACTACTAGGTTACGATCAACACCAGCAGCAAGAAGTGTGTGCCAGCCGTCATCGTTCATCTTCTTAACGAAGCCAGCTTCTAGAACTTCCATGGCACGACCAACGATATCCCAGCGAGCATCACGAGCATACTTTAGTAAGTAGTCGATGCTTGCACCGATATCAAAGGTTGGAACCATGACGTAATCGCCTTCAACATGACGCTCTGGAATATAACCGTGATTAGGAATTGTGTAGGCCACAAAGTCCTTCTCGGTACCAGGGCTAAGGAAGTCTAAAGGAAATTCTGGAGTAGCACTTTGGGCCAATGTGATTGGCTCGAAGATACCATCAAGAATATCGCCATTTAGAATGCCTTGACGAAGTGGTTGCTCTAGAGCTTTTGCAAATTCTGCATTAGCAGCTAGTGCCTCTTCTTTTCTTGGTGAACCAGACTTAACAAGAAGATCAGTTAGTTCTGGGGTTGGATTAAAGTGTTGTGTAGCCATTTGAATTTTTCTCCCTAGTATCAAGTTATATTTACGTCTACTTTGACATAACCGTCGCTATCAAGACCACTTAAAAATCTACCAACCTTTACAGAATTGAGAGAGTTTGTGGTGAATCTGCCAAGACCATCATAATAAGCACTGCTACCAGCAACTGGTGATACGCCAGGAGCTACTACGTCAGTAGTAACTTGGCCTCTACGAAGCAAAGTAACCTTGCCACCAACTTGCACTTCATCTTTGTGCCAGTTGATATGAGTTCTTGTTAGATCATAATTTCTAACGTCGTTTAAAAGAAGTCCAGCTGGAACTGTACCACTTGGTGAGCCTGTTGGATAACCAACGGTAGCACCAGAGTCATCCATTGAAGCGCCAACGCCAGTTGTATTGTGTACAACAACGCCGCCTCTTTCGCCAACTGAATTCATGAAAAATGAGATATCTGTGTAAGATTCGATACGATCAGGTTTTAGAGCCATGTCTTATTCTCCCTTATTAGAATTTTTCTTATTAAGTCTGTTACGAACAAAATCGACCAATGCGGCGCGGGTAGTTTCAATTTCGTTATCTTCACCACCAACGCTAAGATCAGTAGCTTCAACTGTTTCAGCAGTTTCTAAAACGTCTTCGCTAGCCATTGGCTTTTCTTCTTTCTTTGGAGGAACCTTCTTGGCAGCAACGCTGAGTAGTTCAGCAATACCGTCAAAAGCTTCGTCTTCAAGATTTTCAAATTTGTCAACTGTGGCTGTGGCTGTTTCTTGATCAATACCCATTTCAACTAAAGAAGCCATTCTCTTCATTTTCTTTTCTTTCTTCATCATATCAGCTTCTTTACTCTTATAGCCAGCAATCGACTCTAGAGCTTCGTCTAATTCAGACTTTGTTTTCTTGAATAGTTCATCTTTCTTCATGTTCTCTTCTTCAGATGACTTCTTAGCAGCTTCTGTTGAAGAAACTAGTTCGTCATATGAAGCTTGAAGAGAGGCTAAACCACTATTCTTTTCTTCAATTGTTTTTTCTAAAGAAGCAACTGTATCCTTAAGCTGAGTAGCTAATGAATAAGCTTCTTTGGTAGCCGAAGCGCAATCAACTGCGGCTTCTACCTTGGCTTTTAGTTCGGCGATTTCTTGTTCTAGATTCATGTTATTATTCTCCATATTATTGGGACAATCTGAAAATACACCAGCTTTTACAAAATCACTATTTTTTTCTTGTTCATTACTTAATGAATTAAATATTATACTATCTGGATTGGCTGGTTTGTCAACATAACCTTTGCCAGAAAATGTAATTTGTCTTAATACTCTACCAATTTTATAGTTATCATTTTCTCCTAAACCACCATATGCTCTTAGATATTTGGTTAGATGAGAAGTTTCTTCATTTCGTGCTATAACTTTATATTCGCCACTAGTTTTATCTTCAACTCCATAATCAAAACCCTTAAAGTAGCACTCCATGCTAACATATTTAGTACCATCTTCTATTTCAGCAATTAGCTTATCTGAACGACCTTTTAATTCAGGATTACTAAAACCCTTATAAATAACAGAGCCAGTTAAGATATGGAATTTATCAGGAAGATTGTCGGACGGGGTTGCTTGATCTATTAGAATACCATCTTCTGTGATTGGCCAATTTGATGTAATGTGGCCTATTATAATCTCTTCATTATGATCAAGATTAGTTGGTTTGTCTTCTGGAGTATTTCTTGCTTGCCAAACTTCTAATTTATCGAATATATCATCATTTTTATTCCAGCTAGAAGTAACAAGAATGGACTGAACATAGTATAGGTCGCTATCATCTATGCCAGCAATAGCTTTATTAGCCCTAATTTTTGAGGCTGTTTCAGTGTCATTAACTGGTTGTGCCAAAGCAGCATAAGATACTGAAGCTGATGCTTTTATCTTATCTTCTAGGCCATCATTAATTTCATTTGGATAAATATTCATAAAATCTCCATTGTATTATAGCTAATACACTAAAATTAGTCACATGGTACACTATTTAAAAATAGCTTTGCTTCACTACTGGTCTCAATAATGTTCTTTAAATTGCTATATATTTGATTAGATAAATCTTCTGTAAAATTTTTAGCTGAATCAGAATTTGGATTTATAGGATATAAGTCGATACCTGAACAACAATTATTTAGAGATTTTATAATTTTTTGTATATCTATATTAGATAAATATTTATAATAGCATTTACATTGATTTACTAGACTTATAGATCCAATATATATAGGATTTTTTTTCTGATCTGTTTTATCAGCGCTACAGCATCCAGCATCACTATCTATGTCTAGATAGATATCATAAGAATTACAACAAAGATTTAATCCAATTAATATACGACCCGAACAAGACAACGTCAATGAACATTCAATTCCAGAGGTGACACTTTCATCGCAATTATCTGGGTCACTCTGTATTTTATTAACTAATTCACAAATTCTTGCTATTATATTTTTATATTTTAGATTAAATTGATAGATATATAAAGCTCTTAAGGTTTCTGCTGTAACGTTAGGATTTTTAATTGTATAATTGTTATCTTCAATTAATAATGTATTATAATCCATTTCAAAACAAAAGAACTGTGAAAATACAGCTAAAAATTCCATTTTATTTTTTAAAGCATAATCTAATTCCTTAAAAGCAAATCTTTCATCAATAATAGTAGTGGCAGGTGGTTTAAGTTCGATAATATTAGAATCTATCAAATTTTTTGTAAATTGTTTATGAAAATTTTTGATATCTTGGTAAATTAATTTATATTGTTGATACAATAAATCTCTTTGCTTATTAAATAAATCATTCTTTGTTTTTGATCTACAAGGATAACATCCATCCATTAAATGGATAATTTCGTGAGTGATTATTTGCTGTATTTGTTCCACACTATAAGATAATATACTTGTACTAGGATCATGGGGATAGGGGTCTTTGGCCATGGTATTAATCATAACAATATTATTACATCTTGGAACGGCGGCCGATGTGCTAAATCCAGAACCTGGGACTCTTCGCAAAGCTCCACTATCTCGTGGATTAGTTAGAACAAACTTAATTAAGTCTATCTTTGATTTTAGACAATTACATGAGAAAGAATTTTTAACATTTGCTATTGCTTCTTGTAATTTAGATATCTCACGACTAGTATAGTTACTAGTTCGTGTTTTATAAATATTATTACCAAGATTTGTTAATTGCTCAGGATAGTCTCCAATTGCTCCTGGAAAAAATCCATCTGCATTATAGAGATCTAAAGCCTGTAATTTTGATAAGTCTATATCTAAATTAAATTTTTTATTTTCTAGATTAAGATTACATTTACAGGTCATTATAATTCTCTACAAAAGTTAGTGACTTTATAGTTTTTAGTTCTTCCTGACTTAAAGTCCTATCCCTTTGTGAAGCTAATTCTTTTGAGTATTCTTTATACTTAGAATATCCTTTATTATTATCTATATCAACTAGTTTAGATATGAGATTATTTTCATTAATTTCTTCTGATGGATCCAAAGTGAATAACAACTTGCTCTTTGTGGAGTCAGCTTCAGTATATTCAACTGTGGATAAGCTTCTCATATTCTTTTTATTATAAAACTCTAAGAAATATGGATTCATTATTTCATTAATTTTATCCTGGGCCTCATTTGCCCAAATCTGTAAAGATGCTCCTGTTTGTGGTGCGAACTTTTTAGTTTGACGCTGACCAGAATCTTTACTATTCTTAGGGCGACCCTGACCAGATACTCCAGCCGGTTTAGTTGGACCAATTGATTGTTTTTGTGTTATAACCTCATTCTTGGCATCCATAGCGCTCTTTTGTCCACCCTTTTTCTTATCTAATTCTAAGCCAACTTCGCTAGGAGTTACTATACCAGTTTGTAATGAAATTTTACGAAGTTCATTATCAATTTCTGGACTATAGTACGGTCCAGACTTTGGTACATAACTATCGGTATCTCTTTCTCTTTGTTCTCTCTTAACTCTAACCTTTTCCATATCAGAATCAAAACCAAATGCTGTTTGAACAAGTTCGTCGCTAATAATATTACGATCAGCAAGTTGAATGAGTAATGCTTTTTCAGCATCTTCATTACTAAGATCCATTCGATCAAATTCTACTTTTGCTGGAAATCTAAAACCCATAGCTTTCTGAACAGCAGCAATTTCTTGTTTCCAGAATGCTGTTAGTATTTTGCGACCATATTGTAATCTTTGAGTTAATGTTTTTAAGCTAATAAAATTATTTGTTGTACCGGCAGCACCGAATGTTCCAGTTAGTGTTGGAGGAATACCAAGACCAGCATAAACACTATTCAAATGGGGAATATATTTACCTTCTCCTAAGAATTGATGAACATTGGTTTTACTCTCAAGCAATTCAATATCTGGACCCCACACAAGATCCATCGTACCACCACCAACATTATTTTGTAAGATAGATGCTAGTTTAGCTGTTGCGGCTTTTGTAGGAGCAACTTTATGTTCAAGACTACCAAGTTTAAAAATACGAATGTTACTAATAGCACCATCAAGAGCAGCCAAGTCTGCTAGTTTAAGTTTTTCAATTATGAATATATCATCCATAATACTATAAATCATAGGATAGGCCCATGTTGACCAATCATCTTTTTTATAGTGAAATACTACTGTTTTTTCTGGATCTAGAACATAAGGCTTTTTTGTTTTTGCAGCTTCTAGTACCGTGATTGGTAATGATGAAACTATCTTTTGTTCATACTCATTCTTTGGACTATTTATAGTTCTTCTTAAATTAGAGGGCAAAGTAATAGCATAAATTTTAGATCCTGAAAAAGAAGCTAATGATCCTCCTATTACATCAACATATGACGGATCAATAAAAGTATATTTCCAAGGAATTTCTCTTTTTTCTACCTTTATTTCATCATCATTAATTATAAGATCTGCTGAACCAACACTTCTATATAATTTATCTGTTACCTTTAAACTTATTTTGGCAGTTTGTCTATTGATGACCACATTACCTGTTCGGTAAAGATTATTAAGAAATCTCTCACTTCGTTCATATCCATTAATTCGTTCAAACCAATTTCTGTAAAATCGTTGAATTCTTTTATTAGGATGAGATAGTCTTATTCCCTGACAAGCAAAATCACCCATAAGATCAATAACGTTTTTAACCAATCCTACTCTGTGGTATATAGAATCGGCCGCTTTTATTATTCCTCGTAACTTTTCTGGAACAGCTTCATCTGGTCTAAATTTGTCATAATCTGCTCGTGTTAAACCAGGACGGCTAGAAGTATTACCATCTAAATTAGAGTAATCTGTGCGATATCTAGAGGCTCCTGATGAGCGATGTACTATATCAAATTCTGAAAGAGATCTTGAGGCTTCATTTAAAGCTTTCTCTTTACTGGCTAAATCTTCTCCCCATGCCACATAAGCATTTTCATTCTCAATGGCCGCATTTTGTATAGCATCGCTTTTTGGATAATTTTTTGTCATGATTGTATCATATTAGTATTGGAATAGTATTACAAGTATATACACTATTTAACATGGACAACCCTCTCTTCCTCTTACTAAACCGGGAAAAGCTCCAGCAACACTATTAAAAATGGCATCATCAAAATCCTTAATAATTGACTCTTTAAGCTTGTGAATACTAAGCATACCCTCTCCTTGCGTACGACCAATAGTAGAGCAAGTTTCACAACCCATAAACAGTTGTTCAAATACACATGGCATAAGTTTATTATCTATTGATTCATAATAAAAAATACATTTTTTTGGACATTGTGGACACAAAGTAACCGTCGCATAGTCCTTTAATCCTTTCCTTCCTTGTGTTTTTCTGCAACAACTATTCTTTTCAGCGTTAACTATAAGCTGTACATCATATTGACTAATTATTAATGAATCTCCACTTAGTGTAGTCTTACTAGTTGGCTTTAATTTCAATTCAAATTCAATATTGAGACCATCGGTGTTACAGCCACCAGTTCTTAATTCATTAATTGATCTACAATACTGGATAAGATTTTCTTGAAAGTATTTTTGATATATATCTGTTATTATATCAACTGCTATAGTATTGACAATTCGCTCAAAATCTGCCAATTCAGGCATGGAGTTAGTAAATTCTAAATATAGAAATTCTGATATAATACCATGAATTCCCTTAACACAAAATTGATTTGCGTAAGCTCTAAATTCATTGGCATTGTCAAAAAATCTTGAATTTAAAGCTAATATATTATCTCTTATATATGCAGCAATTTTTTGTATGTCATACGGTCCATCAAACGTATATTCAGTTCCTTCATACGATCCAAATCCATTAAACAAAATACGCATCCATTCTTGGAATTGGTTATTTTTAAAAAGAGTATCTATAATTTCTTTCTCTATAGCAGGTATTTGATTTTTAAACTTTACATAAAAATCCTTTGTTATTCGATCTATTTCAGCTGATAATTGATCGTCATAACAGGCTTCACAATCATCTATTGTGTGCATCAATTCGTGATATATAAGTAAACATAAATCTACTGGATTATCATCTCCGGGTCTAAAAATATTCTCAAGAATAATATTCATTCTATTATTTACGGTACATGCTAAAGTCTCTGCACATTCTGGTACGAGTGCAGAAGAAGTTATTGTGAAAGTATTTAATCTTACCTTATTTTTTAAGCATTCACATTCTATTTTATTTATACCACAATTAATAGCATTAATAATTTGATTAACCTGTTCTTGAAATCCAGGCAACGCATTATTTTCTACAAAAATATTTGGACCTACACTAGTGAATCCATCATGATCATCCCACATATCAGAATTTATATTAAAATTAAATTTTGTAGTTAATGATTCGGGTTTACATGGATCTGGCATATTTATGCTTTCTGTTTATAGAATTTATAAAAATTATACACTAAAATTAGCTATTTTAATATATCTTTCTAAAAGTTTCGTTCTATCTAAATATTCCATTTGTGTTTTATAAGAATAATGAGAGCATAAAGCTTGACCATAAATAAAACTCCTTTTACCTAACGCTCTTGATGGACCATGGTAGGTGAGGAAAAGCTCATCTTCTCCATCTATAAATCCATTAAAAAAGGCAAAATCCGAACCTCTCCAGGCTACAGCATTTATAGATACTCTTTCATTAAGAAATAAATGCCAATCACTAAAATAGAATTTAGTAAAATCTTTTGCATTAGATAAAAATGTATGATGTACAGATTCAGCATATAATGGACTGGACCAAAAAATTGAGTCAAAAGTGTTATATCCTGCCATATCATTCCATGGAATCTGATTATTTCTCATGTGTAAGTGACCACATGTGGAATTATTTATAGTATTAGCAAATATTAAAAAATTGGTATTATTTTGTTCTCTAAGTGAAAACATTTTGTCTATGAAATCTGGTTCCATCCATACTATATCATCATCAAGCTTAAGATATAAAGTATCTTCATCGAATGAATCTATTGCATAGAAATTATTTAAATTAACATTTTTAAGTTTAGGATCACTAATCTTTGGTATAATTATTTTAGCATCTAATGTATTAAAAAATTGAATATCTTCTATATTCTCAGTATTTTGCCAAATATGCCATTCGTCAAAAGATGATCGTTGCTTAGCAAGATGCTTAGCTAATAAATCCATATATTTTTTTCTTCCAGCTGGTGTTACTATTATTCTTTTCATCTATATACTCCTAAATAATTTGCGTCGTTAGCTCCGGATGTAAACCATTCTGGACCCTTGTACATTTCGCCATCTTGTTTGGTTATGGTATGTAAATTACCACCAACTATATCATAGCTTGGTCCTATTAAAATTCTATTCATTTGTCTAGCAAGCATGTTGGCTATAACAAGTGAACTATATCGGTCTTTTCTTAATCTTCCCTTTTTACCATTAGGTAATTTTAATTCTGGAGTATCCCATCTATCTCTAGCATTTGGTCCGGTGCTAGTTTGTGTCATAACTATTGTGGTTAATTCATTCTTTAATTCTTCAATCTCTAATATGCATTCGCTTAAACTATCATAAAGATTACTATCTAAATCAATATTTTCTATATTCATACCATCTTTATTAGCAGCTAAACCTAATGATAGTCCATCAAATCTTGGAAATAATAAAGCTTTATCTTCAAGATCTTTTCTTAGTCCGTGGTTAGCCTGAGCTGTCCATTCAGCCTTAGCAAATTGAACCAGTTCTAGAACATGCAATCCGTGTTGATCGTCAGTATCTTTTGGCTTATCATAATCTATAACTGGCCAAATTGGAACTTCACCTTGTTCTAGTTTTGATGGATCATGCAAAGCTTCTTCTATTGCTATACCACCTCCCTGAGCATCCATTCCTATTCTAGCACAAGGAAAAGCTTTCATAAGATTTCTTATTTTTCTTGCACAAAATCTATAGAAATCAAATTCATCAACTAAGCCAGCCTTTTGTCTTTCTTTAAAGTTAGTTCTATTTGTTGTCCAACAATATACTACTCTATTATGATTTTTATTAATTTCTAATACAACTATACTGAAATTATCTTGTTCACTAGCAGGGTCAATACCATAAACATATTGCTTATCTGTCTTACCAGAAGTAGTAGCGTCGAAAACAACTGGGCCGACTTCTGGAAGAATAACTGGATTAGCATCAGAAGTTACACAACTTTCAATTAAACTTCTTTTAAAGAAACCATTACTGTCAGCAGTAAAACAAGCTGCATATTCCATATTATAAATACCACTATGAATTGTAGCTTTAGCTCTTGCTACCTGTCTATCATCCATGAATCCTTTTGGTATAAGTTCATACGGTATTCGTATAATGCTATAATCTTTCCAATTAAAATTTTCAGGCACTTCACCTTTGAAAAGTTCTTCAAGAGCTTTCTTATCTCCTTTACTATTAATAATAGATTTATATCTATTCCAATACTGAGCAAAATGTTTAAATGCATAATCAGCAGTACCAGAAATAATAGCCTGATTTCCCTTTTTTAACTCTAATGCCTCCAATTCATCGCTCCATAATCCTGCCTCAATCATAGCTTGTTTTTTAGCTTGTTCTTTTACGTTTTGTATAGGCGTAGCACTAACAGCAGCGAAACCAGAAACTACTGTCTCGTAAATATCTGGACTTATGGATGCAAATTCGTCAGCAATAATTATGTGTGCTCTGAGACCTCTAATTTTACTACCATCACCCATTGGGATAGCCATAACCCAACTTTCGCCAAGCCGTAGTGTGCATCTATCAACATCTCGTCTTGGCCCATCATCATTGCCACTATAAATACTTCTTAATATTGGACTATTTCTCCATATAGTTTCCATATATTCAAAGATAACTTTACTCTGTCTAAAGGCGGCACCAACTACAACGATTTTAGTTCCTGGTACTAATATTGCTCTTAGAACACAATATAAAGACATTAAAAAGCTTTTACCAAAACCACGACTAGCTATAAACATTGGAAATGGTCTTATCCAAAATTCTTGTAAAATAGCTATTTGTATTGGATGTAGTTCTATATTAAAAAGTAATTTACATGTTGCTCCAAAATACTCTGGATTTCTTATTATTTTTAGCAGATGTAAATCTGGGTTCTCAATCTCTAACTTAGATCTATGGATCATGGGGTTAGAGGGTATTATTATCTTGTCTAGATCTCCTAGTCCTAACCAGGCATCATCAAATTGGGTCTTGTTTTTTTGCATTATATTCTATAACCCTTCTCATGATTGACAATGCCATTTTTTCAGCACCAGTTGGAGATCCGCAGAAAAGTATATGTACATTATATAACATCTGGATGTCTGTAATATATTTAATTATATATGCTGGAGAGATTCTTAGTTTATCCCAAACTCTTTTTGGTATGTCTGTGCCTATTGGAAAGTTAAGTATATCTTCAAAATCAAACTCCATTATCATATAAGAATATTTATATTTACTCATGCGTTCTAAAACATTAGTAAATCTTTTTTCTCCCATATTATTGGCAAATTCAGATATGCTATACTTTCTCTCTATACATAGAATATCCTCATAACCTTCTATGGAATAGTCTCCGGTGTCTAGCTTTTTATTAGCTTTTGTATAATGTCTAAGTTCCCAGGGGTTTTGTTCCCTAGTGTCTATTATTACTGTAAAATCAGGATAGTTCATTTTTTTGTGCTACCAATTTGAGAAAAAATAATTCATAACTACTCTCATTATCTTTAATTAATTTATGATGATTATAGCAGAGAGTAATTCCATTTGAGGGATGAAATCTTAATCCTGGGTATTCGCTCCATTTTTTAATATGGTGAGCATTTATCTTTTTTCCTGTATATGAGCAATTGGGCCATTGACATTTATGGTTATCTCTTGAATAAACATTCTGTCTCCATTTTTTATATTCTGGATCTTGATAATTTCTCATTTAACGGTATCCGGTGTTAAGAATGGCATATCAACAGAATTGTCTTGATAATTATGATATTCTCCTAATTTTTGTTTAGATTTTTCTGTTGCTAATTTGATAATCTCCATTTGGCGACCTTCTTGTTCTCTAATCTCTTCGTCTTCTAACATACGAATCATTCCGACCCATGAGCTTTTTCCATCTTCAATCCTTTTTATTCGCTGTTCTCTTGTGGCTTTAAGATCTTTACTAATTTTTTGTTGCTCGTTAAGTAATTTAGTATATTCATTCGTATAACTAGCAATGCTATTACGAGCAAAACTTAATTGCGTCTCTAAATTAGCTAATTTAGGAATATCTCTTTCAGTTTCTGTTTTCTCATATTCTTTATCAACAAGTCTCTGAAGCTTTTCAGTTTCAGTGATATGTCGTTTTCTTTCTTTCATACTACGATTAATGAGAATATCTATTGTTATGAATTGTTTAATCTGTAGTTCTTCTGCTGGTAGTACATCTTCTCTGAACTGCTTTAATAAACCAACCCATGTATCTTCGAAATATTTTAATTCACCACTATCTTCATCAAACTGTCTTAATATTTCTGACCAGAATGGCTTACTGTGTAATTTAATTTTAAGTAACTCATAGTCATTAGCTTCTTCTTTATCTGTTAATAATAATTTTTTTTCTTTAATATATCTTTCTATAGGATTAGTATTACGATTTAAACTATTAGCTATTTCTTCTATAGATAATTTGTCTATATTATCTGTGATAAATTTTTCTTCTTCTAAGCTAAGCTGTCCACGTTTTTTAGGTATCGGATTCATAATTTATTATTTTTAATATTTCTTTTTTTAATTTACTAATATCTGCGGATAATACTTTTTCACCATTTTTAATTTTTAAATATATTTCTCTATATTGATAACTTAGTTTTGTATCTAATAGCTCCATAATTTCTTGATTAGATATTCCATCTAAAAAATCCTTATCGTCTTTTACTGTTTCCTCATGCATTTGTCCTGACATTTGTATTAGATTTTTTTTACGATTATTTCGTTCTTCCCATTGTCTATATAAATCACAATCATTTTTGTTACTAAAGTCTTTACATCCACTTAATGAACAATTAAATTTTGGATCATATAATGGACATGACAAGCATGGCTTATCTGGTCGTTGATAGTTATCTCTTTTATAATTAAAAAGTCTGTTTCTAACATGTGTCCAAAGAAAGTTTTCTAATGGTCTGGCATTATCATATCTTTCTAATGCCTCCAAAGCAAAAATTGTTGCTTGTTGTCTCATGTCCTCAACTTCATGGTATCCAAATTTAAATTTATAGCTTAATTTTTGTGTTATCTTTTTAGTTACTTCTACAAAATCTTCTTCTGTTATCCCATACTTTTTTTGAAACTCAGTTTTTTTCTTTTTGCTCATTAGTCTTTTCTTCAAATAATTCCTTTATTGATGCTGATGTTTTTTCATCCTTCTGCAAATCTTTTGAGACATCAAGATTTTTGGGCTCAATAACATCTAGTATTGATGATACTGTTTTTGTTTTCATTTATTTTACTCTCTATAATGGTGTTAGTCTATCTGATTGGAACTTATAATTAATCTTTATTAATCCACTTTGATAATTATATTTAATAATTTCATTATTACCAAAATAATAACCATCAATATCTTTAAATGTTGTTACACCGTCTAAAATGTTGTACACTTTATTTAAAGAACTATTACGAATAGCATAACAATGAGTTCCAACAAATACTGGAAAACTTGTATATATATTATATATATTTAAAGTTTTATCTATTATAAATTTTTCATCAATTAATACGTTACATGTGTCAAAAAATATCATATCGCTATCGTCAATAGGACATAGTGATTCTAAATATGGCCAAAAGGACGGATCAATAATAACATCATCTTCCAAAATAAGAGTCCATCCTTCATTATTATAGTCATCTAAAAAGTTTTTAATTAAATTTTTATGAGCAAACCAGCATCCTATTACTCCTTTATGCATTTGAGAGCCTGTTTGAATATAATTATGAACTGGATAATCAGTATAATTATCTATATTTAATCCACTAAATCTAAATATTGGTATATATAATGGACACTTATTAAGCTGTATTAACATATTTACTTTTTTATCTATTCTGTGATCCATGTTAATATAAGAGCAGCTTGTGATTTTCATACTTGACCATTTAAAAAATTAGAATACTATAAATCTGATGGCTAATTATTGTACTCAGGAGAAAAGAAATGGCAACTTATAAGAAGTGGAATCAATCAGAACTACAGTTTATTAATGATAATATCTCTACAAGTAGCGACCATGAGATTGCATCAAAATTAAGTCAAATTACTGGTAGTAATATTACATATGGTATGATCAGAAGACAGCGCCGAAAGCTTGGTGTTGTTAAGCAACGTGGTCGCCCAAAGAAGAATAAGGCTATAGTTAATAGCTGAAAATAAATTCCCGGTCTGTAGTAAGAATGTTACCTCTTGCTACAGCCGGGTTTTTTATTATCTTATAGTAAATCTACTGATGTGTCTAATGAATAGTTGAAGTTCTTTGCTATTTTAGCTAACTCTGATACTGTTAAGTTAGTATAAGAGTATGACCCACTAGAGCACCTCTTGCAATCACTAGGATCCCTTCCTCTACTTGTGCCTGATGGACAGGGAGGTAGGCCGTAGAGTAGACCAGCAATACATAGACACGAATCAGAATCCCAGTCATAAAAGGTACCCTCTGGACAACGCTCTCTACATCTTTGTGTGTATATGCCCTCAGAGTCAGGACCATTAATATGAACTTCATATCCAGGTTTATTACATTCGCATTCGCAATTATTTTTTGGATCTGGTGTGTATCCATCAAGTATTGTGCCATTAGGAGCTGAATCACAGGCTCCACTTGCTGGTACTATTTCAAATTTTGGAAATAACCAACTTCCAGTATTTTTACGACATCCACATGGACCACCACCCTTTTCTCTAACCATTCCTTCTGGACATGGTGGTAAGCAAGCGTATAGATTTGCCTTCTTTTCTTCTTCTGTTGGACCTCCAGCATATTCAGGAATCTGTACTGCGTTTGGATCGCCAATATAAGTTTCTACTGTTCCTTCTGGACACTTACATTCACAATATGGAGTTCCAAAAAAGAAAGTTGATTTAGACTCAAGAACTGCTCCATCCATGCAATTTATACAATCATCAGTACCTGGACAAGCTTGAGTGCCTGGTGGACAAACACATTCACAATTATCATTTAAAGTTTTTGCGCCTTTGCATGTTTTTTCTGGCTTTCTTGACATGCCCATAAGAACTAAGTTAATAACACCTGATGCTGGAATTGTATTTAGCGAGCAATTTTCCTCGATCTGATTAACACAAGAATCAATATTATCCATAAGTCCTAGGAGTTCATACCTATAGTCTATATAGGAATCATGAGCATCCCATCCATTTGAAAATATAGCATTTTCAATCATTATTATTAATTGTGCTATAGCATTTTCTTTTTCAGCAGCCTCCATATTTTCATCATTAAGAATTTCTTTCATAGCTCTAGTAAATAGTTCTCCATATTCATTCCATGGAGAATCTGGAGATCCTTTAAGGATATTATCTAAGTCTATACCATCAAGACATTCAGTAAAAGCTTTCTGTCTATTTTTTCTTTGACAATCTGCTGCTCCGAGCTGAACACTAAGAATATCATTGGGATCTGGTGTGAATTGTTGAGTATCAGCTTCAGTATCTGCACATCCACATTCTACTGACCAAGAAACTCTACCATCAGCGCCAGCTTCTTGCTTTACTGCTAAAATATCTTTTGGAGCTGGACACTCTGGTAAATTTCCACCACATTGTAATGAAGCTGCTAAACTTGTTAATGAACATTGAAATTCTGGATTTGTTAAAATATCATGATATGTTGCTAATCCGGAAGAAAGAACTCCTCCAACTATTGTGCTTATATTACCATAATCTAATGGAGGAAAATATTTTGGGGGTTGAACTGCTACTTCTTGTCTAGACATTTGTTTATTTACTGATCCCATGGTATTAGACTGATCAGCTTGAGAATTTACAGTTTGATTTTCTATATTAACTGTATCTTTATTAGATGTTAATTTGCTGCCATATACGAATGATGGGATATAGTCTGACATTATAAAACCTCTATATTATTAATGATATTAAAATTGGAACTATTTATATTAATAGATCTTAAATTATTATTAGGTCCACTTGCTATTAGGATACACCTTTTTTGTTCCCAGCTATATACTTCATTTGGTCCACAATTGACGCAAACATAATCTTTACCATAAACAGGGTTTATTGATGGTACATTTGGTCTATTTGGATTAAAAATCTTGCTTTTACCAGGAAGACAGTCGCACGATCCATTATTGCTACCAGAGCCTTGAACCCACACTGTTCCTGCTGGACAATTGCAATTACAATTTTCATCTAATTCTTTACCATTTTCACACTCATAAGGAGGTTGATTATTTGGATTGTCATCATGATATCTCTTATAACAATCATTTTCTATACATTTTCTATGATTCCAGCTATATGTTGTTCCTAGTTCACATGGCGGTTCACATCTATATTTTTCTTTCCAAAGATCGCCATATTGGTTATCACGGTATGGATTTTCATGTCTAACTGTTCCTCTTTTGCAGTCACATTCACAATTTTTTTCTGGTCTTGGTTCTGAATTTTCAATCTCTGTACAATTATCAGTTACAGTTTCTGTTTTACTAAATGGCCAAGTTCCAGTAGTTTTTTTACAAATACATCCATAACATTCTGATGTTGTTGGATTTTCTATAACAGAAGCTGGGGTATTGCAAGGCACTTTTGAAAAAACATATCCTTCTTGACAAGGATCAACACAGGGACTAGTTGTTCCATCTGGTAATTTATATGTCTGCTTATTAGGAGAACAATCACATTCACAATACCCAGTTTCAAAAAAGAAAGAGGGTGGTCTTTCGTATAAAATAGCTCCCTCTACACATTTTGTACAGACTTGAGTTAATGAACAATATTGATATCCTTCATCACATTCACATTCACATGTTTCTTCATTAAGTTTTGATCCCTTGCTATCAATTGTTTCAGTATAATCAGGACTATTTTTTGGTTGAGATTCACAAGTTTTTGGTAAAGAAACATTGTCTAAAATTGTTTTGAGTGTGGTTGGACTTGGCCATGTTTTTGCTATACAATTTTGATCTGTATCTTCTTTACATTCGTTTATTCTAGACATTAAATGATCTAGTGCGGCTTCGGCTGACGGATTAGGCTCAGAAGAGGCTGTGTATATTGCAGTTTTGAGTCTTTCAATTTCTCTATATAAATCATCTGGCTTTGTATTGTTTATATTATTTTTATAATTTTCTATAGCATCTTTTATCACTTTATCTATATGTAATTCTGGAGATCCAACACTATCAAGTTCGTGAAAAAAACTTGGACCTAAACAGGCAATAAATATATTTTGATATATTGTATCGTTACATTCTCTGAGAACTTTTACCAAGTCTTCACTATTGGTAAGTTTATCTATTAGATTATCAGAATTGTTGATTTTTTTATCACTAGCACATGCACAAGAGATTGATCCTGTTTCAGCATTAAATGTTGGAGATTTTCCTTCTGGACATGCTATTGGTGGATTATTACATTCCAAATTTTTAGCTGCCATTAACAAATCACATAAAAATGTTGGATTTGTGATAGTTTCAATTCCTATAGTATTAACTGAACTTCTTAAATAGTTATTAGATTTAGTTAAAGCTGGAGATGATGAAACATCTAGCTTATTAACTGATCCTAATATATCTTGACTATTTGCTTGAGATGAAGCTTCTGTATCAGTATTGTTAATAGTATTATTTATCTTGCTTTGGTATATAAAATTTGTCATAAGTTTTCTATTATAGTATAGTGTTTATTTTTAAATGATTCGTTGGTTAATGAAGAGTATGAATATGATCCGCTGGAAATTGGAACACAATTACACTGATCATCTAATCTGCTAAAATCTCCACAATATTTAGGAACTATAAAATTAATTGGTAAAAAAGAACCTAAGAAAGCTGTAATAATAGCCGATGGATCTATTGCGTTAAGTATTAAATTTATAGCGTTTTCATATTCTCTTATCTTATTTTCTAAATTTGAAATTTTAGTTTTACTAAGATCATGTAGATAATCCACATGGGCTTTCGCATCAATACCTTCTTGTTGTAATTTATATAAATTCCTCAGAGAAGCCTCATACTCTTGCTTTTTAATAATATAATTTGGATCGTAAGGAGAAAGATTTCTTAATTGTTGATTTATTCCATTTACAAACTCATCCCATTGTTTTATAAGATTGTCTAATTCATTTTGTCTACTTATTATATTTTCTAAATTTTGCATAAGTTCATTTATTCTTGCTAATGCTTGTGCAATATCTGCTCTTAATCTACCGATGATAAACTTTCTAGCTGCGCCATATCCAGCTCCTCCTATAATAGTGATTATTTCAGCAATATTAACACTAGCATCAGGACAAACACAATTAAAAAATGTCAATTCTCCAGTTACAGCATCAGGACCAAAGCCTCTTACTTTTCCCTCTGGACAAAAGAAAGGATTGTCATCTGGACCTGGACCAACTCCTTCCGTAGGAGGTAGTGATGGTATACTATTACATCCTGTGGTTACTAGACCATTACCTATTGGTATTATTTGCAAAGTTTGGCCCGGTGGACAGGTTTTTGGATTTTCAAATGGATTTGGGGGAGTTAAGGTTGGAGGAGGAACGGTTGTTGTTACTCCTCCTGGACCTTGAGCTAAAATTTCAGCAGCATCTAATAAGTCTATCACTCCATCATTATTAATATCAGTTAATTGAAAAGAGTTAACGTCTCCAGCATCTAATATGTCAATTTCGCCATCATTGTTAACGTCTCCAAGTTGAGGAGCTGATGGTGGATTAGTTGGAGTAAATACTCTTGAGCCATTAGTAAATGTTATATCAATATCTGCCATATTATAGTATCTCTAGATTTTGAACAGTAGTGTAGGACTCGTCTATTGGGATATTTAAATTACTATAAGA